TATATTTTATTTTTCACAATGTTTTACGAAAGGAGAAAATTACTTACAATTCCCAGATTGCACTAAATTAAATATCATCATAGTTTTTAATATGATTATTATCGGGATGATGCTATATAAAATGCCACTTGCGCAGCACCATTGTATTACTTCCACATTGAATTCGAGGAGAGAAGAACTTACATCGGACGTTTGCAATGAAACTGTACGTGATCAAACGCAACGGCTCTCGTCAGGAAGTGAGGCTAGACGAAATAACGGCTCACGTTCAATCTCTGTGTTACGGTCTAAATGCCGAGTTTGTCGATGCCGCCGCGGTAACCGTAAAAGTCGTTAAAGGCGTCCATCCCGGCGTCACTACCGAGCAACTCAATGCGTACGCGGCGGACGTGGCAGCCTCGATGACGTATATACATTACGACTACGCCTTGTTGGCTGGCCGAATTCTAATTGATAATTTGCACAAACGACTCGATTCTTCTTTCTCTGCGACGATTAAAAATCTACACGGCCACGGACTCGTCAGCGACGATCTATTGCGTATCAGCGAAACCCATGCTGAGACACTAGATGCGGCCATCGCTTACGAGCTAGATTTTGATTACAAGTACTTTGGTTACAAAACCCTCGAAAATGGATATCTTCTCAAGATCAACAATCAAGTTGCCGAACGACCACAGCACATGCTCATGCGCGTCGCGCTGGGCATTCACGGCGACGACATCGAAGACGCTATTGAGACGTATCGCATGATGAGTCAAAAATTGTTTACGCACGCGAGTCCCACCCTTTTCTCGGCGGGAACGCGGATTCCGCAAATGTGTTCGTGTTTTTTGCTTGGCGTCAAAAACGACAGCATCGACGGCATCTACACGACATTGGGCGATTGCGCTGCCATATCAAAGTACGGCGGCGGCATTGGCGTTAACGTGCACGAAGTGCGAGCCCGCGGCAGCAAGATCAATTCCACCAACGGCACTGCGAGCGGCCTGGAACCCATGGTGCGCGTGTTTAACAACATGGTGCGCCATGTCGACCAGGGCGGAAAGCGTAAAGGTGCGCTGGCCGTCTACATTGAACCCTGGCACGCCGACATCTATAGCGTGCTTAATTTGAAACGCAACATGGGCGCCGAGGATTGCAAAGCGCGCGATCTTATGTACGCGCTGTGGGTGCCGGATCTGTTTATGCGACGCGTTAACGCGGACGACATGTGGTCGCTGATGTGTCCGCATCAGTGTCCCGGCCTTGCCGATTGCTACGGCGACGAGTTTGAGCGGTTGTACGAGCGGTACGAAAACGAGGGCCGCTATCGGCAGCGGGTGCGAGCGCAGGACCTGCATAGGTTTATCGTTGAAACGCAAGTCGAGACCGGCGGACCGTACATGCTCTTCAAAGACGCGTGCAATCGGAAAAGCAATCAGCAAAATTTGGGAGTCATAAAATGCAGCAACCTGTGCGCCGAAATCGTGCAGTACAGCGACGCCGAAGAGACGGCCGTCTGCAATCTGGCGTCTATCGCCGTGAACCAATGCGTACGTGTCGAAGACGGGACTTATGATTTCGAGAAACTCAAAACAATAACTAAAGTTGTAGTGCGTAACCTCAACAAGATTATTGATCGCAACCACTATCCCATAGCGAGCGCGAAGCGCAGCAACGAAAAGCATCGACCTATCGGCGTCGGTATCCAGGGTTTGGCCGATGCCTTTGTGCTTCTGCGTATGCCTTACGAGAGCGAAGAAGCGACCGTCCTAAACAAACAAATCGCCGAAACCATATACTATGGAGCGCTCGAGGCAAGCTGTGAATTGGCGCAGCGCGACGGAAGCTACACTACGTTCGCTGGCAGTCCCGCCAGTCGAGGAGTGCTCCAGTACGACATGTGGAACGTGACGCCCTCGTCGATGTGGGACTGGCAAACTTTGAAGGACAACATCCGTGCGTACGGTCTGCGAAATTCATTGTTGGTGGCGTACATGCCTACCGCAACCACGGCCCAAATATTAGGCAATAATGAGTCTTTTGAGCCTTTCACTAGCAATGTGTATCTCAGACGTGTGCTGGCGGGCGAGTTTCAAGTGGTCAATCAGTATTTAATTGATGACCTCATTAAACTAAACCTTTACACGCCCGAAATACGAAACACTATTTTTGCGCACAAGGGCTCTATTCAAAACATTGAAGGTATTCCAGATAGCGTTAAGGGGCTGTACAAAACCGCTTGGGAAATGAAGACAAAACGCATGATTGAGATGGCGGCCGACCGCAACGCTTTCATAGATCAAAGCCAATCGTTTAATCTTTTCGTGGCGGAGCCGACGTACGCCATCATGACTTCGATTCACAATCACTCGTGGCGATGTGGCCTCAAAACGGGCATGTATTATTTGCGCACAAAACCTGCGGCGCACACACAACAATTCACTGTTGAGCAGCAGCAGCAGCCGCCGTTATGTAAAAGAAAAAACCCAATGAAAATGATGTCGACGCATGTTTTAGTTGTCAAGCTTAATGTATCATTATTTTTTGGATGAATAAAAAAAATTAAATATAGTAAGCTTGTTGTTTTTGTTTATAATAAAACGAATGGGTATGCCCGTCAAGATGGGCAATTACGACATCGAGCTTGGTACTCAAGTTTTTAGCAATTTTATTTTTTCCAATATGTACACTGCTGATTTGCCTTTGAATGTCAAAGCGCACTATAACGTAAAATTGGCAGCTTTCAAGATTGTTCAAGACATGTACCAGCACTCGTATAATTGTGCGCTAGATCCATTGCTGGCGCTGCGCGAGAGCGACGACGACGTAGCGTTGCCTCGCGATAAATGCTTACACTATTTGATTGCCGACATAAAGAATGTGATCGACGTACTGGAACACATCAATAGTCAGCCGAAGTATCAATATAATATATATGTTTTTTTACCGTACGTCAAGCAGATTCGTTTAATCAACAATATGTTTCTTGAGGATTTTTGCTGCAGCTCCATCGTAAAGACCAACGCGACGGCCATCAAAAATTTGTGCGATCAAGGTGAAAAATATTTGCAAGTCATCAAACTCATGAATGAGCGCATGCACTTGATTAACGTATTCACAGAGCCTAAAGTGTATCAGTGCAATATTTGTCAAGAGACGAGTGCGGAGGAGCATTTTTTAAAGCCCAACGAGTGCTGCGGCTATAGTATGTGCAATATGTGTTACGCCAACTTATGGAAGTTTTGCAACATGTATCCCGTGTGTCCGGTGTGTAAAACGAGCTTTAAAACGTCAAAACGAATGCTGGATGAGCAAGAGCGCATATAATAGTAAGATTCAAAATGAGTTTAGTCGCCGTCAAGCAGTCGCTTGAACAAAAACATTTAAAACATTTGTTTTTGTCGACCTACTTTCACCTCAGAAATTATGACTACATCGCTTCCGAAGCGCGACCTTTCATCGGCGAGTACATTCGCAACAATTTCGACGCCATCGAAGACGAAACCCTGCTCAAATACATAAATTATTTGAGCGGCATGAATCTGAAGCATCTGGTGGCGGATCGAGATCCCAACATGTTCAAATACATCAAACCGCAATTCAAGTACATCTGTATGCGCGACAACGTAGACTTAATCGAGTTCGACAAGCGCGTCTATATTCAGCCCAATACACCCGTCTATGCCACTAATTTTTTTGTCAACGACCCCCAACCGTTTCTGCTGTTGCTTTACAGCGAATTTATGAAAGTGTTTAACGATAGATTTTTCGTCTCGACCGACAGCCTCTCCACGCTCATCGAAGGCAAGGAGGGTTTTCTGTTCGACAACGCATATGTCGATTGGTCGGGCGTGCAGATGTGCGCCTCGCCTAAAGTGGACGCGCCCGACTACCCGTATCGATTGTATCTAGTGGGCGAGCCCATGGCGCAACATTTTCTCAGGCAGAACCTCAACATGCCCGTGAACACGGACTTTGTGATTAGGAATTTTTACAAAGGACTGCCGTTGGTGCGCAATAATTTCCGCATTATTAATAGTAAACACTTTACAACCAACAAACCCAACAAAGTTTTTGAGGAAATTAATCTCGAACTGAATAACAGCGCCAACTACATAAAGTTTATTCAACGCGATTACATCTACGACGCCAAGTTTCCTGACGACCTGCTCGAGCTACTTAACGACTACATGACACAGACGTCCAATTACAAGTTTATAATGAAATTTGGCGAGCATAACGTCAAGTTGGCAAGCGGGTACAACGAGATCGTCGTGGACCGCTATGCCGTAAATAAGTATCGAAAATTAAATATAAAAACCGAAGCGAACAGCGTGTTACCGACGCTTCGCGCCAACGAGACTTCATACATATTCGTGTTGCCCGACATAATTCAAATTAAAGGCACACTCAACGCATTTTACGTGCCCGCCAATCAGCTGTTTATCATTTTGGCCAGCAACAGTCTGTTCGGCAGCACTGAACTCTTATACTTTGACTATCGTCTTATACCGTACAGGCAATTTTCAGTACCGCACGTCCTCACCAAAGACACGTTTATCGTCGACGCCAAACATAAAATATATCTGACCAAGCACATATTTGGCACTTCTGTGCCTGCATATTTAATTATAAGAGGAGATTACGAAAGTTCTCAATTCAAAACTCTCGATCATTTGAAAAACCCGTGGGTTAAGAATACGTTACTCAAGCTCTTCACATAAAAAAAGACTACAATATGGATATCAATCGACCAGCCGCCACGACGACGGGAGGCGGATTCAGTTTCAGTAATATGAACACCAACACCATGATGACGATTTTGATCGGTCTAGTCATCATCATACTGGTTATATTGCTCTTCCAATCTAGCAGCAACGGAGCGAACACTAGCTCACCTAGCTTAGGAGGAGGAGGAAACACAGGCAACACAGGAGGTAACAATGCATTTGTGAATCCACTCAACGCCACAATGAGAACTAATCCCTTCATTAACACCCCACAACGCACAATGTTATAATAGTAGAGTTGGCGGAAAATAAGAGGATTTATTAGACACGACGAAACCCTTGTCGCCGCCGATGTCATTATGAAACAATTCAAGTGTAACAACACGCGTAAAATTAGGACCGTTACCGAAATAATTAATGGTAATGAGAAGCTGCAGAAGGATTATGATTTGGCAGAATTCGACGCTAAGAACCTCAACAGCCTGGAAAGTTACGACACGCTCAAAATAAATTTGGTGATTGTTAAATACATGGCAATGCTCAACACGCTGCAGCTAACCCAGCCCCTGCTGACAATATTCCGCGATCGCAACGCCACCCGCGACATTGCGTCCATTGTGGTGGCGTCGCTGGGTTTCATCCACAACCGCGTCCATCCGCTAGTCACTAACTTTGACAACAAAATGGAGTTTGTCGTCACCGACAGGCCGGATCTGGTCATTCCCGGCGAGCCCATCATGTTTCGTCTAAACGATCGCGAAGAGATTGTCACCACAATTGATCGTCTGAGTATCGTTAAAATGCTAGAACGTCACTTTGACACCGACATCAATGTGGGCAGCATCGTAAAGGAAAAACAAAAGGTAAAATTAATGAAAACCTTCGCGCCCACGCGAAAGCGCAAATCTGACGACTACGAGGCACCCATTAAGATCACAGAAATCGAATTCACACAGTATACCACACTGTTGTTCATTATGGAGCACGCGTATGGTCACTACGTCATCTTAAAGAATTATGGCATTTTCAACTACACCGAATCCCTTCTCGACCATACTGTTTTTGCCAACAAATGTAAACCCACTCTTAACAGCAACTTTTCCAACATGCTCCTGAGTAAATTTAAGTTTCGAGTAGAAGACAGCGAAAAATCTTCAAACAAAACCAGTCTGGGAATTTTGAGCTACAATTAATAATAATAATAATAGTATAACAAAAAAGAATGTGGTTATTGCTAGCGTTGTTTATTATATTAAAACTATTGGTGTTTCACAAACTCAAAGATATGCATTTTGATCTTCACGTTCGTAAAGTTTGTCCGACAGGATACTACGGCCTCGCGCCCGATCCATACGACTGCAACAGCTATTACATGTGTCCCGGACGCCACCTTTTCTATTGTAATCCCGGCGAACAGTTCGAGGTGCTCGAACAAAAGTGCGTGCCCGCCTCGCTGGAGACCGGCTGCATCGGACGAATGTACAATAGCTTGTTGTTGTAATGCGCACTACTATTATTTTTTTTGTTTATTTGAAGTCGACGACCACGTCCTCGTCGTTGATGTGAACCGCGGGATAGATTAGCTTGATCACCTCGACGTCCTGCATTTTGGGCGCGTTGCGAGTCAAGGCGGCCACAAACGCCGACGGTATGTTACCGGTCAGCGCAATTAGTTCTTTGTTAATGTACGTTTCGATGCCATTCTCGCATACGGTGACGCCGCGGATTCGCGCTATGGACGCGACTTCCTTGCCTCGACACACGCCGAGGACGTGCCACACCTGCGTCTCGCCGTTGTTGTTGCATTTAACGATGACGGGTGCCACGGGTCGCGTGAATTTGCTGTGCGCCATTAACTTGAGCAGCACGTGCGGCGAGCGGACGCAACTGATTAGGTATGCGTGGCGATCGTACGATGACACACATTCCAGTTTCATGCATACATTGCGTAATCCTTTTTCGTATCCGCTCACTAGCTTTGACGCGGCGGGCATTGGCGACGCAGCTCCCATTTGGAACACAAAAATACTAAACGAGTTGATTGTGTTTAGCATACTGAACGTGATAATGTTTTCGTCGTTATCGTGGGGACAGTATAAATTGACGTTCATGTTTTTGTTTGTTTCAGTTGACCAAAATGTCGTACGCGAACAACGCCACCAACGCCATGAACATGCACGCCCCGCAACCCAACTACTATACGTACAAGAATCAACTCGGCAGCCGTACGCCCACGCAAGACAATCTGGGATCTTTTTTGAAATTTAACAAAAACAACCCGATTCCGCGCGCGCCCGAAGTCCTCGATCAGAATTCGGAAAGTGAATTTCCCGATCAAACATACAATACGCTTATGAAGAACGTTGAGAGCATCAACAACAACAGTTGTTACGATATCGCCACGCAAGACTTTGACTTGCAATTTCTCAACACCATAAACGACGACAACATCAAGCCCGAAGCTGTCATCGTCACCGAAGAAAATATGTTTGTTAAAAGGACGTCGTCGTCGACGAAAACGACTAATCCATTGACGCCACCGACATCGCCGCCGACGACGACAATCGTAAAAGCCAAAGGATTGGGTACGGCAACCAAAAAACTCGACATGAAACGCTCATACCGTACAATGATAAGTGACAACAACGATGACGACGAGGACGAGGCCGATGCCGACGAGGACAATGAAGAAGAAACTGAAAAGGAAACCATCAGCAAAAACAAAAAAAAATTGTCGACGCCAGTTTCGAATTTAACCACACCTTCGTCGTCGTCATCGTCGTCCGAGTCCGTTTCGCGGACCATCATCAAGCCCAAAACGCGAGGGCGGTACGCGAAAAAAATGTGCGTTTCGAGCGCACTGAAGCCGGTGCACGTCGGTAGACCGTCGTGTGGCGATCCTGCCGCCGAGACGCTCTTCCGAGACATTATATTAGATCGGCAATCGAGCGGGGACATGGCGAGACCCGAAAACAACCGCATGTTTGCTAGTCACATGCTCGACACGAGCCACTATATGTTCATCGTAACACGGCCCATCAACGCTGCCGACGAGAGATTTACGCTGCAGTACATTAACTATGTGCATAGCGTCTATAACGAGTACACGGCCCACCACATGCATCACGATCGGTTCGTACTCGTCGTCACATTCGAACGCTATCGTTTCCTGATCTCGTACCATTTACTGCTCGATCTGGGAGTCGATATTCCGCTGCAGGACCAGTTCAGCGAGAAGAAATTGGCCGACAACAACAAAAACATGTGTTTTTTTGAGGAAGTGAAGGATTTTGAGTTTTTGTCATTGCTCACAAACTTATTTGGTCTGGACAAGGTGTATGTGCAGGGAAAAATTAGTTTGTTGCTCGCATCGATTGGCGAGTACAAGGCCCGTTTGGTCCATGAACATCTCACCGAAATGATCAACGATAAATCTTTGTTTACGCTGCCCTTCCACATGTGTAAGAAGGAAGCCAACCCAGAGGAGCTGGCCAAGTACGACATGTCGCTATACGTCGAGGACATAATGAAAACCACAAATGGCTTGCGTTTCAAAACCCTGCCCGGCATGGATAAAAATTTCACTCGAGCGCAAGTGTTGACGGGTTTAATGAAATCTCTCGCCGCCTGGTACAATCACAAGGAGCCCAAAGAAGCTAAAGACAAAAACAACTTTACATACAAGTACGGCTGCGTCGCCAGGCAGTTTTACAACAGCGCCGACAAGGGCGTCAACAAGTTGTATAAAATCAAAAAAGAAAGCGGCTCTGTGCGCCTGATCGAAAACTACTTGCGGGCGTGTAAGGAGCGTCTGGAGAATCACAGTTTTATTTTGATAACTACCAAGTCGGACGAACGCATCACCATCGTTAAAATGGGCCTAGAATTTTTGTGGATCACGAGCGTGATTAAGGACATTGTTGTGGCCGACCTGGTGAAGAAGTATCGACGATACAATCATTACATTTTCAATTTAAACACGGGCAATCGAAAAGAAATCAACATCCGGCACAACGGCATGATCAAGCTGATGTCGTACTACACCGGTGGGTGGGTGACGCTCGAAGAACTAAAGACTATTGCTTGCACGAAATTTGAGTGCAACTTTGACAGTATTCTTTATGAGAAGACCAAAGCAAAATTATCTTGATGTGTAAATTTGCAATAATTATCGATAGATATTTAATAAAAATTTTTTATTGTTAGTAAACTATAATAGTAGTACATATGTATTTTTGAACTATTTACATTATAAATTTACATAATTCAAAGTTTCTGGTATTTTATTTATGGTCCTGTAAATGTAATGAGTCACCTTGTTGGCGTTGCGTATTCTCTTGATCTCGTAGTAATGCAGTGGCTGTCGTCTGTTATTAGAGTCGATCAGTTCGCCATCGATGGCCTGATGTATTCCTTTAATTGTATTATCCTCGGTGTTCATGCTCACAATGTAGACGTGGGGCTTCGTTCGGTCAAAGACGTGAGATTGTATAAATTTTCGCAGTTTGCTGTCCATCGCGAAGCGCCGTCGTGCATAATGATTATTTTTCGTCGTCGACGAAGATTATATATATTACGCGGAAACACAATAATAATAATATTAATAATTTGAAACTGGTTTGGCGATCTTGAGATTATAAGTTTGTAACATGGCCAACCTAACGTATGTGGACATTCAAAATTCCATATTGTACGCTGATCACATCCATCGATTAAAGTTTATACCGACATGGCGCACAAAATTACCGCACATATTGATCGATTACGAAATTCGCGCCGCCACCAATGACGACTTCTACGTGCCCGAGCAGCTAGCATCGCGCGCGATTCACGTAAAGCTAACGTTTAGCAAGCGCGGCTGCGAAAGCATGAGTTGTTACCCTTTCCACGAAACGGGCCCAATAAACGCGCACACGCCCATCAATTACACGCAAACTTCGGAGACGGCGATCATGTACGCCCAACCCGCCTGTTACAATCTCGACCGAGTGGCGGCGACGCGCGACGGCTCCGAAAACGAAGTGCAAGCGCCCGAACTGAGGTATGCGCCCAACAGCAAATGCTTGCTCGTCGACACGGTGTCCAAAATGTACCTAAACTCACCGTACCTCCGCACCGACGAGCATTTAATCAAGGGCGTCGACGACGTGCCCGCCTTTAACGTCCAAACCAACCCCGACTCGCTCTTCCCCGAACGCTTCATCGGCACCTTCAACGAGGCCTATTGCCGGCGTTTCGGTCGCGAGCTCATCAACGGCGGCTGCCACATGGCTTGGTGGGAGAGTTTACTAGGCTTTGTGTTGGGCGATACCATTTACATTACGCTAAAGATGCTCACCAACAATGTGTTTAGCGAGCTGCGCAACTTTGATTACAAACGGCCGTCGCCCGCGCTGCCCACGGCTCCCGCCGTCAATTCGGAGCGATTGTTGCACGAGTGGCGAAGTATACGCGACGCTGCCGCCGATGTTGATTTCGAGTTAAGCTTTAACGAATTTGAAACGCTCGCCGATTTAGGTTTAGACGACGTCGTCACCAAGCTAATTTACCGCGCCGAGGAGGGCTTTTCGCGCGAGCGGCGACCGCGAAAATTACAGTTTCGCGTCGCCACCGAACTGGCGCCGTACACGTCGCTCTCCGACCAAGAACTCGAAAGTATAATTTCGCAGTTTCTCGAAGATCACGCACTGATACTCGGCATCGCCACTAGCTACGGATTCGACAAACTGATGGACGCCCTAAAAAGCATTCTGAAGCGCATAAACACCAAACTGATACCGCTACTCAAGCAGGCACTCGTTAATACGTCGCGACGGGTCACGGCGCGCCTGCTGGGCGAAACGTACAAGGCTGCCGTCTCGCACGCCTTCAGCCGTATCGCCATCAAGACCATATCGACCATTGCCAAAGCGCTGACGCGAATCGCCATCAAAGCCGCTTCCGTAGTTGGTATCATTCTCATAATAATTAGCATCGGCGATCTGATATTGGGACTGTGGGACCCCTTCGGCTACAACAACATGTTTCCCAGGGAGTTTCCCAATGACCTGTCACTCTCCTTCCTAACCGCCTATTTCGATTCCATGAGCAACGGCTCGCGCGATTTGATAGAATTCCTACCCGAATACTTTGAGGAGCTTGTCGAAACCGACACCGACGGCATACTCAATCTCGAGGACATGATGTCCAATTTCGAATACGTGGCCAGCCTCACGGTTAACTCGAACGGCCAAATGCTCGAATTGGACGACGGCGAGGCGGTTACCGATTTCGACGAAGTTAGTCTCGTCGGCGCAGCGCTGTCGTCCAGCGCTCTCTACACCCACTTGGACTTTTTAGAGTATACGCAGCGACACAACGACATTCTCTACGCCACGCAGCATACATTTGTACTGCCGGTGCTGTTCGTTATGGGCGCCATCGTGCTGATGATGCTACCGCGAGACACAAATGTCGTAGCGCTCTTTGTGATATTTTTGCTGTTGGCACTGTACATGCTGGTCGTCGATTCGCTATCCTATTACATAGGTCTGCGTAAACACACAGATAGGCTGCAAAACAAATGGTACGACAACTTGTACACCGAATAACATACACTATATGAATTTGCCAAAATTTTTTATTAATCACTCAATATTATCTAATCACTCAATATAATCTTTTCTTAGTCGTCTTAGTCGTCTTCGTCATACAATGGTTTCATACAATGGTTTTATTTTTTACCAATAACTCTTTTCGCCGCCGCCGTCTGCAAGACTGGCGGCACCTCGGGCACCTCGGGCACCTCGGGCTCCTCGGGCACGTCGGGCAGCTCGGGGTTTAGTACATCGATAATGTTGTTCACCTGACCGATAATGGTGTCGAGAGTCACAGCCTGCGCGTCTAATTTCGTATTCAATTCTGTCACGTCGGGCAGGTTCGTCCTGACATCTTCGATGGCCGCTTGTAGAGCATTGACTCTACTGCTCACCGCCGCTATATCGGATCGAATCAAAAGAAATATATTTTGTGACATTTTTAATATAATTATAAATTTGTTATTAAACTTATTCTTCGGAACGTTGTTGGGCGGTGATGAGCGGCCCGTCAAAACGCAAACGATCCACCTCAAACTCGCCTTCGACGAGCGCCATAGTGATTTCGCGTTCATTGTGGAACACGGCCACCGCTCGAGGCAAATCGCGATACGCTAGCCGATTGGCGTTTGTGCTGAGCGCAAATTTCTTCACGGACATGTGCGCGCTGTCGTATGGTAACTGCTGGCGACCGTACACCGACATGTTGGGCCGCAGCTCTTGCACGATGACGCGATCGTCGATGTTGAACTGACCCGAGACGAGACCGCGAGAGCGGATTCCCGTCACCGGGAACATGACCAGGCCCGCTTCGTAATCGTCAAATCGGCACGTCACCACCGACACTAGCTTGTAATTTAGATAGATAGGCGCGCCGATGTAAATTTGGCTGGCGATCTCGAAATCATCCACCGCAAACGTGCGCAGTTGACCGTAAATCATGCGATTCTTGTGAGTGTGAAAGTTGGTGTACACGCGGCTGGCTCGAGTCTGATACAGCACGCCGTTGCCCAGCTGCACAAAAGCACGTCGTCCGCCGAAACGGCGGGAAACAGAACGTCGGTAGCGACGCCCGGAAACTGGTGCAGCACGGTGAGCTTGTCGTCGCCGTTGGTATCGCTGTTCGGCGGAATCACGTGAATCGACACCGGCTTGTCGTCGACAGTGTGCACTTGCATGGTTCGCGCCTCGTGATTGACGGTATATTGCACGTTGTTCGGCGTCGCCATCGCTGCCGTCGCCATCAAGCAAATGGCTGATAATAACATTGAAGCGGTCGCGCTCGCCATTTTTATACAGAGCACTTATCATTTGCATCATGCGACCTATGACATTTTAATCCCCTATATAATCTCAGAGTTTTTGTGCACATGACGCAAAATCAATCAACAAGACAAGAGTGCATCATGCCCGTATTCGGAAAAACCTTCAACGTGCCAACATCATCTTCATCATCATCGGCGGCGGCGGCGGCGGCCATCAAAAAAAGCAAAGACGAGTCACTGCGCAAACAACTTAACCAAATCTTACAAGCCAAGAAACAGCTCAGCATACAAATGCAGCATTGGGAGCGCATCAAGCGGATCACCAAGGATCCCAAGGAAGTGGCGGAAATCGATCAAAAACTCCATCAGATGCGCATGGATTTCCTCAAGTTTGGTTCGGAAAAATTTTAAATAAATACACAAAATTTAAAACATTTTTTTTTCAAATTTTTATTGACACACACACATACACATTTTATCACACCGATAACACACGCAAGTCGTGGTGCAAGCTTTCCATCGTCGCTTTATTGTTATCAAAGTATGAGGTTTTTTCCACGTCGTCGCCGACGAGATCCACGTCTACAAAAGAGGTCGAATTGTACCAATCGTCCGATAAAGCGGGGCTCGGCGATCGGTACTTCTTGTCTTGAAAAACACAATGACGAGGACTTTGCCGCTCGACGACAATCGGCACCGAAGCGCATCTATTTTCTTTTGTCGTCGACGAGCACACACGCTTCGACGAGAATCCACGGTCGTAGTTGCGACGCGGTGTCAACAGTTTGCACTGAAACCGAGTGCCGTCCGGCCAAAAGACGTTATTGTTGGCAGCCATCAGTTTTCGGGCAGCGTAACCGGATCGTACCACTAGCCGCTTTCGAGTACACTCGTCCGATTTTATGTCGTGCTTGATTTTACCACCACAGATATAATTTACAAACTCTCTACTGAATCGCTTCTCGACATGGCCACCGTTAATATAAAAAACATACATTATTTGTGTGTGTGTTCAATATTAATTTTTATTCCTCAATGTAAAAAAACACCATAGGTTTGATGGAGAGCGAATATGTCTTTTCTTGCAGTGTCTTATTATCGACTGTTTCGAATTCCACCTCTCCCTTGCTTTGTTTAAACCCCTCAATTTGTACCCCCACCAACATTTCCACTTCCGCCGACGACTTGGAGTCCTCCTCGAACTTGAACACGCTGTCAAAGCGCTCTACGGTGAACGGCTCGCACACCACAGACTTGACGAGGCGACCCGTCATATAGTTTCGCTGATTGTGCTGCGATTTAATGTCGAAAAATTTGCGCACAAACGTACTCTTGCTCAAGTAGGCCTCGTTACTTGGCAGCTTCACGTACGCGACGTTCTGCAGCTTCATGGTTTCGCAATCCCAACGCTTGTACGTCACGATGACGCGCGCAAACGCCTCGTTATGCATATACTGCTTGGGCCAGGACATGGTGAAAAACTCGCCGAAATTGCCCTCGGAACGCTTGATTTTACAAAAATCGAAAAAATAGAAAGGCATCGAGCCTCCTTTAATGTACTTGCCCACCTGATATACCACGCGGGGAGCCGAAGGCTTGACAATAACTATGTCTTTCGAAACCTCGGGCAGCAGGTCGGATATGTTGTGTTCGAGACTCAAAGATTCTCGCAAAAAACTCATGCAGTCGAATAGCTTGTTAAAGGCCGTATTGCAACGCAGCACCGTCAGATTTTTCATTTCCAAATTATAGCGAAACTGATCCACCCACTTGCTGGCGCGAGCAATTGTCGGAGTCTTGAACACGCACAGCATTTTATTGTCGTCGGGATGATGAACTTTATCGTCCACGTCTTGGTTGTCGACATAGCTGTCGTCGCTATCGTGGTCGTTGTCGTCGCCGTTGTTGTATACGGATAGTTGGGTTTCGTTGCTGTCGTCGATGATTACTGCGCGTTTCGGCTCGACCGCCTTCTCGATCGATTGAGGGTTGATACGTTTGGCCATTGTGTGGTGGTGGTGTTACTACAACAGGTATCAACGAAATGTTATTGTACAATAGTTGGGTAGCGTTATTTATACCCAAGTTATTTTCTTGTAAAATTATTTATAATAAGAACTATTGTCATGGAGTTCACCACTCGAGATCTATTGAAAAATGCGTCGTTCTCCGCCAAGCATTACAGTCGCTTTGCTCACTACATGACATTGCTCAACCTGTCCAAAGGCATCGTGCCCGCTAATGTCAACGTCGAGTCCATTAAAGAACTCGAAAAGCTTAATTTTAAAATTGATCCTCTCACGGATCACATTACAAACATTTTCGACTACAACTTGTACATTAAAGACAATTCACCTCATTTAATCTACGTCCAGGAAGTGGGTAGTAAGCAATTAATCGGCACCATAAAGGTTGAAATGTTCGGAGACGATTTGCGTCTCATTGGTCAGACTACATCTAATATCATTACTGGCTGCGATCAAGAAGTTTTAGAGCAATAGCTCGATGAAACACCAAGTCTACAATCTTTGCTTTCAGAAAGAATTTTTGACGAAATCCAAGATGAAGCACTAAATTTACAATCTTTGCTTTTGTCCAAAATCCTCGGTGAAATCCAACTTGAAACGCTAACATTTAACAATCTTTGCTTTCGGCAAGAATTCTTGACGAAATCCAAGATGAAGCACTAAATCTACAATCTTTGCTTTCGTCCAAAATCCTCGGCGAAATTCATCAACCGTAGTGCTTATCAGTTCGTATGACGGTATCAGCACGGTATTACATTTTACAATGAAACACTAACTCTACAATCTTTGCTTTCGGCAAGAATTCTCGACGAAATCCATGATGAAACACTAACATTTAACAATCTTTGCTTTCAGCAAGAATTTTCGACGAAATCCAACTTAAAGCAATCTTTGATTTCGGCAAGAATTTTCGACGAAATCCAAGATGAAACACTAACTCTACAATCTTTGCTTTCAGCAAGAATTCTTGACGAAATCTAAGTCGAAACACTAACTCTACAATCTTGGATTTCGACAAGAATTCTCGACGAAATCCAAGATGAAGCAAACATCATACGAAAGAAAACAAAATGATGCAATTTATTTTTAATTTGCGTAAATATCTAATTTTGTTACATTAGCAAAATATTTTTGCGTTTTACTTTGGATTAATCTTCTTCGTCGAGCATAACGTTTTCGTCGAAAGCAAACTATTGAATGTTAAATGTCAACGCCGAGTATAGCGTTTTTGTTGAAAGCAAAAACTATTGAAGTAAATATTTTTCGTTTCAAAAATTTGAATGTTTGATCTCAACGCCGAGTATAGCGTTTTCGTTGACTTGTCCAATAGTAAAACTAAACTTAAATTGAATGTCAACGCCGACTATAGCGTTGTCCGCGAAAGCGAATTTTTGTTTAAAAAATTTTTGGTTTCAATGATCTGTAATGTTGGATGTCAACGCCGAGTATAGCGTTGTCGGCGAAAGCAAACTCTTGTCCAAACAAAAAATTTTGTTTTTAATGATATTAATGTGAAGGTTCAACGTCGACTATAGCGTTGTCGTCGAAAGTGTAAAGTAAAAACATTTATGGTTTAATACAAAAGTTTAATTCAAATGCATGCACGTCGACGAAAAGTACAAGTGTGTCTTCGAAAAGATGGGGGGTCAAAACGACGCCCCATCGATTTCTATTCACAATCCATGATTTCGTAGGGTACTACGTCGACGTCCTCGTCGCATTCGTAGTTGTAATAGGTGAGCAGCTCTTTAATCGAAGAAAAACCGGTCAAGTCGCGCATCATCGTTACCGATGCCATCCGCCAGAACGGCACGCTCAAGTAAGAATAGTAAAGTTCGACGAAACTAATGATACCCATCTCGCTGTTGAGGAAATTTACATATTCGTCGGCGTAGACTTTTGGGTCTTTTGTGAAAATGTACTTTTTGTGGAATTCACAACGTTTGCTGTCGTCGTTGTGGTAGCACAGTCGGCATTCCGACAATTTTTCTGTTTGCAGTAAATTCAAGTAGTCACGAGATACGTCCGAGATGGCGTGGGTTAAGTTGATGCTAAAGTCTTCGTCTTTTTTGCGTTGCAGAAGCAAACTATTGCGGCCCATATGTTGGATAACGTCTCCCAAACGCGATTTAGGATCGGGCGCATGATTTGTTGTTATTTTATCGATGTGGTCTTTCAAATCGGCTTGAAACTCTTTATCCATGATGGTTAAGAACAAACACACACATAGAGTCTCTTAATAAATATAGAGTAAGAGAAAAGGAATCTAATAAGTCATGCAGATTTTCATAAAAACTCTGACTGGTAAAACGCTGACGGTCGAAGTGGAGCCGACCGATACTGTGGAACAGTTGAAACAAAAAATTACCGATAAAGAAGGCATACCTCCAGATCAACAGCGTCTAATCTATTCCGGTAAACAGCTCGAAGATTCGCGTACCATGAGCGACTACAACATTCAAAAAGAGTCAAACATACATTTGGTTTTGCGCTTGCGTGGCGGCCGCAGCAGCAGCAGTGGTAGTTTATGGTGAGAGTAATGGTCAAGTTGACTCGACTCTACGGAATACACGAAGTCACCATACTGGAAGGCGAGCACAAGCATTGCACGGCTGCGCTAATTACTACTCGGCCAAATATGCGAATCTACAACGGACTCATATTAGACGCCACAATAGTTAGAAAAGAAGGACTCTTCATTGATATGGTGGTAACGACGTAAATGTTTAGGTTCAATGGATTTAGTGTAGTAAATAAAAAAAATTGTCAATTCTCATTCTTTTATTAAAAATAAAAAAATTACAAAGTTTTTTTGTATGATTTCTGATATCCTCTCAACACTGGAAGCAAGCTATTTTTAAAAAATTTTTTCACCGGTTTCGTGTTGGTGTAGCAGTCGAGCAGCAGCAGCGCGTCAGCGAGCAATAGGAATTTTGCAGTTTTAAATTTGCGCACTAGCCGCCGTTTCGAAGAGGACTTGATGCGATTGCTGTCGCTGTCGAGGAGTTTTTCAATTTCATTGTAATAAAAATAGTAGTTTTGCATGTCGAAATAGACAGTAATATAGTCGCCCGTGACCGGGTACTGGAAGGCGAACATGACTGCTTGTGAGATAAGCAAAAATAATACTAAATCATATTTGTGACGGAGCGTTTATTTTAAACTCATAATTCTAAGTAAAAGACATTTGTGTGTCATCGGTATGATCGTCCTCCATAGTGAGCGCAGGCGCAATATGTTCCCGCGACGTTTTGATCTTTTTCGCTTGTTTCGCAGCACCAGCAATAGTAGACTGTTTGCGTTTGCGTGACGCGCTTTTTTCTTCGGATGATGTTTCTTTAACTTTACTCTGATGCTGCTTCGACGACGACGACGAGGAGGCCGAAGACTGAGACGGTTGGTTTTGCTTAAAGAGTACACTCTTGAATGCTTCAATTCCATTTTCGAGTATTTGACGATTCATACGTTCGAACGAGCCATTAGCGTTCTTAACAAGTTTTATATCATAAATGAAGCTGGACGAGGGAGCGTTGCCCGAAGCAAAGGTCGCTGTGGCGATGCGATAGAATTCATTGTATAGCTTGACGCGGCGTTCGTTATTTTCCTTGATTTCGCAGTTGACTTCGTCCGCCGTAGCTTTCGCTTCGCTGACGACGCTCTCGTTTGCTGCGGGTTTCTGTTTTTCAATAGATTTTCCAACCTTTTCCATAAAATCAAAAATGTCTATAAACGGTTTGGCCGCAGGCTTTTGTTTCATGAGGTTCCACATTGTGTGGCTGTTGGGCCACGATTCGTCACGATTCTTGGTGTACCAACTATTGAAGAGAATGTACTTGTTGTTGCTGATCACCTTCTTGTTGCGTTTCGCATTCTTCTTGTCAATCACAATTATAATGGCAAACGTGACTTCGAGGCCCTCGTCGCCGTACACCGGCATGGGGATAATCTTGTACTTGATCTTCTTCTTTTCGAGAACGTTTATGGCTGACGTGACTTGCTCCATGTGCGCCTTGTCGTAAATCACGCTGCCCTCGAATTTGCTATACATTTCGGTGAGAGCGTTTGTAGTGGTCATATTTGCTCACGGCGGCTTGATATTCCGTCTCGAGGTTAGTATTCAAAGCGAATATTTTATTTAATTTTTGCACGTGAGCAGAGAGTCGCTTGCAATGCGTATGCTCGCCACCGACAGTAATGAGCGCTTTGTCAATATTTGCCCTTATATATTCAACTTGTTCTGCGAAACCGGGTTCGAAGACGTGAGCACACACGTTCGATACGAGATTATTGTGTTTTCGCTTGTTGATCACTTCCCTGACCAGCGCGTACACCTCGCTTCGCGTCAAACAACATTGATTATCCGCTTGAGCTCCTTGCTGGACGTCAGCATCACGTCGCGCGCCTTCATCCATTTTTGAAAAAAATCCAATGTGTCGAGCTTGAGGGATAGCAAAAAAAATTTACTCAGATCGCGACGGTCGAACTTTGCCTTTACGCTCTTGACAAATTCGAAGAATTCGAGATAGTTGCTCGAGTCGTACGTAATCAGTTGCTTTTCGTTCATATACTGAAAATAGTCTTGCAGCGGCAAAATATATAAGTGCCGCGGTATTTCGTTGTTATACCGGCGCGTCTCCAGATTGATTTTGTAATCGTTGGGTCTGTCGCAGTTTAACTTGACGCAGTATGTGTTCGGCTCTCGGGACACGTTTCGCAGCAGTCCCTTGACTATGCCCACGTAGATGGCGTACTTGTACGTGACGCCGGCGTCGTTCCACTGCAGTACGAACGGCACGCGATACACCCAAGCGCTTTCGAAAAAAGTGCCCGTCTCTTCAATGAACTCGCGCACCGCCGTCTCGTAATCGAATATGTCGCGGCCGTCGCGCTTGCCCCTCGGAATAGATATTTTTTCCAAAAAGTTGACGCGCGCCAATTGCTCGGGATCGAGGTAGGACACTGTGTTGTCGTAGGAACGGCGTGCGCACAGCAACACCGCCTTATCGGTTTCAATGATCATAAACAAACCTGCGCAACGCATCGTTAAATAAAGTAAACTGTTTCAAATTGATATATAACATTTATTTTATATACAACCATTGTAAATAAATCTTATGATATTGACGACTGCCAACTAGAACGACGACAATCGCTCTGCGATCCGATCACACAGCGCTAGCATGTTGTGTAGCTCAAAGACGACGTGGTCGTACAGCCGGTGCGTCGAAGGCACAAATATGTTCAAGAGGTGCGTAAACGTCTTGACGTGATCGTTGTCGTACACGTTCACGTAATGCAAATAATATTTGAGGCGCAAGTACTTGAGGTTCTTTAACATGTACACGCAGAGCTTCAGGTAGGTAAAGTCATCGGGCACGCTGCTGTTCGACGCGTACGCCTGCAGCATAAACTCGAGCTCGCTGCGAATGGGCGCCGATATTAAATTGTCTATCAGATCGCTGCTCTTGTCGGTGGCGCAGTCGATAAGCAATTTCAGACGTCTCTTCAGGACGGTAAGGGTGTCTCGTAGCGCGTCCACGTCGGGTATGGCGTCGCCAAAGTCAACGTAGTGCTGTAGCCGCAGCACTTGCAAATTAAGTATACGCAGGTCGCGAATAAGGCTGTCGCCCGCCAAACAGAGTGTTCCTGCGTTCATGTCGGAGGCTATATTTCAAATGTGCCAAGCTTAGTTTCGAGTTCGATTTTTATACTTTAAGCACGAGGAGGGACGACGACTCTTCGTGGTCGACGCGGGTTTGACACAAGCGGCGGCGGCGGTGGTGGCGGCGACGACGACGACGGCGACGACGACGGTAATGGTGACACTGTTTGCTGTCTCGCTCCGCCCGAACATAACATACACAACAGTTTGAATAATACAATTATGATTATTATCAGCGCCGCCACCGCCACCACTAATGTTAGAGGCCGCAAGTCTGGCGTGTTGACTATCGTTATCAATTCAAAACGGGCACTTTTCCACTGCATCAGGACATCACGGGTCGTTGGTTTGTTTAATGAGCCGTTAGCAACTATTATTCGATTTTGCAAGTTTTCCGTATTCAAATGAATGGTGTCGTCGTCCAACAACTGTATAGAATTTTCGGAGGCAATGACGGGTCCGTTGGTGGTGGTTTCGAAATTGTAGATTCGCTGATTGTTGCGCAAGACACGAAACAACACTCTTGTGCTCGGATTGGCATTTTCGAAGATCACTATTCTTAGGAAGCCGTCAATTTCGTAAGCTCGCAAAAGATTGCTTCGATTAAAGCCTAGGATAGTGATTGACGTAGATCTCGTGTTAGGTAGAAATGGAGCGATTATCGGTTCTAAATTCTTCCGTTGTTCCTCAGAGAGGGTGTTGTACGCCAAATATAAATTGTCCTGTATCGATGACGAATACATGAGAGTTGGCGCCGACGCCGTAATGTATTCGCAGAGTTTTACTATTTTTGCTACTAGCGCGAGCTCAGCGTCGTCGGCGTCGTCGTCGCCGCCACAACGCAATCCTTGCAGTGTGACGGTAAAGACATTCGTGTTTGACGTTTCGAATGCGGACACCAATTTCTCCGCCTCAGCGTGATAAATGATGACGGATTGGTTGAGAGAAAGTGGCGCCGCTTCAATAGGATCGATCGCGCCCTCTTCGTTAGTGCCCATAACGTCCCATTTGACGACATTTTGAATTTCTATGCTGTAATAAATGGAATCTCTAAAGTTGAAATTTGGGTCACGCCTAATAACTTCTAAAACATATTGGTTATGATAGTAGTCTATTACGAAAATAGCGACAAGTTTATGCAATTGTTCCACTTCTGTCATATGTCCGTACAAATAAAACATCTCCACCAGCAGATTAGAGTGGACGATCGGCGTTAGTTCGATTGCGGGTGCGATCGACGTGCCGTCGAACACGACATAGTGGCTGTTGCTATTGTAGCGACTATTAGAATTGCCCGACTCGAAAAAGAGCTTGTAGCAGCCGGTTCGCATGTGCCCGAAGGATTGAGTAACGTTTTCCGTGAACGTGGACTTATGCTCGTTGCCCTTGCTCTGCATTAGTGTATAATGGCATCCGATTATGTCGAGCGGTGGAGTTTTGATGAATTGGAGGACGGCTTCGTTGCTCGACGTGTCGCCGCCTTCCACCAGATCTAAACTCAATACGCCGGGACGCACGAGAAATTCAAACACATTAACAGTGTTTTCGGTGTTATACTTTATTTTTTGCAGGAGCAGTCTGTCCAAATACTTTATACCTACCACCTGACAACTGTACACCACGTCGATACCGTAGCGATCTAACAGAGACACTATCTCGTCTAATGTGTCAAAATCGCGAATGTTAAAGTCTTTATCATAGATTTTGTCAACCATAGACTTGAACAGGTCCCTCATTAGTTTCTTGTGGCCAACTCTAAAGAAAAAAGTAGTGATAAAAATCAATCGACGCAAAGGAGCCCATTGATTAATTTTATTTGTAGATAAATTGTTTATTATGTCCGAGAGTGTTTCGTCTTTGCGGACGTTTTTGAAGCCCTCCTCCAGGTATTCTTGAGGCGTGAAATAAGTGTATTGGTATAGGTCGGCCAGCACGTACCACCATACGTGTTCTAAATTTATAGATTTACTGTATTCAAAATAGCAAACGTACAAATATGATATGGCCATTATTAGATTAGAATTCCTCGGGCTCAAGTCGAAGAATAATTGTTGCAGCGACAAAACATTAGTGTGAATTGCTTGTATATTCACATACGAAGGGTGACTCAAGTCGCATTTGCCAAAATATTTTCTCTGAAACCCAGTACCAGTGGTGTCGTTAAATAAATCTACAATTGTGTTGTAAAAATCATTCAGCGTGTCCAGTTCGGGATCGTTTCGCATAAAGTCGTTGAGAAAGGGCAAATCTTGCCGTGGCATCAATAATTGAATATATTTGCCCTCTATAAACACTAAAGATTGGTTCTCGTCGACGCCATCACTCTTGTAATTGTTTTCGCCGCAGCGAATATGAACTAGTGGCGCGCGCGAGCCATTTATCTCGAACTCTACCCGATACTGACCATCGGAATTATCTACAAATATGCAACCAACAAACACTACGCTGTCGACTTGGGCCGTCACGGTCAGGTTGCCGTTTACGTTCCAATAGACGTTTTCCGTGGCTTGATCGGTGTTGAGGATCGAAATCGTGCACGGATAGTTGGTGTTAAGTTCAACGCTGACTCCTGCCGGTATCACATACGGAATAGGTTGTTTATAATGATGACCGACCAACAAATTTATGTTCGTTAACGCCCAGTTGGGCGGCAAAAGAAATGGTATACTAATTGACTCGGTCATTGCTCGTGTACAACGCTGCGCTAACAAATTATAGATGTTACTTATTTGTCCACATTGTATTAGTGATGTTTGCTTTCGGCAAGAATTTTCGATAAAAGCAAACATCGTTCGATATTAACGAATCAATGTTTGCTTTCGGCAAGAATTCTAAACAGACTCAAACAGACAGGTTAAACAGATTATAAACATAATCTCTGATGATAGGGGTTTATATATAAAAATTAAAGAAATTCTTCGCAGCATTCATTCTAGTTACAGATTTTACGGAATAAACTCTCAATATGATTTTGCCAAGTGTCAAAATCTGCCCCATTATGCAGTACAAATGTGAATATTTAAACACTATTGACGCCTACACAAAAAGATTGGGAAACTCGTCAAACTACAAAATTCCCGACATCTCGGATCTCGATCTTCAGGACACGCTCGACTTTTTAATGTACGCGCCCATAGAAAAAGTACTGTGCAAGAACGCCACTCCGCTGTACAGGACGCCCGTGCTCTTCGACTATGGTATGAGCAATTTCCACGCCATTTCAACTGCGGACAAGATTTGCACATACATATCGTACGCTAACCTGCCGCCAAATTCGTCCTTCAATTTTGATGTGTATGACTTTGACAACCTAAGCTTTGGCGGCACTGTCATCAACAACGTTGGCTTGCTGTGCATGAAGAACGCCGAGTTTTATAATTTAATATTGTCGCTGGTCACTTATGAGCTGTACGCGCGCCTGGACCTTTTCCAACATTTTACACAGGCGAACATTCAAGTGGTCGCCGTCTATGCCCTTGAGTGGCTGGTGTGTATCAAAGTTTGCGCACAAATATTGTGCGGACTCATATTATTGAACAAGAAAAAGGAAGAAACTTTGGAGTGTGTTGCGGTCAAGTGTTTATTGATTTTGTGCTTGGATATTTTGAAGGCAGACTTTTTTCCCAGTTTCGATGCGCAAAAGTATAGATATTTACTTGAAACCGCCCAACATTTGCACCGTGGCATTGAGGCGGTGTCTTCTGAGACGAAGTTTTGTATCAACACGACCAACTTTATCGTAAACAACCATCAGCACAAACATGACACGGTCGACATGCTCACTTTCTACACCTACAGAGGCTCTTTCATCGAGCGACTATGCAAAACGATCAATATAAACTATTGTGCCGCCGCCGACGTCCGCATTCATTTTCACATTACATTTTCAAAAAATAATCAGAATAAAAATAACATAATCGACCATATAATCGATCATGTAGACGACGACGACGACGTTGACAACAATAAATGACAACACAACAACTGTATGTTTAGTGGTTTTATTCTTCCTCAATCCTCTATTTCCAACAATCGTTGGCCGTAGTGCGTACCCATTTTCATTCGTTTACCTTTGATAAAATCAATTTTTATCTCGTTATCGTTATTAATCACTCGAGACTGGGCAGCCGCTCGTTTAATAGAGTTTAGCCGACGCGTAGACAACTCGAGCGGATTGTAAATTTGAGATTTTTCCAGGGTAAACGAGTTTAAGTGTCCGCGATTGTGCCACTCGAGCGAAACAATCAAATTTAGCAAAAAAATTATCTCATAATCTCGATATTCAAACACAAATTTGTTACATAAACAATAATAATACATTTTGAGGGAGTTGTACAAGTAAAACTTGTAATTGTTCTGCTTTAAATAATATTCAACGTCCGTGACGAACAGCACGTTGACGAGTTTGTCGGCAATCAGCTGTGATAACTTGACCAGATACTGCAACGAATTCTTGTCGTCGTCCAGCTGGATGACGCACACGTTGTCAATGTGGGCGTTATTAACTAGCGTAAACTGCTCGTGCAGACACTCTTTCACCGTGTCGCAATTCACCAGATCGATTTCGATGACAATGTACTTGTGCGAGCTCTTGTGGCGCTTGATGACGTCCGAAATAGACGTGATCGACCCGATGAGTTTCTCAAAAGTTTTGCTGTTCCATCCGCGACCCGGCGTCGTTGTGACTGTGTTCGTGTTGTCCGAGTCCTGTTGGTGCTTGAAGTCGAGGCCGCTCTGAATGAGTTTAGTCGTGATCCTAATGCTGAGCTGTTGACCAAGCGTATAGTGATTTTCGTAGCCCCTCTCCCAGAGTACGTTACAGGCGAAGGTAATGAGCGCGCTCACGTCGCGTTGAACGAGCATTTTGTGCAGGCGCCGCAAATCTCCTTTGCACCAACGGTCGTGAACGAGCAACTTAAAGATGCGTTTGTCGTGCACACTCAAGTCTTTGCGGCTGACATCCACGTAGCAATTCAAATCATTGGGCGAGGCTTTGCGCAAATGCTGCATGTCGAAGTAGACACACGCCTGCTGGAGCACCACAAATCCGTCATCGTCAACTTGAATTGTTTTACTAAGAATATTACGTGAAGTGTCATAGTTGCCATTCACGTACAGCAAATACGCAGCAAGGGGATCGGCCAAATACTTGCAGCACTGTGGTAATGGCTGGGTTCGGGTCACGCAAAAACGTGCGAACGCCATGATCGATTCGACACTACTGTAATCATTCGTATTAAGTTACAAAATGTCTATAATAATATTTTGGCTAATTACCGTCGCCATTGCCGTATTCGTCATTATCGTTATGTGTCGATTGAAGTATGACGACGACGACGGCGACGACGGCAACTCTGACTTTAACATTTACGATTATGATGATGATGATGGCTATTTCGAAGACGTAAAAGTGAATCTTGCAACGTTTGAGCTATTCTTTCGATCGACCATTTGGAGCACGCGAAAGCTGCGAACCAACTACGACGACACGGCCGTAATACGAGAGTTCGCCGACAATGACGACAACGACGATGACGACGATAACGACGACGAAATCTTCAAAAATCTGCGTCCCTTCGAAGACGCAAACGATTTCGCGAATATGCTCAAGTCGCTAACGGCGTATGCCGTTCACATGAGTGTCGCCGCCGTCGAAATCAATGTGCAGATCGCGGTACACTTGCATCGAGCGCTACATTCAATTGCGACGAAACTGCCGGTGCCGGCGCCGAATCAACGCCTGCCGTGGAATTTCGCCGACGATCACTGGCACCTTTTCAGCGTCGCTCTCACAGAGTGTGCGATGCTCCTCTCGATAATGATACGACCGTACATTGACGTCAGCGACATTGTGGTCAACATCATTGAAAACTATCTGCCCGAACCGAATCTGTCGATGGGCTGGCGACGAAGCATCGGCTTCAGCACTCGCATGTGTCTGCCGTACGTTTACGCCCAACTGTGCCGCGGCCGCGACATTGTTGACATTGCCGCCGAAGGTTCGGTCAGCAATGTATTAAACGGAATTAAACATCACGTCTGCGACACGGGCGACGGTATACGAACGGATTTTATAAATTTCGTCGACAACAACGTCAGAAACTATTCGTATCTCGTCGAAAACTACTTCACCTTCGCCTACTACAACTTTTTATTTGGCCGCAACTTTGTCGAGATGAGCAACGTGCGGCGGAGCTTGCAGATGGTCGGCAGCAACACGGGTCGCCTCCATCCCGCGCTGGCGTACAAGAACGGCTCACATGTTATGCCCGTTCTTGCGGAAATCATGCATTACACCAACGGTGTATTTTCGGCAGACTTTAGCAAAGTGGTCACGGTGCGCAACCAAAACTACTCGGCTTCACTCGTATGCCCGACGAACGGCGTTGCCTACTATCAAGCTAACTACGAATATAGGTCGCACGCTCTCCTCTGGACCATGACCAAGCGGATCTGGTCGAATAACCCGTATCACGCCCAAACTCTTTTGGCACTCATCGACACCGGCGTGCTACTGCTAGATGTCGACGCGATCCGACTGCCCGGCAACGACGTATTGCTTTCGCGCAACACCTCAATGTCGTTTTTACCCAACCCGGGCTTCAGCGGCATCGCCGCGACGGACGATTCCGCCGCAGTGGCGTCGTTTAGCAAATTTGACGCGCTCAACGTCGAGTATTACTCGTACACTCTCTTTTATCGAAGCGGCATGGTGCAATTGTATGACGCAATTAAAGCTATTAGTTCTCTTAATCGCGACGGTTTTTGTGTGCTGCTTGTGCAAAAAGTAATAGACAACGACGACGACGACGACGTCAACGACAACGACGATTCTGCTAAAAACATTTACGACAAAAACAATACTACATGGAACGTCCACTCGGCGCAAGGATGCATTGTTCGCCATCACGACATAGCAAATTACAAACGACTGCCAAATTTTGTACAGCGAACAACGAATGGTGTGCTGCACACATGCCAGCCCATCCCGATGCTCGAGATTAACGACGGCCAAGGCACCGTATGCTACAGCATGACGACATTGCCCAATTCCAGTGAGCCGCACGTCAGCATGCTCGACTCGACTAGACGCACGTTCAGAATGGACGCGGACGAGATTGAGTGCGTTTTCGATTTCCCCTTTGTTCTCTTGAAGAATAACGCTTCGCGAGTTGTCACCATAAATAACGCCTACCAGGTCTCCAAGCATATACACACGATACATTACGACGACATTAAAAGGATTTTGAGCCATGTTAATTTGCGAATTGAAAGTCTGAAATCCGATACGATTCAACGAACCGACTACGCTTTCGTGTACGAAAATACTCAAACGAATCAGTTCAAGTTTCAATATTAATTTAATTCTCAAATATTAATTACGCCTCAAATAATAAACACTACTAACTTCGTAATCAAAACGATATATGAAAAGTTTCAGAGATGTTTATTGGAAAAGTTGTTTGATTGTTGAGTAAGTGCCCATAACATATTATTTAATGTCGTCGTCGTCGTCGTCATCGTCGGGTATTGGCAATAAATACGCAAATTGCTTCTTGTGTGATGAGATTGTGTACTTGTACAAAAGATATAGCAATAAATCGAGCGATAACTTTTTCGCTCGCTACAGGGCCGTCGTTAAGGAGAATATGATATTTTGTTTAGTGTGCTACAGAAACAATATACATAGAAATGTAAAACGTTAAAATCGAAAATAATGTCGCCGACAATCGCATCATTTTCGCCGACAAGATTACCGTAGAGTTTTGATACCAATCGTATTACCTGTGCCAGTTGTATAAATTGGAAGAGCGCGTTATTGTGGTCGACACTTTATACTTCGGCAGCATGGCGTTCATTGTCGACGCGCAACCCTATACTCGCATTGGCGGTGGCCACGAAACATACGACGTTTTTACTAACATGAAATTGATACTTCATGAAGCGGACAGGCCCAGTGAGATTCTCGGAAGTGGACAACTAATATTGAACTATAGTTTCAGTTTAGAAGCGTATCTCAATAAAATTCCGCCGTTGATTTATAGTGGCGCCGATCAGATTGCGATATTGAATCAGCTGAAGCCTTGTAATATAAAATGGGGTTGTTGGAGTTTCGAGGAAGACTCTCAAGCAAAAAACTTTCTCGCTAACGCAATACAATACCTAATGGAGGCAATAACTACGCAATTGTCGTCACGCTTCGAAGAAATTACCGACTACACCATAAATCAATGTCAAATTTTTACAAACGAATAAAAAATGTGTGTGTGTGTGTAACCTGTATACAAACGAGTTAAAAAGAGTTAATGTAAAATAAAAAACAAGTAAATTTTAAAACATAGTTTTACTGTTTGACAATTCCTTTCATTTTTAGCGCATTATAGTGTTGTTGCAAGTTTTACTGTTTGACAATTCCTTTCATTTTTAGCGCATTATAGTGTTGTTGCAATGCAGCAGGCTGGCCATGACGTTGAACTCGCCGCTATTGTCGGGCAGATTGTTGCCGCCGCGCACACACTGCAAACTCTCGGCCCAGCGGTTGCCGGCAAAAGATTGGTTGATCGTCCACTGATCGAGTCTTGTGCCTTCAACCTTTTCGTGGCCAGTGTAGTTTCCCTTGATAAACTCCTTAAAGATGTTGTCGGGCGTGTTATTGAAAAACATGTACGGAATGTTAAAGATGGGGTAGCGGGGCGCGTTCGGGTCGGAATGATCGCCGCCGCGCACCACGTACTTAATCTCGATGTCCTCAAAGTTGGACTGTCGCGACAGGTACGAGATAGGCGAGAGGCAAATTTGTGCGCTCGTGCCGTCCTCGGCCATCCACTCGGTGAGGTCTTCGCTGCCGTTCATGACACCCTTTTGGCCGTGAATACCGCAAATCTTGACACCCTCCAAGTTGGCGGTGGACGTGATCATGTTTAGCTTGACGTACACCGTGTTATTGGTGACGGTGAGCGAGGAGTCTAGGCGCTCGACGCGCTGCTGATCGATCTGTCGAAAGTACACAAAGATCTTGCTGACGTAGAAACTTTTGTTGCGACACGCCTCGATCTTGTAGCGTTTGCCGTCGTAGATCCAGCCGATCTTGACGTTCGACACCACCACGCCGGCCATATGTAACATGTTGCCGCTTTCGACTTGGACGCAATTATTGTCGCCGCTCTTGTTGTATTTGATGACCGGAGTCTCGTTTTTGCCGTAGCTGAGTTTGCCCTTTAGTTTATTTATTTTATTGTTGTAGAGACGAATCGGTAGCTTGATGTCGGGGATGTAGGGATCTTCGGCGGTCATAAGCTTGTTGTCGCGCACTAGCGTCCACAGCCGAAACATTTTGTCGTTGCGCATAATCTCGGGCGCCACCACTACGGCATTGCCGACGGGCAAATTGTCGAGGAACGTGTTCGAATCTTGCGCGGCGTCATACGTCACCACGGGCATAGCGTTTTTCAAGTTGGTTACCGACACAATCAGTTTAGGCACCGGCGTCGTGGCGAACATGGTTAGGTGGTCACGATAGTAATACTGCAGGAGCTTAGACATGAGCTGGGAGACGTGCACCGTTTCGTCGACGTGTAGGTTCGCGACGGTGCGCAAGTACGAGAGCTCGTTGTGATACTCGTAGGGAGTGAGGAGCACGGCGATATTGGCCTGGGCGCCATCGTTGGTGTTGATGCGTAGTTTTTTCTTGATACACACCATACCTTCGTGGTGGTTTACGAAGAGTATGTTGTCGTGAAATTTGATCTCGACAGGGAACTGGTTCCGTTTCAGCTCGTAGATTATGTAGAGCAAGTCTTTGCGGTAGCATTCGTAGATTGTGGGGCGATTGTTGAACGCAATCAAGACGGCGTCTGCATTTTGATCGGAGCCGCCGCCGCCGGCGTTGACCATTGGCCGAATAAGTCGGGTTGCGACTAGAGATCTAAATTTTGAGGCGACCAAAGCGTAATCGACGCTTGGCAGACGCACGTCGCGGCACAGAAAGAACTTTTTGCCCGCCACCGTCATTTCGCCGTGGAAGAAGCTGTCTACAAATTTTACAAAGTCCGACTTTTGCATGAGCATGTCCTGGCGCATCGTGTCGTTGGTGATGCGCACCACTTCGTTGCCGATGCGATATTTGAGCGAGGGTGTGCAGATTTCAATGTTGTTGTTGCTGCTGTTGTCCTGATAGTTGATGAAGTTTTTCTTTTGTTTACTGAACGTCTTCGACACTGAATAAATGAGTTTGCCGTTGACGATGGTGTCGATAATTTTTTTACAATCCTTCGGAAACAGAATAGATTGCACTTTTTTCTTGCGCGACTGATGCTGGGCGGCGTTGTTTTTGTCGCCGGCGCGCATAGTCCAGTAGTTTTTAAGTACAGGCCTGTAGATCAGCCACAACAAATAGTCGTGCTTGTAGATGATTTTGTTCGAGAGGTTGTCGATTGAATAGTTTATGTCGCTGGCCATAATCAGCTTGATCTGACCGACGAGATTGGCGCTTTGTTCTTTGCTAAAGTCAAACATAAAGTCGAGCGGCTCCCATTTGCCGCTGTTTTTCAGATACATCTCAAGTATCGAGTTGAGGTCTTCCGTGACCACGTAGTCGCTGGCGTACACGTCTCGCGCGAATAGCACGTCGTCGTGTTTGTCGTAGACGAGCTGAATGGCGCGATTAATGTTCTTCTCTTCGTCGACATTACCATAAAGGAACATGCGCTTGCAGCTTTTTGAGTATAGTTTGTCGTAGAAGTTGTGGATCAGAATGTTGTTGTTCATCATGATATTGGGAAAGCTGAGGTTGCGGCCGTCAATCATAAAAGTGCCATTGAAGTGTTTAGTTTTGTTGACGTCGTCGTCGGCGGCGCGAAACTCGAGGTCGAGCCACGTGCCGAAGATTACTAGCACGCACTTGTGCAAGACGCATCGCTCGTAGGGATCGACCGCACAGCAAAAGTAAGAACGTCGCTCTTGCAAATATTTTATAGTGCAACTATTGACGGCTCTATTGTTGCAATTTAAGTAGTAGCGCAGCTCGTATTTGTCTCGCAATTTGTCGTACAATTTATTGAAATCAACTATAACGTCCGTCATCGCGCTCGCTATTAACGATAATGAACACTCGAGTGACTCGCAGCACGGCGGCCAAAGCGCAAACCGCCGTAGTCTCGCCCCGCAAACGCATTAAGCCGTCCACGCCGCCGCCAATCCGCCGTTCCGACACGGGCATTCGTTCGCAGTCGGGCGAGTCGTCATCCAACAGCAGCACTTCAGCGGAAGTGGGTCGTGTGGCGGCGAAGGTCGTGCGACACGATCGTTTGTTCTATTTGCAGCTCAACAAAATCGACTATTATACACTGCTCAACGTGTCCCGCAACGCGAGTAGAGTCGAAATCACGAACAGTGTCAATAAATTGAGTCGCAACTACAAGAAACACAATGATTACGAAGAAGGCGGCAACTCGCTCGAGGCGATTCACAAAACTATCGGCGAGGCCGCGCACGTGCTCACCAATTCCCTGAAGCGTCAAATCTATAATTCGATCCTAGATGAAAAATTGAAGCTTCACAATTATTATGTCGAATCAGTTCGCCCGCTACAGAAGACGGTGACGGAAATTTATAATGGTGTGTTGCGTTTACGCAACGACGCCGAGGAGTTCTTCGAGATGGACATTAAACAAATGCTCGAGCAGCGGGTGTACGAAACGATCGCGCGCAACACCAAAAATAAACACTATCGATCCACTAAGACCAATCGTTTGCGCATCGAGTGGGACGTCAACCGTGCGGGCATCGACGAAAGTTATCTGGAGAATTATTTTAAGAACGACGGCCTCGTAGCCGTGGTAATGTGTAGCGTGCGTTACGGCTGCGCCGTGATCGAATTGATGACTTACGGCGGCATAAAGTCGATCATCGAACGCGAAAACAAGCGCAAAGTGTTTACGGTGCGCGACTACACCGAGGCCGAGTTTGGCCTGGACCACTCTAATTATTCTCCGCTACTCGATAAGCTCAATCTCATTCAGAATGACATTGACGAGGCCGAACAGGCGATTCGCGCGGAACTTGACTACCTAAAATCGGTGCCCGACTACGAAGTGGATGTCGAGAAAGCAGAGCAGCAGTTAAACTATTACAAAAACCAATTGAGAATGGAGCAGATCAGCGGCGGCACCAACATTGAAATGAGCGAATACGAAGAATTTGTCGGCGGCGACGACGGCGGCGGCGACGATGTTGAACTAATGACCGACGATGTTGAACTAATGACCGACGACGATGATGATGATGATGGTGGTGGTGGACACGTTGATGATTAGATATCAATAATAAAAGAAACTTAAATAAATGATATATTTATTAAAAAGTTTAGTTTAGGCATAAAACAATTTTTGTATATTTTTAAATTTATCCCGACATAGTGGGCAGCGATCGACGCTCATTGAACAGTTGCGACAACACACCACGTGCCCGCATGGCATAAAGCACACGTTGCGTGTGTCCTCGTAACAAATTTTGCACAATAATTTGTCATCGTCTTTGACGTCGGTAGGGACGTCGTCGTCGTTGTTGTTGGTGGTGGATTTTATGGTGCACGCTTTTGTCATGGTTTGTTGAATGAACTCGAAACCTTTTGCTTTTTGCACGAACGGACAATTGGCGAACCAGCGCGCATGCTCGTGCCACGGATCATCGCCCGCTTTCCACTCGTTGAGTCTGCAGTCGTCGTGAAAACACACCACCATGTCGCCGAGGCCTGTGTAAAAAAACCCCGCGCTCGCCATTAGATGCGGAGTCTGCGATAGCCCTTTGGGCCATCGGTTTTCGTATGTTTGAATGCGAGCGTTGTACGAGTTGAAAGCGGGATGCTTCGGACTCTTATCGCCGCGATATCTGCATTTGTCGTCGTCGCCGTTGCCGTTGTCGTCATCGTCATCGTCGTCGTCGTCCTTGATGATTTCGCGTAAAAATTTACACTGAGGCGCCCATCGTTTGTGGTCCGTCAATGGATCGTCTCCGGGCTGCCATCTCATAATCTCCACTTTGCAGAAAGCGCAACGCACTTCGTCACCGACGCCCGTGTAATAGAAGCCGGCGGACGCGAGTTGCTGGATCGACACGTGATTCGATGCTGGCCATTCGGCGAAACTCATAAGACGTTCCTCGAACGACTGCATGTCGATTGTGAATACGCTACGATTTTTTGTCCCATTAAATACAAAAAACTATCATAATGATAATAGTTTATCTTACAATAAATGGTTCGCCCCAACGCGTGGACTACAGGAAAAAACAGAAACTGCGCAGCATGCGGCGTTATCGACCGATAACATTTAAACAAACAATTCCTAAACGACGATTCGCATATTAGACTGTTTGCTTTCATCCAAAATTCTCGATGAAAGCAAACATGATTTGTTGCGTTACGATCATTGATTTCGTCGAGAATTTTGGATGAAAGCAAACATTACGATCATGGATTTCGTCGAGGATTCTCGTCGAAAGCAAAGATAAAGTGTTGAACATTTAGTTTAGAGCTTCAAGTTGGATTTCGTCGAGGATTTTGGACGAAAGCAAAGATAAAGTGTTGAACATTTAGTTTAGAGCTTCAAGTTGGATTTCGTCGAGGATTTTGGACGAAAGCAAAGATAAAGTGTTGAACATTTAGTTTAGAGCTTCAAGTTGGATTTCGTCGAGGATTTTGGATGAAAGCAAACATAATTTGTTGCTTTACAATCATGGATTTCGTCGAGGATTCTCGTCGAAAGCAAATTAGAATAAATGTTGAATGTTTTTTTTAATAAATTTTATTAATTAATAACTTGATACATTTTAATGTTGAACAGAGGAAACATACAATTACTACAAAACATGAGATCACAAAAGTATGTGAACTCATCGCCGACATTTAAAGTTTTTCGATGACACTGAAAACACCGTCTATGGCAAATTTCGTACAGTTTGCCGGGCCGTTCGTATTCGTACCAAGTCATTTTTAGCCTTTGCTGGTACACGATACGATGGGATTCTTCGTGGTTGCCGTTACAATGGTTGCTGCTCTCAAAGTAGCACACGCTCAAAAGGCAATAGGTGGTTAGTTCTTCGTCGAAACCGTACAGAGGAAACAAGCAATGCTCACAAAACTGCTGTTGCGGCGGCGTAGTGGCGCTCTCATGACAAAATTCACATCTCGGAAGTACGGGCGTCGTTGTGGTGGTGCCTATTGTCGTCGTAGTCGTGCTTAGTGTTGTTGTTGTCGACGACGATTTGATGTCGGTGAACCATTTGCGGTAGATCAGTTGACGCAACACTTCATTCTCGGTCGTTTGTCTATACAGTTTCGAGTACTTGAGAAAAGGTATTATAAGTTCCATGACTCACTCGAGTGTGCCTTGACTGTCTAACTGCATTGTGCTGAAGTTTGCCTTTATATACAGGCCTTGAATATGTTAATAACAATAAATTTAAAAGACAAAAAGAGCTACCTGTACAGAATGTTTAACCGGTTATGGTCACAGTCTTTTGTGCAGTGTCAGATTTGTCTCGATCGTATAATCAACGGCGGAGTGGTCGCCGTCACCGAATATAAGACGCTCAATCTCGAGAAAATGTTTCATGCGGCATGCCTGCAGCGTTGGCAGAGGGAACACACTCGAGATCCCTTCAATCGAAACGTAAAATTCTATTTCAATTTCCCACCAAAAAGCGAAGACGAGTGCTCCGCGCTCCTCGACCAGATGACGGGTTTCATTGGCGACCAGCCCGTCGACAAACAGTATGCGAGCGAATATAAACGCGTCAACGACGAGAACATAATCGACGTTGATTTGGACTTTAGTCAATTGTTAAAATACAAATAATAGCGCTACGCTATTCGAAATAGAGCTGGGGCACATTGATCATGACGTGAATGGGCACGTTGATCACGCGCTCTTCGCAGTTGTCTGCGCGTTTGCTTGCGAACGTATTATTATCGTTGTCGGGCGTGTGTTTAAGGAAGAGCACACTGCGCAAGTCGTTAAGCCTAAAATTGTAGAGGTTCGTTAGAGTTATTTGATTGTTTTGAATAATGCGGTAATACTCTCCGGGAATGTTCATACTTTGCTGTTCCGCGTTAAAGAGCTGTTTAATGTTACTGACAACGTAGTGCGCGCACGAGTTGAAAAAGGCCGTTATCGCATGACTGATGTTGGTTTTGCCGCGCGTATAGTTGACGTTGACGATTACGTGCGCGATCGGCACTGTATTGTCGAAGAGTTTAACGAAATAATAGTAGAACAAATTGGAGACGGCATAAAAGTTACGCTTGTGCACCGTGTTGTTGTTAAGGATCGAGTACATTATGTCTTTGTAGGCCAATTTGTTGGTTTGTTGCTCGACCATAGTGAAGTGATCTTTCACGGACATGTACGCCGGCGCAATGTTATGCTGCAGCGCATCCATATACAATTTGATAATGTTTATGGACATCTGGATATCGCGCACGTTGTCGGGCAGAGCGCCGATCTGATTGAGTGTCGGCGGTCGTACAAACACGACGGCCGGCGTTCTCGTGTCTACCTCCATCGAAGTTTCCGTCGCCGCCGTCGCCGACGCTGCTGCTGCTTCCGCCTCGCCCTCGAAAATACTGATGGGATTCGGATCGTAGTTGGGGTACGCGGATCCGGCGCCTTTTACGGCGGCGGCTGCAAAGGCCTCGTCCGAGTACGATATTGGCGATCGAATTATGGATTCGTCGATCGAGGCTTCCACATCCGAGAAGATGTCGTCCGCAGTTTCGGTTGGTTTGTTCGCTGTGGAAATGAGATCTTTGGACGTTTGCTTGCGTTTGCCGCCCAGCGATTGCATAATTCTGCTCGTGCCCGAGATTCGGCGCTTCCCCGACGTTTTATTAGAGCCGCTGCTACTCATCGCACTACTATCAGTACACTAAAATCAGATAGTCGCTATAATCGCTCAGGGTGTTTAGGCGATGTGACAATTTTCGCACCTTATCAGTGTACCTGTCCATATAATAGTATTCGTCGTTGTGTTTTCGTATCAAACGGTAGCGCTGTAACCTGCTGTACATGTCATAAGACATTATTTTAATTTTTTCCCTGTCAAAGATGTCTGCGGTTTCCTCCTCCATAGCGGCAAGCGACGTACTGAATGCAATCTTGAAGAACAACCTCGAATTGATTGACAACTCTTATTTAGTTTTAAATGTCGTCGACCACGAGTCTGGTGCGCTCAAACCAGTGTGTCTCGGAGAAATTGGTGCCTTTCAAGCCGCTCAAGCTGACAAGTACGCAGTGTCCAATTCATCTGTCTCGAGCGAACTGCAGAGTGATCAAACGCTATGATCCCGTTACCGATACAAAATTCGACAATCATCTCACAGTGCTCAATGGCGTCTACCAGAATTTTGATCGTCAGCCGTCGTACATGTGCCTCGTGAATAGCGCCACCGATCTCGAAACGCGCGGCGCCTACAGCAACGCTAACGAAATGGTGCTGTACGTCCAATTGCATCGACTCGACGACGACGAGCATTTTATGGGCATCGACGCTGCCGGCGAGCGAAACATGGCCACGATTCGAACCGTACTCAAAACACTCATGGATGCGTTCGCCGCGTGCGAGAACCACTTCGTGCTCATGATCGACGAACTGCAAGTAGACGTGGTCTACTCGATATTTCGCACGATAATACTGCCGCAAAGAATGATCGCCATATACACGGACGAAAGCGTGCCCGTTGTCGACGACGTGTATCTGTTTAGTGTGCCGCGCACCGATGCCGCGCTCGAATCTCAGGTGATCTATCGCACCTTTCTCATGTACAACACGGTGCTCACGATGTTGCTCAAGCAGCAGAATCCTTTTAATGATCACAAGAAGAATATTTCGGTGATATTTCGTACTCTCGGCAAATGCCCCAACAACAAGGAACGCGTCAAGTGTTGCGACCTACAATACGGGGCGAACGCGCCCGGCCATGTCATGTGTCCGCCTCGCGAAATGATTAAGAAAATATTCCATTACGCGAAATGGGCACGCACGCCCAACAATTATCGGCGCTATTTCGAGTTGATAACGACACAGCCGGTGCCTAGTCTTCGTTTCGATGACACTGCTGATAACGTCGCCGCCTCAATCGCTTCTAGAAACAATAACACTTCGTTAATAATAATGGATTGGTACAATTTTATAGATGACTTTCGAACATACTTTGGCATCACGCTCGACCTGTCGTCGTAGCGCCGCTCCCGGCGAGTATTTAACCGGCGGTGCAGGGAATTTGGGTCACAATCACAAAAAGTGTGTCAGACAACACTGTTATCAGATAACGAGAGGAGGAGGAGTTTCCACAAATATGAGTCAGTTGAATTTCAAGCTAAAAGAAGTGATCGATAACACTGTCAATAATAAGCTGAGGAGCAAAAGCAATCAGGATACGCTCGCATCATTTTATGACAAACGAAAAAGCGACGTGGCGCAGGTCGGACGCAGCACCACATACGATGTCGTCGGCAAGCGGGACTACAAAACGCTGTTTGACGAGAGAAAATACAAGTTCTAACGACACTGCAGCGAGGCACATCGATGCAGACAATCAAGTTGTGTACTGTGTAAAGTGTAATTTTATTGCACCTATGTCTTTGAGTTTCGAACAATACGTTGAGCTACACAAATGTTATAATCTAATTGTAGCGGATAATTGTTTGTTGTTTGGCGCGGATTCAATCAGAGCTTTTGGGGAACATTTAATTAAATTTACCGATTGCGAGGATCGAACTTTGTGAAACGATTTCAACAGAATAAACATTTAAATGAACATTCTAAAGCGTTTATCTAATTTCTAGCGTAAAGCTACGTATTCATTAGTTAAAATCTGTTAAATTTTGTTTATAAACTAGATGTTTCGTCTTGTTTTCTACTCGTAGTAGAAAACATCATCATGTTATCATTGTCATCATCATGTGTTTAAAACTGTTTACAGAGATGATGAAATTTAAAAACAGTGTTTATTTACAAATGTTTATTAATGAGTACATGGCTTTAAAGGCATATTTAACGAGACATCCGTCACGAACACTCGCCGAGTCTAATAATAATGGGGGCTGGTGCGAGTGTTAGTCGTGTATATAAAAGGAACCGAGCCGTGCGGCGCGGCGGCAGTACGTTAACTAATATCAGTCAGTTGTAATGTCGTCGTCAATAAGTACTCGATATTTGGAGTTTAACGGCGTCGCTCTTGATTTGCGGCACATGTGCTTCAGTGCCGACGGATTGCACGACAGTGAATACATAATATTTTTAAACGTTCATCGGGCCATCTTTACAAACTTTAAAGTGTACAGCGACCTGTCGCTCGAGTCGCTTGCCGAGTTTATTTTCGAGAAGGCCGTGTGTTCAGTGGACGGTTGTGAGATTACCAGACGCAAATCTCTCGGCGAAAGCGTCAATTATAACGAGTACGACCGCAAAAAATCTCTATGTATCCAGCTGCACGACAAGGCGCGCATCATTGTCGCTAAGACCATTTATCACTTTGAGACGTACCACCAGCGCGCGAGCGGCTTTGTGGACTTTGAGAATAGACACAATAAACACTACGATAGGCCTTCGGACGAAAAACGATTAGTTTTGGACAGAGAGTACGAAATAAAATTACTAGAATTTACTTGAATATCATTTTATTTTATTAGAGAACGATAATGACCACGAACTGTGCGTCTTCCGAAGCCGCGGCGTTGACTTCTGTGATCGTCATCTTCTTCTGTTCCGCTTGAATAATTACAAATTTCTTCGCCATCCTCACATTCTTCGTCGTCATCGTCGTCAGAAGGTTCGTCTGAGTCGTCGGCAAGATGTCCTCGTCTACGACGAGGCCGGAGCGAAGAGGACAAACTTTCGACGAGTCGTCGTTTGCGTGAAAATTGCTGCTGAGACGATGATGATGATGATAACGGTGGTTGTGAAGTGAGAACGGAAGATTTAATGTTGCGCTTTTTGGTTGGGCCAGCGGTTGCTGCTTCATCTTCTTCGCTGAGACTGTCTTCATCGAGATCGTGTCTGACGATTTCCTCGGCAGCGCTCTTTGGAATGTAGCGGTCGTTGAGCTTAACATATTCGCGGTCGACGGCTTGCTTGGCCATGTGCAACGCTACGTCCTCGTCGCCGCCGTCCAATTTGTGATACTTGTTGAATGTTTTTACGAATAAACGCCTGGCGCGCGCGGGCATTTCTTGTTGATACATAGCTTTATTTAAATGATACATTTTCAACGCTTATAATTAGTAGTGATCGGTGTCGTCGGTGTCAGTGTCAGAATCGGTGTAATTATAACCGTCCTCGTCCTCCTCCTCCTCCTCCTCCGTAGTAGTGGTATCGTATTCGTTGGCGTCCCTGCGCGGCACCCATTCGTCGTTTACTTTTGTGTATTTACGTTTGACGGCCTGCCAGGCGATGCGCGCCGCCGCCGCGTCCGAGTGGTATTTTTCGTAGGCGCGATTAAAAAATTTCATGTATATACGTTTGCCCTCGAACGGCAAAACCTGCGTACTGGCCGGCAACTCTGTAATGCTATTATACATGTTTCTTATATAAATAAAGTTTTTTCAATAAACACCCAGTCATTTTATTCTACTAATTAAGTTTACTAGAGTTTTTTTATCGTAGTCGTCGACAAACTGAATCTTATTGTGCTTGGCCACAAACTTATCTTTGGGCAGCTGTTCCTTGATCTTATTGAGAACATTAATGGAATTGGGCACGTAATCGCTCTGGTATATGATCACGGGCTCGTGCTGCTCCGATTGCTGCAGACGCTTAATGCTGCGCTTCAAGGAGCGCAGTTGCGTCCTCAAAAAGGCGTATTTATTACACGACAACTCACACACCGCGAGGGCGTGAAGCAACTGTGAGTTTTGCGGTTTGACCACTACGTCCTGTATGATATCGGCGAGCCGCTTAGACATGTCCACGCACTGATTGTTGGCGAACATGATGGCATCGAGCAACTTGGCAATTTGCGCATCTTTATCCTGTATGATAGTGTCTTTGTCCAATATAGTTTTAATTAGATATTTTTGCGTTTCTTCGATATGGGGGTCCATGTTAAAAGCATTCTTAGTAAATCAATAGAACAGACAGCTTATTATCAATTAAATTTTATTCAAAACATAATTACTCTAACAAAATTTTACATCAAATTAACTCGACGCTCGGCGACACGAACGTATTTTTCGGCAAGCTTTTTACCAATCCTGTTGTGGCGTTCAATCATGATGCGATTAACTCGATTGACTGAATTCCGAGTGCGTCTCAGGAATTCTTTCGCATCAATATCGCCCGCAAAATGTACTGCTTCAGTGAAATGCCCATGAACGATTTCAACATGAATGGGCGTGTTTTCGCTAACAATTCCTATTTTATCGTCGTTGTTCTCGAGACATCTTTTACGCACAAATTCTTTGAATGCTATCAACGTCGGATAATACTCGTATTGTTCCACGAACATAATGTACATTTTGTACAAAGACAGTATTTTGTGTATGTTGAGGCCTTGTGTATTGGGCTTGATCTCAATGTCATTGTCGGCGTTCGCGCTAACGCTGCAGCTGGCGCGCAACAGTAAATCATAGTACGAAGTGGTGGAGTTGTAGGAAAATTTGGGCCGCATAGTCTCCACAACTATCGGATTATATGTCAGCGCCATGTCCTCGTTCACCAACGCGTAAAACAATACATGGTCATTGAGGTCGACGGACCGTTCCAGTAGTTGCTCGTCGATCATTTGCGTGTGATCGATCGATAGGTAGTTGAGCATTTTGATTGCCCGCTTGTTTTTAAGTTTGTGCACCAGGAAACCGTCGTGCGTCTCAAACACTCGTTCAAGTATGTAAAGCAGCTTGGCGCTGCGTTGGCCTCTACGCTTGAGCGCATTGATCGTTTTGAAAAGTTCGGCTCGTTCTGTAATGGCGGCGACGTCTAGATCGGTGTAACTGCACCAACGCAGAATAGCGAGCATGTCGTCGACGAAATGCGCATACATGCGCAATTTTTCTTTGGTAAAAAAAATAGGGTCGCGCCCAAACAACTGGGTGCTGATATCGACGCAGTACCACAGAGCGGCGGGCAGACTCACCGTCATCGTCGGCTCCAAGGGTAGGTGCGTTAAAGCCATGGGACATTTAGTTTGTTCGATGCGATGCACTACGTACTGTCTAAAGTATTCTATTACGTTTATGTCATCGATATACTCGGCGTTAAGCAAGTGCTTGTATAGCACATAATACATTAAACCTTTGTTGTATGGTATGCACTTGCCGTTGAAATAGGTCATGCTTATCACCCAATCGTTGTAGTGGTCGAACTCCGGCAGCGGCACCAGAGCTCCCGAAAAGTTTTTTCTGGTACGTGGCGAGATGCGTATGTTGTGCTCGAGTAGCATTTGGAAACTTTCGAGGTTGTAGTAGTACTCGATGGATCGGCGAATCTCGTCGTTTTTCAGATAATACAGAGGACACTCGTTGTACTGCTTAAACTTGGTAAGAGCGTTGTTGCCGAGACTCTTCAAAAGATCGGTGCGCGTTAAGAGCAGCGCAGGCACTCCACTCTCGATGTCGAGCAAACAGTCGGGAAAATCGATTTTTTTTACATTCTCATATTCGCACATGTCTAGATAAAAGTTTTCAAAGTCGCCATCGTCGTAGTGGGCGCCGGCGGCCAAATAATAGTTTGTTACGCGTAAAGAATCAAAGGCGAACGATTTGTTTTCGTTGTGAAGATAATTAATCAGAGTCGAAACCAGCTTATCAACGTCTTCGTTGAATGACCTATTCTCGCGGACGTATAACATTTTATAATAGTTACTTTGCTTAAACGCGTCCACGAATACGTCACGATTTTTAGACTCGAAGCCCCCGTACGTCGACGGCAATGGTTTTGTCATCTTCTCGTACTCTTTCAGCAGTTTAGAGCGCAAATTTTTCAATTTGTCAATTTCCGCGAGCACTGTACTGTCGGTGACGGGCAAGGCTAAAAACTTTAATTTAATGTAAGACGCTAGTTCATTTTTTTTCTCAAAATAATTGTTCAGAGTGACGTCGTCATAATTAAATTGTTGGGTGAGGTCGACGTTGTATTGCAGCTCGCCGTTTCTGTAGAGTCTGCACTTTGAGTGTCTGAGAAACATCGACGCCACTGACATATCAATATCCTCCACGTGCGCATTGATTGCTTGAAAAATGACATGATCAAAGACGAACGATTTTTTCGCTAAAATCGCGTCACTGTCTCTGACACTGTCTTGACTTATCTCTCCGTCCGTCACTATGTACAGCAGCTGTAGATTGGCAGAGTGGACAGGCACGTTTGATTGAATCCATTGTATGAATGAGGCGGGCTTTGTTCCACCACCTCGACCGTGACGATTCATGTATCGGATGCGCACATCCTTTTCACTCACCTCGAAACATTCGGTGGCCCAGTGCAAATAAACTATTTTCAAAGGCGCCTCAGAGTTTCGTTTCATATTGTCGACAATAGATTTAAAGTCTTTTAGCGTCTGAAGACCTTTAGCGTTGAATATTTTACTACCGTCTGTCGAACCCGAATTATCGGTCGCGTACACGTAATAGTCGTACCTTTCGCGGTCGTTTTCGTTAATGTCGTTTTCGTTGACGCAGTTTTCGTTGACGTCGTTTTCGTTAACGTCGTTTGCGTTGACGTCGGGTTCGTTGTTCATGATGTCGTAATCGATACCGAACAACATATTAAAGACGCGGCGAAGAAACATTTTAAATTTAACAACGTATTGTTGGAATGTTAATTGTGGATTATGCGTTGTCTTTAAAGACCGACGCTTTTATATCCCTCGCTTACATCACTAAGAGATTCAACTTGATAAGAAGATTATGACTAGAATTTTGCTGCTAATACAACACATCATCATATGGGGTGAACGGCCCCGGACATTTTGCTAAGCAAATCGTAAATGTCGTTTTCATTTTTAACAATAAAAATGCGACTGCGATCGTTTTCGCGCACCATCACGCCCCTTTTGCACAGCGACACATACTTGTAGTGCGGCAAAAGGGCGTCGCGCGTCTTCTTCAGCAGCTGCTTCTGTTCCGGCGAGGCGGCGACAAAAATTTTAACGGGACCGTCGAAATCAATGTCGAGATCGTAGTTTTTTAGGCGGACTTCGCGCGAACGGTTCTGCCACTCGCGCGCCGTCGCAGCATCGTTCAATTTTAACTTGATGTGGTTCTTTTCGTAGTCGCTCTCCACGACCGCCTTGTGGTCCAGCTGTAGGAGGTTGCATATTTTTTTTACGTAGTTGTTGCGTATTTTTTTATTGTAGAGTCGCGCGTCGTGCACCCCGTACACCTCCACCCAATCGCCGAGATGATCGTCCTCGAGTTTCTTTAGCTTGCCGTTGAGAATGGTTATATTGTTCGTCACGTTTCGATCAATTTCGGTTTTAATTAAACTTTTGAGAATCGGCACGTTGATTAGTTCGGCGGCGGCGACGGTGGTGCTGGCGGTCGTCATGTTAGTTTACGTAAAACTCAAAAATTTAAATTAAATACCCTCTTATTAATTGTTGACATTTACGGGTCATTCCACCATGAACCCGCCGCGCGACACCACGTCCGTCGTTTTCGCGGCCAAAAATTCGGCCTCCTTTGAGCTGCTCTTCGATCCCGTCGACATCGACAATGTGTTTTTTTGCAACATTGATCAGTTTAAAGTGTTTCTCAGAAACATCATTGCGGACGTGAAACGAATAAAGATTAATTTCTTCAATAGCCTCATCGAACAACTCATCTCTGTATATCAGGAGCGCGACGAACGCAACGAACACACCGAAATGCTGAGCCGCATACTGATGGCGACGACGATTGTCGTGCGCGACTTGCCGTCGAACGTTTACTTAAAAAAACTCAAACGCAACAAATTCACCGACAACATCAATTACCTCATCATTCCCAATTTTATTCTGTGGGATCACAACGTTATTATATTTCTAAACAAATGCTTTAATTCAAAGCACGACGCTGGCCTCATCGACATTAGTGGTCAGCTGCAAAAAATCAAATTCAATCACGGTATAATCAAGGACCAGTTTCAGAGCAAAAACGGCTATGCGGGCCAATTTCTGTATTCAACTTTCCTCAATACGGCCTCGTTTTACGCGAACGTGCAGTGTCTGAACGCGCCGAACGTGGTCGTACCGCCGAAAGCGAGCATCCAGCGCTACTACGGCCGCGACGTGTCGAACGTGCGCGCCTGGACCACGCGCCATCCCAACATCTCGCAGCTGAGCACGCAAGTGTCCGATGTGCGGCAGCCGAGTAACGGCACCGATTGGAACGTCAAAGTCGGCCTGGGCATATTCACCGGCGCCAACACTGACTGCGACGGCGACAAAAAAGTCATCACGTTCTTGCCGCAGCCCAACTCGCTCATCGACCTCGAGTGCCTGCTCTACGGCGACCCGCGCTACAACTTCATCTGCTTCGACAAAAATCGTTTGTCGTTTGTCTCGCAACAGATCTACTATCTCTACAAGAACAAACACAAGCTAGAAGCTGTGATCGCCTCGATGCCGGTGCTGCGGCAACTATGGTCCGCCAATCGGGATGCCGTCTTCGCCGCCCGACTTGATTTGCTGTTGCGCGACTGCGCGCTTGTGCTGAGCTCGAATATGAGCTACCTGCTCTTTCAACGCTTCAGCGAAATTATCGCCGACGAGGAGATGGTGTGCGGCGACGAGGAACTGTTCAATTTACAGGGCGCATTCAATGCTGTGATCAAGTGCGGTGCCAAGGGCAGTAAAGATCTGGTGCAGAGCACTAAAAACTACAAGAAGACAAAATGCTCGGAAATTGATTTGATCGCCGACCGCGCCATCAAGAGCCTCAACAACTACATCTCCTCACATAATCGCGTCAAGGTGGGCGGCGGCGACATTTACCACAACACCACCGTCCTCCAAAACGTTTACATCAAGAACGACAGCATCTGTTATAAGAACGATAATACGAAGTTGGCGCACATGTGCACGCTGCCCTCCGAGTTTCTATTCCCCGAACACTTGTTAGATATGTTTCTAGACGACGACGACGACGACAACGTATTCGCGCAAAACGTTATACCCCCATGAGTCATCATTTCCTATGTTTAATAATTCTAAAAAATAAAATTTAAATATATTTATTTTGTTTTTTTTATTTTAACAATCACACAGGGTACAGAAGTACATAGAGTGTGGAAAATTATACGATTCTACGTCTTTGATTGTGTACAGCGGCAGGCGGCACGTAGAACAGTAGCTGTCAAGATTTGTCACGATGTTATTAAAGTCGTCGGGTTCGTAGAAAACGTGATATGAGATCTTCAACTTTGCGCAACAGTCGGTGAAATAGTGTTTGTTTTCGGCCGCCACATACACAATGTCTTCGCTGCACCATTTGCACTGAAACTTTTTGTCTTTACACCAAAGAACGGCGAATCGCTCCGGTAAACAGTGGTGTTTCTTGGTTTTGCTTAAAAATAGATAGAGTATTATAAATTTCAAAGTTTGTTGCTTTGAGAGATTTGTCAGATCTAAGTTTATCAATTCGTATAGATCGTTAATGGCGTTATACTCTTCATAATTTTCGCTCAGATCGAATGCGTTCCAATGAAACAGACAACGTAGTACGGTTTCCAAATTTTGCGTTTCCTGCAAATAAGTGTACAGGTGACTTGTTTTCGGCGGCCCGGACGCGAACAATTGCTGCCGCCACAAATGTTCTCGCACGCACGTCGGTACGCTGTTGTCGGACACTAGCGCGTGATCTATGCTCGCTTCGAACGACAGCGACTGTAGACTACGCGCGCAGTGATTAGTTAAAGACATATTGATGTATCGTGAAGAGTGAACACCCACCTATATATACGATAATGACGACAACGAAGCACCGTTACATTTTATTAACAATATTCGCGTCGCCATTTTCGCCGTTCTTGAAGTGTATGTCGGCGAAATGCCTACATCCGGGAACGTTTATACAATCGACCGGTTGTGGTAATGCGTTATTACCAATGCTGCCATCATCGTTGGTGGCAACGTCATTTACAATATCGTAGCACCGTCCTGTGTCGCTGTAGTAAATCTCATTGGTGCGGCAATCTCGTATGCCGTTGCAGGGACGTAGCAAATCGCGCACGTACCTATGCTTTGAGCAATCAAAGTCGTCATGGGTGATGGCAGTAGGTTGCACCGAAGCGGTACAGCCGTCTTCGCCGATCGGCACGCACGTTTGCCAATAAACATTAAATTCGTGGTTTTTCGGACACCTTCGCAAGTCTCGCCCCTCATAATAATACGAGTCGCAGGTCGGGCCGGGAATTAGCGTATCCCTTAAAGCAGCATTCTGACGAAATACCCAAACCAGTAATGCAAATAAAAATAACAGCCACATAACTGTTTTTATCCATGATTTCACCATAGTGTGTGTGTGGCTTTAAATCACCAGTAATGATTACTAGTAATGATTAATAATAAGAAATAGGTTAAGGCCTGTGCGGTATACACTATCGCACTACACAATAAGAGGTTTCTTGAAACAATTGAAAATGTTTATTTATTTTACGTTCCTCGTACTAATTGTAATTGGATTCATTTTTGATAAAAATGAAGGATTCTCCAATATGTTGCTGTTCATGCTCTTAGTATTCATTGTATTTCTGCTCCTGCTGCAAGTGTATTACATTAAGGACGAGTCGACGACAATAGACATTCCTACCGGTAAAGCTAAGAGTATAAAAAAGAAACGTGATCTCGAGAAGGCGTTTGACGCAATTTTAAATAAGAATAAGAGCTCCGTCGACTAGCACACAATGGAGTTTTTTAAGAATTTCGTAAATCAAGTGTTCAGCAGCATGCCGGTGGCGGCAAAGGTGGCTATGGTTAATCTACATCTAAAGCAGTACATGAAAGATTTGGAACGCGACGAAACGTTCTGCCACAAGTTCACTCAAATCATCAAAATGTTTGTCCGGCGCGAAATCAGCGTACAGGACGTGTGTGACATACTCGACGCAGCCAACGGCATCAAACTAACTCACGGACAAATAGACTACTTTTGCAAGCAAGTGTACTACAACAGCCATATTATACACATTTTACGTTCGTTTATTAACTATCAGCATTTGACGGACGAAGAGATTAGTGACCTGTCACAGTTTTTAGTAAAGGAAATCGACAACGCCATAATTATTGATAAATAAAAGACAATGTACATCTCTCTATTTTATGATATTTATTTAACAAACCAAAGATATTAACATTCTTCGTTACACTTGATACATTTACTCTTCGTGTACGCTTGTATCAAAGCAGCAGCAGCAGCATTTTGCTTTGGTTTAACTTTATACAATGAAAACTGCTGCGTATGATTGACCGCCACCGTTTCTTCTTCTTCTTCTTCGTCGTTCCCCGATAAATTGTCGCCGTCGTCGTCGTCGTCCAAAATTTTTTTTGAGCTTTTTGAATTCTGCTTGACACTCTTAAGCATCGGATACTTGACGTCGTGCAGCTGTTCTTGCATGTACACGTTACAAATGTTATTAAAGTAATACTCAAATTCTTTGCGATCGCCAAATATTTGAATGAGTTCGTTGAAAAAGGTACACATAATGCCGACGTGCTTCAGCCAACTGACGCGAGCACCGCTCTCCCGAAACAGTTTTAACGGATAGGATTTTTGCGTGACACTGCCCGGTACATCGATGAGCAAATACGGAATGCGATCTCCGTTGCCGGGCAAAAAGTCCGTGCCCGAGGTGCTGAGTAGTTCGCGGCAGTGTTTCGCGATGGTAATGGGCTTCTTGCGAGCCGAACTCGTCGCCGTCGTCGTCGCCGCACTCGATTTTGTCTTTTTGCTAGTAGAGTTTTCGTTGTAGCTCATGCTAAAGCAGTAGTTGTTGTAGTTGTTGTCGAGCCCAAAGTCACGGTAGTGCTGCGACATCAAGTCGAACAGTAGTTTCAGTCCGCACGCAACGCTATGGCCCATGAGATATGAATCGACGACTCTGCGAAACGTTTTACGCATAAAAATGGGCATATCCTTCTTCACCAGCCATCCCTTGTACTTGAGACGGTTCTCGCTATTCAAATAGCAATATTTTTTTTTCTTCAACAATATCAAACTCGACATTACATTTTCTAGGGCCATCTTGTAGCCGACCCATCCGGCGTTGAGCTTTTTTAATACGTAATCGTTAATGATGTCGCGTATCATTTTTTCCACGTCTCGATTCTGCACCTCGCGTTCATCGAACAGCACTTGAATGAAAGACGAGTCCGTGTCTCCGTAGATGACCTTAAACCGGACCGAAGATAGATTAAAATCTTTCAGTATGTCGACATCGTCGCTGGCAGCTTCAATCTTGCCGATGGCTTCCATTAACTTTTCGCGGCCGATCCGAGTCACGTAGTTGGCGAGCGGCTTAAAGAAAATGCCAAAGTAGCCATAGATGCTGTTAGCGATACGCTTGACCGCATTCTGAGTTTTATCGTACAAATTGTAGAGGAACGAGCCGGGCTCGAATCGATCGCGTTTCTTCTTGTATGTCGTGCGCAAATCCAACAGTGTCTTGAGGAGCTTTGGATTGATGGCATCGCGATTTTTAACGAGATAAACATACCCGTCCTCGGCGACAAACACATTAGACAAACATATACCTTCCTGCATCATAATGGATAGATAGAGCGAGTTAAAGTCCAGCGTGACAACCCACTTTTTAAAGCCCGGACTCGGCGAGAGCACTTTTCCGCCCGTGTAGATGCACTTTTGTTTCTGGTGACACAGTTTGACAGCATCGCCGGGTATGTCGTCGACGGCGATGGGCGTGCGTTTCAGCTGGGTCAAATCCACGACTTGCGCGTCGGCAGTGCCGCCGTCGTGCGTGCGCTTGCGGCCCGAAGTCACGCTCAGATCGTACTTGTTGAAAAAGTACGGATCGGGCACTGCTTTATTGAGTGTTTCGTCGAAACGTGTGTTGTTAATGGCGTTATAGAAGAACACTACGTTCACTTTATGCGAAATGTTGCTGAGTAGATCGTCGGTGCTCAAGTATAGAAGCGCGCATTGCGTGTACATAAAGTCCATCACTTCGATCTTGAGAAAGATATCGATTGGTAACACACAATCCTGCACGTTATACTCGACGATGCGTTGCATTTGCTTGCGCTCATACAGTTTTAGCATTTCGCTGATGGGCAAGTCAACTTTGTTGTTATTCAAATAATGCTGGGCCACGGTGTTAAGTTGGAAATTTTCCACATCATTCTGCTCGGAATCGGTGCTCAAGAATTGATAAAGATCTACGTGCGTGTAGTACGTCAAGAAATGGGCGTTTAGTTTATTTTGAAATTTGTCAAAGAGCGCTTTGGTTTTCATCTCGACCGGCTCGAGGTCGTATCGTTTTATCTTGACAATGTCTGAGACTCGAGCAAATTGAGTGCGACGCACAACCGACGCCGGCCATTGTATTTTCGTCGCTCTGTCGACAAGGAAAGGCAAGTCAAATTTGTCGCCGTTGTAGTCCAACAAACAGTCCATGTTGATGAGGGGCATTAGTTTAAAGAAGGCAGCGATCATCTCGAGTTCAGTGTCGAATCGGCACACTTGAACGTCCGCCTGTTTGACACCGGCGAATTCGCTCATGTCGTCCATTGTGCCCGGCGGCATATGGTACAGGCATATCTTTATGGTCTTCTTGTCGCGTCTCGCCACGACACCAATTGAGATTATGGGATCGATGGCGGCATTAGAAAAGCGATTGCCGCTTGAATATGTCTCTATGTCGTAGCAAGCCACCACCGGCACTATTTCCCGCGACAACAGGTCGGGATCGAGAATATCGATGGACGCCTGAATCGCATCAAAGTCGGTGAACGAGCATTGCAGCCTGTTCTCTAGGCATTTTTGAGCACGCCTAAACTTTACATACTGCCCCTCTTTTAGGCCCGTTTGCGTGTGTACTCTATTGATGTCGTTCAGGAACGAGTCCAAGCAAAATTTGTTGTGTTGCGCAGTAGCAGGACCGCGTTGGTACTTGACAATATTGATGCGCTCGCTGTGCACGCCCCGCAGACCGGGCATCACCATGTTTTTGAAGCTGACACATTTGTTATAGCATGCCGTGGTCGCGTGTGTGTTAAAGCACTTTCGATACGAGTATAGAGCGCATTTAGTTTCCATGTAGAACTGGTACAGTTCGCCATTAGCGAGGTAACCGGTGAATAACACAATTAAGTAACCATCCTTGTACACCATTCGCGTTATTCGAAACACATCCTCCGTGCCGATTAAGACTACACCGCGGCGACTGCCAAAACTTTTCAATTTTCTCTGCAGCGCCTCCCAGTCGACCAGGGCGAACATTATGAGTAATCGCTATCGCAGCACGCCCAAATACAAAAACACCGATGTCAGCGCGAGTACAGTGCAAAACTTGCTGCAAACTATCAACAATATGAGCCAGCGCTGCAAAGGACTTGCCAACACTGACGATATTGTGCAGCGAGTGCGAGCTATTATACTGATGCATCGGCCGCATCTCGCCACGCGCATCGATTTACAATTGCCCGAACTGGCCATGGAAGCCTTCATGCCCAACAGTTCGAATGCGAGCCAAATAACGCACAATTTCAATTACAAATATGATTACAACACCAATATGCCCTATAATCCCTTTATGCAACAACAACAACAACAACAAGCACCGCCGTCACTCGGGCTTCAAACAACAACAACAACAACACCATTGCAGTCATTCACTTTCAATACGGCGCCCGCATCTTCCGGAGTCGCTGCTGACACAGTCCCCGCGCCCTCGGTGCCCGAAACGAGGGTCGTCACCGCACCCCTGAGCATCGAGTCCGAAGACCTGAGTAATTTGAGCGTGCTTTATGCTAATGCACAACGATCGCCCAGCGTCGCATCGTACAAGCAGCTGTTGCGCCAAATGATCTTTATCGTGCGCAAGTACATTCGTTACGAGCAAATCACCGTCAGTCTAGAGCTACTCGAAACGTTTGACAAACTTCAAACAACCAACGATCTGGTCGAGTTGCTGCAGTGCATTGAGCGCGAGACGAGATGGTCCATCCCCAATGGTTCGAATGTGTGTCGTCTAATTTCAATGCTGGTGACGGCCTACTGTAGAATCGTGAGCTTGGTGACTAATCGCGAATTTTCAATTTCGACCATTAAAACCGAGGAACGCTTGCGTGTAAGCGTCATCGAGGTCGAACAAGCCATCGCCGATTTGATTAACAGGCCGGCGGTCGCAACTGATTTGCCGCCGAAACAAGAGACCGACCCAGTGATTGCGGAACAAATCAACACGCTCAACACAACCTTGCAGCAATCGAACGATCAATTAATTCGTACTCAAACAACAATAGCCACTCTTCAACAACAACTGGCAACCGTGCAAAATCAAAATTTGACCCTAACCAGTGACTTACAACAAACTAACGATCAATTAGCGCGAGCTCAAACCACAATAACCTCACAACGACAACAATTGGACTTGGCGCAGAGTCAAAATTTAATTCTGAATAACGCATTTTTGCGGTTACAAACGTTTTTTGAACATAGAAGCGGAGCAACAGCAGCCGCCGCCGCCGCCGCCGTTGCGGCTAATGGTAATGAAATGGAAACGAGTGCCGATACGAGCAACGTTGAAGATCTAGTCACGCGATTAATCAGCAATTACACGCAACTGCAATCGCAGCAATCTCAACTGCAATCGCAACAAACACAACTACAATCGCAGCAAGCGCAAAATGAGTCGGTGCTCTCGCGACAGAGTAACGAGTACGCTGCATTGAATCAACGCTACCTCGAGAGCGAGAGTGCGCTGGCGGCCATCCAACTAAAACTCAACTCGTTCGAAGACGTCCAGTCTCAATTGCGTGCAGCTCAGGAGCGAAATCAACAATTGCAGCAACAACTGACGTTGCAGGTCGAAGAATACAAAAAGTTACGCGACGAGTACTCGGTGTTGTGGAAAGAGACGCGCAAGCCCACGCATAAAGTTAGAGGTGTTCCGCGTCGAAGCGACCTCTCGCGGGTAAACAAATCGACAGCCAAATTAGTTCAGAATCAAGAGACGCTCATTAAAGAGCGTCGAAAGATGGGCAACGTCATAAAAGAACTGAGAGAACGACAGAAGGAAAATGTCGAGCAGTACGAAAAACTCGTGCGCCAGATGAGAATAGATCTGCAAGAATCGCGCTCTCGCATCGATATTATGGCCAGTAACCAGGCGGCGCTGAGCACCACCGATCTAAAGCTGCTCAATACAAAAAGCAATCAAGCACTAATCGATCAAGTGTCGGCGCTTCGAGCGGAAAACGAATCGGTACGAGAGATGTGCAATCGAGAATTGGCACGAGAGAGCACCGACCTCAGAGAGCGTCTAACTGACTCTAAGAATGCTATAGACAGTCGTATCGACAAACTCATGAACCAGATCGACCCGTTGACCGCTAGAATTGAGCAAACCACTTCCGACATACAGCAGTTTGAAGTGCGTTACGAACAACTTGCCAGAAGCAGCACTCAACGCAAATAATTTAATAACAATAAAATCATATTATTAATCAAAAAAAAACAATGTGTGTGTGTCTATGTGTTTATTTGAATTTATTTACAAATAATATATAACAAATACATTCAATTAATATTATTAGACGCCTTCAAAAGTATCCGAGTCTAATTCCATCTTGGTCAGGCCCAAAACGTTATAGTTCTTAGTCGACAAATCAACAGCAACATAAATGTACACTGTTAAAATGTCATTTTCAATGAGCTCGTTCAACTGATTCAAATCTGTTTCGAGTTTTTCAAGCTTTTCCAGTTTATCGTTCTTCTTGTCGTTTTGTCGCACATAGAACGAGCCTCGCACCCATTCCTCGCTCTCGTTCTTCAGCATGTAAGATATTGAGAATCGTTCCGAACTTTGGCGCTCCACGTTAATCTTGCTGACGACGCCGTGCAAAATACGCTTGTTCGACCTGCTAATGCTCGAGACGCTCTCGGGGTCCTCGTTAATGAGACACGCAGGTTTCACAACAGCCAGCGACAGATGCGTAATGTTTTGGATGGAAAAATTCTTGTAGTTTCCGTTGCTCTGCTGGCATTTCACGCGACACAAATTAAACATTTGATTTTGTGCGTTGTGAAAAAATTCGAGCAAATTGTGTTCGGTGAAAATTGTCTCGTCTTTGATACACGCGCTCCATCGCTTGAGGTTGGCCATGCACTCGATTTGCACATGTTGACAGTTTTCATACTTGTCGCCATAGTTTACAATAAACACCGCCTTGTACGAATCGCTGTCGAGTACTTTGAATCCATACTTGAATTTAACCGCCACCGACACGGTGTCTTCACTGTCGAAGTCGCCCTGTTCGACGAAACGCTTCACAACCACAACTTTTTCACTATCCTTACATTCGGTCGCCTTGGCGATGCCGAGACGTTTATTTTCGTAGACGAGTTCGATTTCGTAGGTCGCATCGATGCGCAGAGTTTGAAAGTGACCGGCGTTGCCGTAGTAGTTTTTCGAAACGTTCTCAATTAAAAATTTAAATAAGTAAAAAGCTTCATTGTTGACGCAGTACATGTTCTTCGTCACCAATTGGCCCGTCACAGTTTTACCAATTTTTTTTGTTGTCGAATCGCTGCTTGTCGTCGACACGTTTGATAGGCGTTTCTGAGGACTGCCACTACCCTCCGTGCCGGTGCGCACGCGCTTCTTGGCACTAACGTCCGCGTCGTATTCCCTTGTTTCGTCAACGCTCAATGGACGCTTGATCGCACCGCTACCGTCTTCGCCCATCAGCTGCTCCATAGTTTTCTCTATCGACGACGACGACATGGTGCGCTGGCGTATGTTGAACACTGACAGGGTTGAGGTGTCGCCCGAAAGCAGAGAGCACGCTTGGAAAGATTTGATTATTGACACACTTCTCAACGCTCCCTTGGACAGTACGTATCGTACGATGATCGACAAGGCAAACTTTGAAAATTTCGACTACAACAGGCCGCTTATATACGAAATTAAGGATAAAGTGCTCTTGATAACTAATGACAATTTGAACCGAGCTCTCAATAGACCTGTCGGTACGCTGTCCGTTTTCAATATAATGTCAATTCATGTGTTACTCGCTTTTATTTGCTCCATTCTTCTGACGGTAGTGATCGCGTATCAATTCGAATCGAAAAATGACATTATCGCCAGTTTTCGATAATTTAAAAAAAGATCTCGACCGCCTCAAAAACCAACTGAATCATTATAATCAGTGTGACGTGCGGCGAGCTCGAGACCGCCTAGATCGGCGGCGACGTCGCGTACGCGATCGCTGCTATTTCAAAATCAAAGAGATAGACTTCAAGTTCAATTTGTGCCGCAACGTCAATGTGTTTCTCGACTTGTGTGGCGGACCGGGCCAATTTGCCAAATATGTTTTCGACGTCAACGACGACTGCAAGGGTTACGGCGTAACGCTGCGCAACCATTGCGACTACAATTTTTGTCATTCCAACTTTCGTAAAATGTATGGCTGCTTTGACACGGGTGACATTTTCGACACCAACGTTCTGTTCGAGTTAATGTATTTTTGTCGGGGCAAGTGCGATTTGGTGTTGGCCGACGGCGCTTTCGATGTCGCCGGCCGCGACAACGATGATCAAGAGACGCTTTCTTTATCGCTGATTCGCAAAGAGTGCTCGGTGATACTCGAAACGCTGCGCGTCGGCGGCAGCTGTGTCGTTAAAATCTTCGACACGTTTAACAACTCCACAATAAGTCTATTGCAGAATTTTGTTAATCACTTCGAGCAGTATCACCTATACAAACCGACGCATTCGTGCGCCGCCAATTCTGAAAAATATCTAGTGTGCAAGGGAAAACTTGCTCCGCGAGCATCAACATTAGCAGCAACGACGACGACGACGCCCGAGATCGTATTCAATGCTCAAACGCGCAAGTTTGCCCGCCAGCAAAAGAGAGCACTCAAACGATTGCTGGCCATACTCGAAAATGATGCGCGCCTCGACGAAAATCATGACGAGCGACCTACCTCCGCCCGCGTACTTTAGAGACGCCCGAGCTCGCCTCGCCACCTACGAGAGCAGTTGCCTGACGCGCGACTACGTACGCGATCTGGCCGCGAGCGGCATCTACCGCGACCCACTCGACGGATACAAGTGCGCCTTCTGCTCGCTCTACCTCAAAAAACTCAATGCTCGTCACATCAAGTATCACACGTTTTCGACGTGCCCCATGGCGACGCGACGCCTTTTCGAAAACGAAGCGCTGCGCAAGGAGTCCTTTCGCAAGTTTAAGACTTCGCGCATACACTACCGAGATGAGTACGAACAGCTAGCGAAAAATGGATTCTACTACTATGGCAAGAAAGTCGAAATCCGCTGCTCGTCGTGTCACATTGTAATTGTCAAACTGAACAAACACGACAACGCTCAGCATATCCATCGTCGCTGGTCGCCCGAATGCAAATTCAACATGCCATCCGCGCCCAAATGGGAAGATTTCGACGACGACGACGGCGATAATGGTGGCCACAACGCCGACGTTCATTTCCTCTATCCAAAATTGCCAGAGAACGATGACACAATGGTTAATTTTGGACCATCGACTTCAACGACAACGACAACTTCGATCTCGCCGCGCGATGACATAATGTGCAAAATTTGTTTTGAGCGCGAACGAGACACGTGCTTCATCCCATGTCGTCACGTGTCCACATGTTCCGAGTGTGCGAAACGATGCAAAGTGTGCTGTATTTGCCGACAGAAAATAACCGACAGGCTTGAAGTATTTTTACAATGAAAATGACTCAAGTATTTTTTTTACAATCCGCTCCTCTCTTTAATATAAAAACGTTAAACGATCTCGAAACTTGATCCATTTTCAATGTCATCTCACATGAAATCGGTCGGCGATAAGCTCGTCGTCGCCAATACACTGGTTGACACCGTCAAGTCTATCACTTACTCGGTCAATCATATCATACGACGAGTCTCGGTGCTGAGCGAAAAAAATTTGGCGGTGCGCGTGCATGTGTTTGGGCAGCATGACACCGCCGCCGATTTGGAGGACATCAAGTACCACTATCCGGGCGTAGCGAGCGATGTGAAATTCGGCAAGCTGCATCGCCACAGCTTCGTCAACGTGCTTCTCTTCGACGGCAACCGCCGCCCGTATTTACGGCGGATGCGTGTGCAGGATCGGCTGTACTACACGCACCATCACTACGCCAAATATTACGTGTACGGCCAGGTGCCGGCTGTGATTCAAAAGACCGACATTTCCGAGTTTATGCAACATCTGTACGTGAGCGCGCCCATCTTCGACGACAGCGGCAAACTTGTTTCGGTCGTGACCGACTACTACGTCAACGATCAGAATCAGTGCGTTCTGCCGATAAGCGGAGAGGCGGGCGGCACGCAGGGCACCCTCTGCATCGACGGCTTCGTGTACGTGACCGAGCCTGAGGACAGTTTATCGTATCGGACGATTCAAATAGTGTCGCGCATCGACGTGTATGTAGCGTATGATAAGAAGAATGTGTTCATTAATTTGCTATATAACGGTGTGACAATTAGTAAATTGCGCATCCGAACGCTGTTCGCCGCTAATGTGTTGATTCTGTAGATTTTAATTAAATATTTTTAATTATATTTTTGTTTTATTTCCAATGATGTCATCAAAAAATTATAAATGTGTCAACGACATGAATCAGATTTCATGCGAAATATTACGTTAGGAATCACCACTAGAACTAGGTCCAGATGCGTCATTTTCATCGTTGGTGCTCGTCTCCTCGTCGTCGTCGTCGTCGTCGGTATCGTTTATATCCACGTCAAATTTGTTGAGATAATGTTGGGTGCTTTTGTATGACGAATGGTTCATAAGCTTGGCGACGCGCTGCAGCGGCACGCCCTTGTTATATTGGTTACTGCATAAGTAATGGCGAATCATGTTCGATCGCGGCCTGTCCATCTCGACGCCAGCCTCCTCGAACAGCCGCTTGAAATCTTTGAAGGGCGTCGAAGTGTTTTTGGAGATTTGAAGAATGGTCGGGTGTTTGGCGTAGATTTCGCGCGCCAACATCAGCGGCGCCAACTCGAGTCTGTGCAGTGGATTGAGACGATCGCGCTTTCGTTTCAAATTAATTTTGCTGCGCACTTTGCCGTCCTTAATGATTGCGTCCAAATTTTCGAGGCTGATTTGGCGCGCTTCGTTGATGCGCGTACCCGTGCCGAGCATAATACAAAATATGATGGCGCCTCGCAACAGACCCCTATCGTGTACGTAATCGCTATTTAAGTACTTGATTCGACGCTTTATGCAATCGATCACCGTGTCGAGTATATGTTTCAGAACAATGTTCTTCTCCTTGTTGCGGATATTTTTGATTTCTGTGTCGCGCGGCAACATAACTTCCTTTGGAATGCGGTACTCTTCGATGCCCATGCAGTTGACGTAAAAGTTTACGGTCAGCTGTAGCGTCTCTTTGGTCACCGAGCGCAACTCATGCATACGGATGCACAATTCCTCGGGATCGACCACCGGCTTTTGTTGTTCAATCATATCGAATTCCACGTTGAGGTCATACGTACTGATTTCGTCGAGATGCGCCTCGTCGATTAGGCAATAAATGATTTTTATAAACCGAGATTTGTAACTTTTCAAGGTGGTCGGAGCGAAGGGTTTGTTAAAAATAAACTTGGACCACCGACCATTGCGCACCTTGTCGGGCGTGCAACGCTGCCGGTCGGTGGCGATTTGAAATATTGTCTCGAACCTGAAGTGACTCTGTATTTTAGATTTCCAGCAATTAAACGAATACTCATTTCTCACATTATTTGTTTTATTAAATATGTTCTCGGTCATGCTAAAACATGTAACTAGGTCTAACAATGGATTTTTGTCTGTCTCTTAATATAACAAAGTAATAAATGGCGTACAGCAGTACTAGTATGCAGAAAAATGTCAGCATGCCCACCACTAGCGCGTCGTACATTTGCTGCTTCGTAGCCGGCGGCTCCTGCGTCGTTTGCCGTGTTTCGAGACTGTCGCGAACATTAATGTCTATCTTTGGTTTATCCTCACCGCTGCCGTGATTTTTAGAGGGGTCGGCTCCTTTATTGGCGCCGTCGACTTCATTGTCGGACAAGTCGTTTAATGCCAACTTTAGAGGGATGTAATCGACTTTACTCGAAGCGCCCAAACGTTCGTACGGAACGTCGAGACTCATTGTATGATGTCGGTTTTATAATTTAACTGTTGCAATATAAATCTTCTTAATGCTTCATTTTCGAACGCCAATTCGGTCAGTTGTTGCTGACACGTATTTTTGGGCTCATTAACGATGGGTTTAGTCAGCGGCATGGTGAGCATTGTTGCGCTCTGAAACACACTCGGCTTTTTGCCCGAATTCGTGGCTAGCGTAGCGATAAACTTAAAGATGTTCGTGGTGGCGGACAGGGGCGCCATGTAGCTAATGTTTTCTTTTAAACTGAGAATGCGCGACTTGTTGGTTTCGTTGAGCACATACAGATAGTAGTCACTGCCGCCGGCGAACAGGTCGTCGATCACGTTATTGATGAGCGCATTGATCATGTGCACGCGCGAATTGCCGTGCGTTCGATTGCCGCTGTTGATTATCTCTTGAATATTTGCGGGAATGTTGGCACGCTGTAGCAGCAGTGTCAGGTAATCGCTAGCCAGCTGCTGATCGAACGGCAAAGGAATCGGAGTGTTGGTACTGACCGCCTGCGCGATCTGGTACTGCACCGCGTAGCCCAAATGGCGGGCCGCCTCCTCGACGCTGCCGCTGGCCAAATGATCGCCGCCCTTGTTGTAAAATTTTTGCGCGTACGACGGCAACACGCTGTACACAAACGACGCTTTAAAAATATCGCTAGACACCGGCTTGTCGCCGAGCTCCTTCTGAAGACGTTTGTAATTGCTCATAAGGCTGGTGTCGCTGTCGAAACGTTTAGTCACGTTCACGTCGACCGGATACGTCTCGATGCAGACGTTTCGAATGGTATTGATGAGGTTAAGCATTTGGGGAGTGAGCTGCGACATATCGTTGGTGCGATAGTAGCGCACAATTTTGTTGACGTAATCCACACATTTGTCCATCCACGGCTCGCTGCCGGTCATTACGATATTGCTTGTCGCAGCCGCCGCCGTCGCCGCCGCCGCCCCGGATCTAGATAAAGTATTTGGCGACCGCGCTTGACTGGTCATATTGTTTTTTAGTTCTTTTATGAGGACAAAATACAATTTGCGGATTACTTATCATATAATTGTTATTGAGGTAGAGGAGGAGAATCATCATAAAAATAAACAGTACATAGTACCAGGAAAAGTAAAGGACATTCATGAATAAAACTACTATTGCCATTGTAATGAGAATGGTTTGCACACTTTTCCGTTTGCACAGTATGCTTTCGCAGTTTTTGAATGCGACATTGAACTGATTTTCGCCCAGGACGAACGAGCGCAACTCATTCTTACAGCACTCGTCACATAGCATCATCACTAGAATAATGTTGCCGTCTGTGTGAACCCGTTGGAAAGTGCGCGGCTGGCTGCCAGGATGAAATTCAAACTGATATCCGTTCGATATGTTTATTTGAGCGTAATAGTGGGCGAGAAGGGTGCCGCAAGTCTTTCGCACTCGTACTTTGCACACTTTGATTACGTTTGTGTTTTCGCTACGATCAATCCCGTCAAATACGTAATGAATCAAGAGGTCGGCATCATATTTGATCCTCTGTAGTGTCGTCAAGTTTTTGGCGTTTGGCTGGCTTCTCGTTAAGCACGTTGGTACTGACGTGGTCGTCGTCGGCGGCGACTTTTCTTGTAACGCTAGCTCTTCCTCCATCGTCGTTTGCGGATGCGTTGATATCGCCGTCGCTGTCTGTAGAGGAGTCGTCTGATGAGAACATGATGGCGTCTCTGTTTGATGCGAACGCGGATTTGAACAATTGGCTGTTGGCATGTTGCTCTTGTTGTTCAACCGGCTCGTCTAACATCTTATCAGTAGCGGTATTAACATTTACGATGTCTGAGTAGATCAGTTTAAAGATACAATTGCCTTTTTTCAATATAGTGGGTTTAGTGTTGAAAAGAATCACATTTATCTTGTTGCTGTTCTCGGTGAAATTGTAGACAATCACGTAGTTGCCGCAAGCAATCGTGTTGCAAGCTCGCTGCGCCAAGTCATTTAGCAGTTGCGTGTCCAAGATGTTGAGACTGTAAGCGCCGACGGCTAGTTTTTTTAAGTGATATTCTTCTCGAACAATAAACGAGAGCACATTTTTGTCGGCTTCCTTGTCCAGAGTAACGTGAACAGAAATGTCGACGGTGCCGCTGTTGCTGGTGGCCATTATTCTGATTCTACTCTTTTCAATATTCTACTTAATAATATATTCAGATTATAATGAACAAGACTTTGAAAACAAGCTGCGCGTGATCGTCGAATACTCGAAACGCACCAACGCCGAACATCCTCTGCCGCCCGTCTTGCACTACGTTTCCGAAGTGGACGCCCACACCTACGTGGTGTGCTCGCTCAACACGTCGGACTTGAGTGTCGTCGCCGAGGAGACGCACGACGATCGCGTCGAAACGTTTAATTTCCTCGAGCAACAATTCGAGCCCACCGAGCCGGTCGACGTGCGGGTGCGCGCCCACGAAAGCGGCGACCCTCGCAAGTACGAACTGCGCGGGGACGACGGCTTCATGACGGTCGACTGTCCCGCCGACGAGCGCTTCGACGAGGCGCTAATGCGTTGCGTGCCGATACCGCCGTGCGACGGCCGGGCCCCCGGCATGTACGGTCTCACCGAGCGTCTCATCGATTCTCTCGTACTCAACCATCGCGTACCGCGGCCCAACGTAGACGAAACTAAAACACATCCAACGATGTATTTGCGTTGTCTCGAAGGAGGGTCACACATCGTGGAAGAGTGTCCCAGCAATCATCTGTTTGAGGGCAACGAGTGTGTGTTGCGTAACGATTGCGAAAACCGACCCGATGGATTCCTGTTGCCCGTTTTCCCCGCCGACCTCAACATCAACGAGTACATGATTTGCAAAGACGGCAGCACCGAAATCACGTTTTGCTTGTTCGGTCAAATATTCGATCGACGACTGCTCGTATGTGTCGACGCGGACCCGTGCGCCACTCACGGCGCCGGCTATACGTACATCACCGACGACATCGGGCCGGCGCAGTTCTATCGCTGCTCCGCCAACGACGTCGTCGAACTCATCACTTGCATCAACCGCATCTTCGTCAACGATCGGTACGAGTGCTCAGGAGACGCGCGCTGCTCCCACTTTCCCAACGGCACCGGCACACAAATGCAAGTTTTCGAAGACGACGTGTGGTCTTTCGACGAAGGCGTATTAATTTGTGACAATTATAATGTCATTAAGAATGTAGTGTGCGACACCGAAAACATTTTGAGCGAGAAGTTGTTTAACGACAAGTTCAGCGTAAACGTACACATTCCCGCCGAAATGTATGACGCTAACAGTGGAGAATGCGTACCGTTCGACAAAAGTAAGTTGAGAATCTCAAGTGAGATCTACGGCATCGAAAACGTACCCAACGACTATGAAGTGGCGTTTACCACGGCTTTTGTTGGTCGAACCGATCGTGCGATCGAGCTCCTCGACACGGATCGTTTGGACGGCAAGGTGGTGTACGCGCGCGATCTCAATATGATTGGCATAAACTTCGTGGACGGAGAGGAGATCGATTGTTACGGCGAGCATTTGTTTGATCCGTTCGAGGGTACGCGTCTGAATGAGTGCGTCGAAAATGAGCTGCAGCGCGCGATCGCATTAACGCCCAACCAGTATTTGGCGCCCGTCGAGATGCAGGTGCGCGTCGACGATGATTACGATCACTATTGTGCGCGACAGCTCACAACAAATTTCGTAAATTTTGATCATTTTACGACCCAAATTAACACCAATATACTACATTCCGACGTTTGTGGTGAAATTTTGAGTAAAATACACAACCAATATACTACGATGAGCTCCAAATATACTACGAAATCGTTCGAATATAATTACGAAAGTGTAAAACAGCCAAAATATATTGAACGATATGTGGCAAATATACCAAATATACAAAAAGCAAAGATCGTCGAAAGTATGGACGTCGACGTCGACGTAAAACCAATGTTTGATTTATTTGAAAGATACCAAGTAATTGATCCGCTGTTCAATCCGTGGTCGGTACGCGACTTGCCCGACACTCCGCCCGAAGATACGGGAATTGGCTCGCCAGGTGGCGGTAGCGGCGGCGACGGTGGTGGCGGCGACGACGATGACATACCTACACCAACACCGCCGCCGCCGCCGACCCTCACGTTGGCCGATAAACAACTCAGCTATACTTGTTTTTACGCGATACCTACGTTCAAATTATCAGCGTGTCACGTAGTCGACGATCATATCAAACTGGCTATTCGCGATTTGCGCAACAACATCAGCGTAGACGAAGAGTGCAAACAAGCCGAAGGCTTGGCAAATATTATTAATGCCTACGCCTACTTGAAAGAAGGCATAAGCTGCCGGTCAACGTACAACGACGGCGAGGGCATTAAGGTTCAGTTGTCCGAGGGGAAAACTTTTGCAAATATTGATACACAATCCAACGACGGAGTGCAGTACAATAAGTGGATATATAATCATCAAGGCACGATTATGGCGTGTCCCGATCACGCTTTGAAAGATGATTTTACATGCGACCTCGAAGAGGATCGGTTATATTATTTGCAAGATCTACAAGAGGCATTTTGAGATAAAATATACAAAAACATTAGATATAATCATTTTATTTTAATTAACAATCTATAGTAACATTTATTAATATTATATAATAATATAAAAAAATAAAAAAATTTACATTTTAAGTTTATCTACTAGTGTTTTTTTGAATTTTTCTGCTGGCTCCATTGTAGTTGTAATATTTTGTTTCTCTTCTTCTGGTTCAATTTTAATTTTGCGCTTTTCGCCAAGTCTAATGTCACTGATAGCATTAGAGGCGGCGGTGTCGCTACAAATAGAAGTAGATGGCGCGGTAGAGAACACCTTAGATGTAGCAATAGATTTTTCTTTTGAGGGTGCGTTCTTGTTAGATGGCTTGTCGGTAACGCTGCTCTTGTCGTTATTAAATGTTTTAATGGTGTTTATTGTTGTGGTCATGTTGCCCATAAAACGATGTTGGTATTTGTGTAAGTCTTGATAATCGGCGGTTAACTTTTGAAGATCAACTAACAGTTTTTTGTTTGCTTGCTCCAAAAAAGTGTTTTTCTTAATTTCACTGCCGAGCTCAGCTTGTTTACGCTTCAGTTTAACTATTTTACTTTCCTCTTGTGCGACATTAGAATTTAATTTGGCGAGATCGTTTTCTTTATTTTTAATCTGTTGGTTTAACAAATTGAGTCTATCCTCTTTAGTATTCACAATAGACTCTTTGAGTTTAACTTTTTTGTTCAAAATGTCGACACTCCTTTTTTTAATTTCAATATGATTGTTCAAATCCACCATATGTTCCTCGAGTTCGGAAACTTTATCATTCATCTCTGAAACGTCATTATTCAACCTTGAAATTTCATCGTTTAGATTTGACACTTGCTGATTCAGACTTCCAACTTGACCGTTTAAACTCTCAACTTGACCGTTTAAGTTCTCAACTTGTCCGTTTAAGTTCTCAACTTGACCATTCAACTGTGTAATGTTGCGCTCAATTTGCATCGAGAGATCGAGTGCGCTGCTGTTTTCAGAATTCAATAGGTCAATTTCGTGCTGCAAACGACTCAGCTCTGTCACGGCAACAATACGGGCTTCAAAAGTTTCATCGTCGTCGTTGGGCGCGTTAACGCTCAATTGGTTATTAGGTAACTGTCTATTGTCGTGCTCTCGAGACAAATCGATGATTACGGGTACATCCGTTGCTAGGATTGAGGGCGAATGCTGACTACAAGCCGCCGTCGTTGCCGCCGTCGACGTCGTCGTCGTCGTCGTCGTCGCCGCTGCCGTTTGCGTAAACAAGTCTTGTGATCGCTGGGATGATAAGTTAAAAGGATAGAGCGATTCAACCAACATTTTCAAATTCATGCTGCTTGTACTTGTCGACATTCGGCTGATAGCGTTTGCGGTGAACTCGATGGAGAACACATTATTCTCGTTGACAGAAATCAAACGTAGTTTGCTACACTCATGACGACACGTAGGACAACGCACAAATTTCTGCCGACCACGGTGAAGTCCCTTTACACACCCCACACAAAATGAATGATTGCACTCGACCAACGACACGAACGGTACAATGTATATGGGAGACGAAGCCGCCGCGCGAGGATCGACGGTCACGTCGTTGAGGCAGACAGAGCAGGTAATTGTTACTGTTGCCATGGTAGTGTTAATACTGAAACGACCATTCTCAAGATCGTACTTTTATACCAAAATTCTGCTTGATAATCAGTAATTTATCAGCATTTTTTACAACATCCGATTACTAATCAGATTACTCTTAGATAACACAATAATAATAATAATAATTAAATATCAGATTATGTGGCTACGGGTATAGGTCTGACGGGCGGGGTGACTTCTTCTTCGCGGGGCAATACGCGAGCTATAGGCAACGGTCTGAGACTGTTAGCCGTCACAACAACTTCACTACCGAGTATGAGGGGCACCACGACGGGGAAAGGCTCATAGCGCGCCAGCGATTTTTGAAGGGCCACAGAGTTGCCACGGAATTTCAACACGTTTTCAATTTGCAAAAAGTTTTGGTTGTATCCCGAGCGGTACTTTGGCTCAACGGGATTATATAATTTCACGTCGGCAACGAGACCCGTGTTGTCGATGCGGCACGTGGCGCAATTGCGAAACTCTAACGTCTGGTCCTCGATGGTCATAGTTTCGGGAGCGACGCACTTGTTTATCAGATTCTGTAAAAAGCCCGGCATTCTGCTGATCGTCTGTTCGGCGATGTCGCTTTCGTCGCTGACGCCGTACACGCGAGTGCTGTTCTGACTGACCCGCGAGCAATAGCGAGTGGGATCGGTGAGGGCGAGCACGCTCAGCGTATTATTGTACAGGTTTTCAACGATTTTGTATATGTCGGTCTGGAAGCTCTCGTTGTATTGCAGCATTTGACAAACGCGCTCCTGCTTAGTCCTGTCGCCGTATATCATATGGAACACCAGCTGCTCGGGCAGCGACATCGAATTGATCTTCAGCACCGTTTCGTAATTTTCGGCAGTGGGAATGAGGATTCGGTCTATTCCCTCGGCCTTGTCGCTGACAAGACTTTTGCCGACAGTGCGGAAGAACGTATTGCCCTCGCCGTCGGGAATGGGCATGGCCATCTTCTCTATCTTGAAACGAATCGAGGCATGATATTCGCAAATATACCAGCCGTCGTCTTGACTCGAATCGGGCGAGCACGGACTGCCGTAGGTGCGGCAGGCGTCGAAGGGCTGAACCGCGCCGAAGATGCAATAGTTGCGCAGTCGCGTAGTATTCGCAGCGGTGGGCGCTAGTGCCATGGCTAGTATCGAAAATGAAATCTCTTATTCAATAAATTTCAGCCAAGACTTGCTGTATATTATTTTAGATTCTTATATTTCCAAAAAGTTTACAGTCAGCGAGGAGTATTATGATTTTGTGGACGAGAATAATGTGCGCACTCGTTTCTCGAACGGAACCTTTTGCAGTGTGCGTAAATCATGCAAATCACTCGAAAAGTTTGTACACGCCGACGGCAGTGTGCTGGTGCCGTTTGTGAACCGGTGCAGTGTGGAAGAGCCTGTAGCGACGCCTTCGCCGATGTTGCGACGTATCGTCAAATGCAGAGTGTACAAAAGCGCCAAATGTCCCGAGTGCGACGTAAAGTTTGAGCACATCTACTTAAACAAGACGCTGATTGATAAGTTTGATTCCCTTATGGCAACTAAACAAATTGCCTTGTGGAATTTGCTGCAAAACAAAAACGAGAACCTCGTCAAGGAGAGCCATTTGGGATCCGACGAAATTATGGTTGCCCTCCGACTCGAGTACGAGTACGACGACATCGAAAGCACCGCCAAGTTAGATCGTAAAGTGCTCGATTTCATGGCGGGCGTGATCTGCGACATGGACGCATTGGCCTCGTACCAAAACATTAGTCCCTTGATGCCGTACACCACGCTTCAAAACACGATAATCTATCGCAAATTTGAAGACGAAAAACTATTACACAACGACGACGACAACGTCAACAAAAGTAACGACGACGACGACGACATCTCGATACACAAGTGGGCTCTAAAGTTAGACGGAATTCGAGGCAAAGGCTACTTTACGAAAACTTTCATGATTGTGTTCATGGACGACATGCAAATATTTTCTGGTCACTTTGCGACCAACAGCGACGACGCCGACAGTATTTTTACTTTAAACAACGTGGTCGCCTTCCAGTGCGAACTAATCGGGCGTATTCTTTATATTACCGATCTATTGCACGTATTCAAGTACAGCTACAACAATCGCACTCAATACGAAGTCTCGCTGGACCCGTATCGGATCGAGCCTGCGGCCGCCGTCGAGTGTATCAATTATTTAGCGGCGAAATTTAATAATGTCAATGCCATCGGTATACAGTTGAAGACTATGCACCAAGACACTATTAGTGTGCGATTTCAACAGTTTTTCGATCCACCAATGGTGAGCAGCGGCTATTCGACCATGCCCACCGACGGTTTTGTAGTGCTGGACAAGTCAATGCGGTACGTCAAGTACAAACAACAAAAGACCGTTGAAGTCGAATACGACGCAGAGGAAAAGTTATTCAAAAGCTTGAGCGGACCGCTCGTACACAGGCACGTCACCTTTTCGTCGAACGTTAACCAACAACAGCTGCAGCATCAGGCCATATACGAAGCCGTCGTTACCGACACTCATGTTACAATTCTAAAACATCGTCCCGACAGATTGGTGCCAAATTGAATAATAAAACAATAAAACAAAATAAATTTAATAGTAGTAGTTTTATTTACATAAATTAATTTTAACACAAGGCGTTCTACACACGGGACACATGCTGTGCTCTCGTAACCAATTAAATAGACAGTCGCTACAAAAACCATGATGACAATCTTCAATTTGCGATATTTGCTTGTCTTCCTTCGAGTGTATATCTTCTAGTTTTTCGAGGCAAATGCAACAATCGTCGTTGATTATAGACGTTTCGTTTCTGTTCTTGTTGGTCACCAAGAATAAATTACGCGGTACAAAAGCTTGATTTTCTTCTTCATCATCATCATCATCATCATCTACAGCATTCATACGAAATGTTTCGACCACGGCAGCTTCGTCCTCTTGCATTTCGTTATGGAAAAGTTCCATTATTCTCAGTATGTTAAACTCTCTGTCTGCGGGAACGGTGTGTAGCGTCCAGATATCAAAACTGTCCTCGTCATAGCCATCGTTTTCGTCGCTGTCGAAATAATAATGATTGGTATTGTCGGAGGTGTCGGGCGTCGTGGCGGAAGCGACAGTGCCATCGTCGTAGTCGAATGACATTTGACCCGCTCTAAAGGCGTCGTCATCCGACAGAGGCACGTCTGTTTGCATTCTACTCATGACGACAAATGATATTAATTAATAGATCGTCTTACAGTTTTATATCGGCGAGATGCCAATCATCTCACGTACGGGCACTATATGGCGTCTAATAATGAATACTCCTCCTTCTATTTTAGTTCTAGCATTGATTTGTAGGCGGACCACTTCATTTTTTCGAAATTTTTAGGCGGCTTCATGTTCCGTTGAATCCAGCGGTAGTCGTTGATATGATTGTGGAAGACCATGGTTGTGTAGAGCATGCCGTGTTTCATTAGAGTGTTATCGTTAATGTTGTGCATGTCGATTTCCTCGACCATCACAATCTTTTCGCCGAATCGTTCGCGATTCAAGCACAACTCGATACGTTCGATGGTCTGTATCAGATAGCCTTTGACGCTCATGTAGTGATCACGGCACATGGCGCAATCGAGTTTAAAAAATAAATTGTAATAGAGCGTTTTCATTTGGCGCAGTTGATTGGTCAAGAATTCGTAGGTCATTTTGTCACGATTCACCACCATGTCGTCGATGAGGAGCGCTAGGAAGTGAATTGTGTCCCAGATCGTGCGAAACGTGTACGAATAGTTTTTGGGCTGCGTGCTGCGCAAATTGAGCTCTTGCATTTTTTCGCGGAACAACAATTTCATGTGCTCGACGTCAAAGTCGTGCGACAGCTCCAACGACCACTGCTTGAGCTGTTCGATTTCTTCCTTCTGCACGTCCTTGTAGGCGATGAGGCACGCTATTTCGTATAGATAAGTCAATTCGGTGGCCAGGATACGGGCTAGCTGCTTCGACTTGGACGCGCGTATTCGGTCCAAGTGTCGAAAAGTGTAAAGGAAAAAACTGTCTTTATATTGTGTGAACAGAGGCGACTGCGGAATCATCTCTTGCAATGGCGACCGAGCGTACGATATATCTATACTTGTCCGATATGCCGGACGGCGTCAACAACGATAAGCCCGACGACAGCGACGTGGTGTACTTTGAAGGTATTATCGAGTGTGTGGACGACGAGTCGTGCGACAAGCTCAGTCTTTTTGCCGAACTTAAAAAAGAGGAAGCCTTATTTATGAGGAAAACTTTCAACGATTTACTGGAGCACAACAACGGCAACTATTGCAAGAATCACGTGCTTATCGACGCGCTCATTATGTATAAGACGTATGTTGAATTGGTGGACGATTCCGCGTTCGGTGTAAATACGCTCAGCTACTGCGTAGAATACCTGACTCATTTGTTTAAATTGTTTCGCCTGCAGAGTCGCATAGTGATCGTGCTGCCGTCTCAAGTCGATTGGCAACTAGATAATTTAAGTGCGCTTTTAAAACATTTGCTCCATAATTCAATAATTGAAATTGCTTCAAAATGATCGGAACTATTGTGTTCATACTGATCATAATTGCGCTTCTATACTATCTGTACACCAACAACAAGATAACAATGAATTCGATTAACGATTCCTCGCCCAGTCTAAACGACAGCTCCGAATCGGTGCGGGTGGACGAGAATACAGGTTCGACCACAATAAAGTTTAACAACGCAAGGATTAAATCTTTACGCGTACTTCACGGTGACAACAAAATTAGCAAAATTTATGTGGCCGAACGACCGCTCACATACAACGAAATAATCGAGGAAGGCAACAAGTCCGTCGGCACCAATTGCGTGTTCGTGGGCACACTGCAGGAGATTGCACAAGCAAGCTCGGCGCCCAATCGTATGACGGGCAACTTTGACATTAAGCAATTCAAAAACATGTTCATAGTGTTCAAGAATCTCGATTCGAGCAGAATTAAAGAGTCGGTGAACATGTGTCGCTTCGAAGCCGACGGTATGGTGTACTGTCTCATCGACGCGACGACTACTTCGGTGCCGGATCTGCGCGACGCCTCATATCCCATCACCGTCTACACGACCAACGCCAATGTGCAGCTCAAACTCAAGGAATGGGATTACACACAAATCAACGACGCCGGCACGCTGTTCATCAAAAACGAAAAATCGTTTAGGTTACAATAATAACGGAGAAAAAAACAACCAACTAATCTACGGTCAACAATATACATTTATTTAACAACAACAAACTGTTACACACTATTTTGCTATAATAAATACACACATGAAAATACATATTATTTTTTTGTTTAACATATAAATTCTGGTTGATTAATGTTAAAGTCGGTTTTGTTCCAAGCCATGTCGATGTTGTAGAATACCTTTTCGTGTTCTCGGTAGTACTTTTTGAATTTACGCTTGAACGCGTCGAAAAGCATAGCCGTGCGCTGCGCCACGTTTGTGCGTTTCGTTACCAGCAGATCGTGCAACATCGTCTCCACATAGGGGACGGCCAGTTCGATCATTTTCTCGATTTTCGACTCATCCACCATCTTGGCGCCTGGCTTGACATTCACCTTGAGCACGTAGAGCAACGCGTTCAACGGGCTATTGTTAACGTCCAAACACATTAGGTTGTGATTGTGCACGGGATCCTTTTCGAGGAAAGTCTTGTACGACACGTAGCCGTCACGCGCGTTTCGTTTGTACATTAGAATGTGCGAGAGAAACAGGCGCACCGGCTTAGCTAGTTCGTCGATGTAGCTCTTCTCCATGGGAAACGTCTTGTTCTTAATGTGCCAATATATGGAGCCGTTAAACGACATATTTTCCTCAAACAAGTGATCCGTGTAAATAACGGCGAATCGGTTGCGCACACCCTTGTCGTAGTCGGAGATGTGCAGCGGCTTGTTGTTGACAATCATCAACTTGAAATTACCTTCGTACTTTTGACTGCCCTCATACTTCCTGCACACGGTGTTGCTTTTCGTCGAATCTGCTGTGCTCTTGAAAAACGAGTCGTCGCACACTTTCATTTCGTTGATCACGTACAGCTGCGAAATCATTTTATCGGCCTCCATTTCGTTCGTATCCTTCTTGGTGAGCGTGTATTTGGCACTGTCGTGTTTGTGCACTACGACGAAATGGTCAAAGACGGCGAAGAAGCTCGACTTGCCCGAGCCCGGTTTGCCGTTGAGGTACAGACAGCATTTCTCGTAGTCGGTGGGAATGCCCGTGCCGGCGCCGAAATGCATAGTCACCAAACTATTGACATAGTTAAAGTTGGTGAATTGCCTAAAGTACAAGTATCCCATTACTATTTGTTTAACAAACAGCGATGAGTACTCTTGAAGATTCAATTTTGTCATGAATATGCGCATATAGAATCGCGTCAGCCACGTGTTGAGGTCGTCGTTGTGACGTTTCACAATCAGCTTGTCCCACCAGACATTCCACTTTTTGAGCATGGTCAGTGTGGAGTAGTAGTTGTAATAAAAGTTGTTGATGTGCACTACTCGCTTATCGGGCGTCAAATCGCACTGCGACGACGACGACGACGACGACGACGACGACAAATCCGACGACAACATATTCTGCTCTTCGTCGTCCTCGTACGCGCTGTCTTCGTTGCTTTTTATTGATTCCTTGAGCTGGACTAAAAAGAAATTGGGACACGTCAGTGCCGATACGAACGCGTCGACGAAATCAATACGGTCGAGGCGGTTGTACAAATAATGAATAATTTTCGAGCGGTTGGCGTGGAAGTAGTCGGCATGCTCAATCACCAAATCGATTGTTTGTTTACATGACGACGACGACGACAACACGCTGGTTTTGAGGACGGTGTTGTACAGCTGCGACGTGTATAACAACGACCACATCAGCTCGAGGAGGCCTTTGTTATTGGAAAATAATTCCATGATTAGCACTATTTTAAATGCGCGCACGTCAATCTCGAGTTTATCGAGGCACAAACAGTTTTTAGGCCGTACTGCCGAGCGCTCTTTGCACTCGTGACACTTTAAATTCATTATGAGATCTGACATTTTTTTGTCGTTCAAATACACGCCAATCACTATGAGTTCGTGATGTGTATAGCTCCAGATCTCTCTAAATAAATCGTTAAGGGTCCTCTGTTCGCGATCCTTGCACGCACAGCAATTGTTGAACGCCAGAATGGCAGACATGTTATTCTTGACCCTTTTGATTTCGCGACACACCTTGGCCATATGATAAATCTTGTAGACTTCGTTCTCGTTCTTGCCATTGTCGAGCATAAACTGAATGACACGCTCCGGCAAGTACGTCTTCTCGTTCTTACGCGTCAGCGCCTTCAGCAGCGTGTTGCCCATGATGAATGGGCAGCCGTTGTGATAGTCGTTGATGAACAAATTATACACACCCTCCTCCGTAAAATACATATACTTCCAGTTGTTGAATTTTATGCTGGGCATCGAAATGCCGCTACAGTCTTCCGTGAGTTTAAACAAATCGTCGTCTTTGCGCACCAGCACATAATGCTTGCCGTTAAACACAAACGCCATGTTGCCAGACGATACAATTTTTTTGAAAAAGCCCGCACACAGCACTTCCGACGTAGCGCCGCATGTCTTGGCGTTCTCGTACGAATAGTCCCAAGTGCCGTGCTTGCAAAAAATCATAAAGTGTATGGCATAGTAGTAGGCGAGCGTGACACAGGGATTCTCATTTATGAACATTGTCCAGTGATTGCAAAACCTCAAAAACACCTTCGGAGTCAACTTGCAATAGGGCTCGCATCTTTGCTTGGCGACCTCGTAGTCGGGTCCCTTGTTGCCGAATATACACTCGCACAGTAGCTCGAAAAACAATTTAATGTCCGTCTTGGTCAAATTCAGTTCTTCGTTCTTCGATATGGTGCGCCACAGTACAATAATAATGTAATCAAAGTTGACAAAATTACTCTTCTTGAAGTAGGTCTGAAGAATGGTGCGGTCGGCTTGATCGGTTTGCGCCATCACCTCGATCATTTTTTCCTTCATGACATTAATACACTCGCCAATGTGTCGCTGCATCAAATCAATGTTCTCGCTCGATGGCGTAATGTTTCGAAACACCTTTAATTTTTCCTTGGTTACGACGGCAGTGCTGGGCAGAGCCTTGTCCTCGAAAACGCGTAGACTGTCGAGGTCGACGTGTAACAAACTTTTGTATTGATCTGAAGTGACGCACTTTTTAATGTTGATGTCGTCCTTGATGTAGTCGAAAAAATTTTTATTGCTGTACACGAGCTCGGGTTTAATCTTGCACCGGGTCACGCTGTCGTCCGTCATGGTGATGATAAAGAGGTCGTCGTCCTTGTCGGGACAGAACGTCGAGCGACCGTTGACAAAGAGCATTCGATCGCCGCAGCTCAGGCTCAGCTCGACGTTCAAAAAGTCTTCGGGATTGTAGAGAAACAAATTGACGTTGCCGAGTCGACGGTTGTGGATGAGCGGAATTTCCGTGCCGATATCGACGTCGAATTGTTTCTTCAGATATATGCTCCAGCCACAGTAGATGACGGCCATGTTGGGCCAATAGTAATAGTCGCCGGCGCGCACGCACTTGTCCGCGTAGCCGGGCACGTTGCTCACGACAAAGTTATTGAAGCATATCGTCGACTTGACCCGATCATAGTCTTCGGCGCGCACAAAGGGACACACAAACATGCAGAAAATATTCTGTTGCGCACACCAGTCGTGCGGCTCTATGACGACAGAGTCGTGCGCCCACACGCACGCCACCGTCTCGTTGGTGTCCGTTTGCGTATTGGTCATTAAGGTGAGTAGCTTTGTAAAATTCTCGTACGAATCGATCGCTCTCGTCTCGCCCGTCACGCTATTGCGTAGAATCACATTATCGGCGTCGCCGAGCGTATCGACGTGATCGACCGCACGCCAATCGCAGCAATCGTAGAGGTTTCTAAAAATGTCGTCGGTACTTATTGCAACTGTCGCCATTTTATGTCTATTCATCTATTTGATTTCGCTGCTCTATTTAAATCCTTATCGAACGGAAGCCGCTAAATTGGTGCACGATCACAAGCACACACTACAGTTCGGCGCGTACATAGAAGTGTACGATTTGAGCGTGTCCGCCGATCGAGTGGAACGTCTGTTTGTCATAAAGCCGGAAAATGTAATACTCTACAATCTCGACGGCACGCTGTTTTACTATCTCGAATCGTCGAGCGTGTTTTGCCCGCGCGAATTCTCTCTAGTGCGATTCAACAAAAACGACATCAGCGCTATCAATGAAAGCGGCCTCTATAACACCGTGTGCACGAACGTTAACAGTCTGGTGGTGCTCGAGCACTTTCTCACCCTCAGAAACAACATTGCCGACGCACGAATTTTACTCACGGTCGACCAAATCAACTACACCATTCTCGACATCATTAACTATCTAATATACCATGGATATGTACAGATAAAATGACTTAAAAAATATAAATTGACGCGCCTCCGTTTTTCGAAAATAGTAATTGCAGTCGCCGCATCATGAACGATACGACGGCGGCCGCGAAAACATTCAAAAATCACTATAATTATCATTGTATAAATAACAACATCGTCGTGTTCAGCGTACCGTCGCGCGTCTACCGTCGCTGTTTTGGCGGCGACAGCGGCTTCAACACGTTTGTCGTCTGCGCCGACGAGGACAATATCGTCGACACGAACTGCAGTGAAAACTACAAATTGTGCGAGCGTCAGCGCTTTCGATTCCGACAGTTTAGGCCTATATACACCGAAGCCGATTCCGACAACGGTTTGCGCATCGTGCCATACGTGAACGGCATCAGTTACGCCCGCCTCGATTTTTTACACTTTGTCACAAATTTTCTGGATTGTTTCGCCGAAATTAATAACAATTTTCGGTACACTGAACGAAGAACTTTTAACACTATAAAAACTCTCAAGATCTATCGCAAAATTAAATAATAGTACGTATATAAATCAACGTCGATCACACATACATAACAAACTTTAATTTACTAGTTTCTGTCAAATATACGTGTCTCTAAAAATTAAATTTTTTTTATCAAAATGGCTCAAGTTAAAATCGGAGTGTTCAAATTTGGCGAAGAGGAGTTTGAGCTGAGATATGTTAACGACAACGACAAGCAGGTGCTTTTCGTCGGAAAAGATATCGCCAGCGTTTTGAAATACAATGATTGTAAACAAGCAATTCAGAAGCACGTCGACGAAAAGTACAAGTGTGTCTTCGAAAAGATGGGGGGTCAAAACGACGCCCCATCATGTTTCGACGACAATGAGGGCGGCGGCGGCGAAGTTGTAATCAAGAAAGGCAATCCGCTCTACCTTCAGCCGCACACGATTCTCATCACCAAATCTGGTGTAATTCAGTTGATTATGAAATCGAAGCTACCCTACGCTGTCGAGCTTCAAGAGTGGTTATTAGAAGAGGTCATTCCTCAAGTGTTATGCACGGGCAAGTATAGGCCTGCTGCTATAGCTAGCGACGGTGGTGACGCCGACGAAAAACAAGCGTTGCGCCTCTATAAAGATTTTCAAGCCGTCGTACAGAAGAAGGACGAGCAGCTGCAACAGCTCACCGCGCGCATTCAGAAGATGGCCGAGCAAAAGGATCAAGTGATACATCGAATAATGAACGACCTCAATCGCATGTACACTGGCTTTCAAAGTACTATGGCGAAGAAAGATGAGATCATGTCGCAGAAAGACGAACAAGTCAGCAAACTGCTCGACAAGATGGTCGACTTGTCGGGCAGGGTCGTGCACTATCCCGTCAACGACAAGAAGCTGCCGATGATTTGTATCGCGCGCAGCGGCAACACGTTTCACGCCATCACCGGCCAGCGACCGTACGTCGAACAGCAAAAATTGAAGCGTCACCTCGACACTCATACAATCGTCGTCGAAGCGAAACGCCCCAACCCGACGGTGGATTGGAACAACGCTGTGCACGAAGTCGACACCGCTTTCCCGAAAGAGTCTGTGAAACGCACAAAGCGCACGCTCAGCTTTGAGAGTTGTAAAGATGCGGACGAGTTCAACAATACCCTGCACAATATGCTCGTTGGCACCACAGTCAAAATGTAGTGTAATAACTAGCAATAAATTATTTGCTGCAATTACAAATCGTCTTGTTTTCTTTTTATTCTATAATTTTCCGTCGTCGTCGTCTGGTTTGCGTCGATGCCGCTAATGGGTCAATTGGCGCTGATTTCTCGGGGATTGATGTTAAAGTTTTTTGTGCTTTCGTCACTCTAAGAAGCAAAAATAAAATAATTGCTATAAAGAATAAAATCGCACCGATCGCGACCATGAGCGTAATGGCGGGACCGACGGGCATAATAATGTTGTCGTCGTCGTCGTCGTCGTCGCCTTCACTCTTTATAAACTTGCCGGCTTTCCACCTGTATTGCAGCTCGTTTGAGTTCGTTTGCTCCAACTCACCGTTAATTACGACAATCATGCGACCGTCGGCGCCCTGAGTAGTAATGTGCATAATGTCGTTGTCCAACAGCTCGATCGTTTGCGTCGTGGCGAACGGCGGCTCTTCGCCGCTGACCGCTAAAGAAAATATTATTTCATGCGATCGCCGCACTTCAAATGACACGTAAGTAAAGTGGGGACCGAACGATTTGTAGTTATCGAACGTTTGCACCAGTAACTGGCCATGTCGTTCGCGAACGTAGAAAAAATTTTCATGTCCCGAGCCAAGCACGGAAATGGTCGTGACGTTCGTTTCTGGCAAAAAATCGGCAACCGTATCATACAAGTCATTCCGTTGCTGTGGGGGAAGCAGCCTGTAGGCTAAATAGATGTAATCTTGTATCGGAGGCGATACGGCGTTTAAACCGGGATAAGTTTGAGTAATGTAATCAATTGCGTTAACGATTTTGGAGGCGAGTCTGTCGGCTACTCGATCAATATCATTATCAGAGTTCATCACAGCGAGTCCGAGGTCTGTCACGTAGAAACTATTAGTAGCTCGCCATAAACTAAAATTACTAACCAGTCGATTCCTAAATTCACGGTGATAAATAGTTATAATTCGTCTTCTTTGAAGAATTGCCTCTAAAACTTGCGGCGCAGACTCGTTGTTTGCGCCTAGCACTTGCCAATTAAAAACTCCTTCGACACTCACACTAAAATAAATCTCATTTGCAAAGTATACATGTGGGTCTTGGCGTTTAATGTCGAATACAATTTTACGATTGGCATAGTCTGCGTCTAAGGTGGCACATAACACATTGCCTAGACCTAGAAACAAAAAGCGATCATTGAGCAGCGCAGAATCATTGTACCGCAGAATGTTTATGAATATGGGTCCACCGTCGTGCACAAAATAGTCGAGGTCGCATTTGTAGCGGCGAGTGCTCAGGCCTGTCTCGTGAAAAAATTTATAGACTCCCGCAACTACCGCAGGATATCTGAACGTGTGTTGCCGCGAAAATGTGGCAAAAATAAACGAGTTTTTGTTTTTCATAAAAATGAATTGGGCACCGTAGATCGTTTGTGGTATTTCGGTGCTAAAAATTAAACTGACATCGCTGCGCACGCTCTCATCGCTATTGATCAACGCCCAGCTGATCGAATTGGGCTTTAGCAAAAACTCATAGACACACGGCTCACCGTCAAAGTTGCACTTTACGTTTTCATATAATATATCGTCCAATAAATTGACTTTAACCAATCGGTTGATGTGTACTACGTCGATGTTAAAGTCATTGGAGATTTTAATGATTAGATCAATAACTCGAAATTCCTCCAAAATAAATTCTCCGCTGTCTATTAGTCGTGCATGGTGATCATACATAATTGTCAACATACGCTTGTGGCCGACTTTATAGAAGAATTGAACCAAATATATTAGGCGCTCACGCAAATTCCAATCGTGCACGGTGCTGGTGTGGAATTTGGCAATAAGATTTCCCCATACCGCCTGCTGGCTACTGCCCATGATCCATGCCGACGCCTGATATTCTGACGGGGTCAACCTGCTATATTGATAGAAATCGGGAAATATGTTCGTCCACACTTCGCCTAAACTAACTTGTGCGTTATTGTGAGCAAAATGCATGTCCAACGAATGCGATATTTCGTGTAAACAGCCCCAGTTTAATGGTGTGGGTCTCAAAAAGAAAGACCTCATCGATGCACTAGACTCGCCCATAAACAACCTACTATAGTAGGCGCCACCGCCACCGTTCATGTCGGCTCTGGCAAAGTATTTTCGCTGAAACGCAATGCCCGTTAAGTCGTCATAAAACTCCACCACGTCCGTGTAAAAGTCATCGATGGGCGCCAAAGTTGGATCTTGTTTAATGTGATTGTTCAAGTGTGCCAAATCCGCATGCGGCACGAGCAACTGAATATATCTTCCCTCGACAAACACCAAACTCTGCGTTTCGTCGACACCCTCAGGATAGGCGTTCTCCGAACCACACATCACATGTACCAACGGCTCGTGTTCGCCCTCTATCACATACTCTACACGCAACGACCCGTCGCTGTTATCAACAAATATGGTGTTGATAAAAGCAACACTATCTTTTTCCACCTCTAGAAACACTTCGTCCAAAACATTATCGACAATTTGCTCGGTTTTATTATCGTTATTCAGCAGGCATACGGTGCAAGAATAATTACTAGACAAACGAATGACGCTTCCCGCTTTTAAGACGTATGGGATAGGTTTTTTGTAATGGTTTATCGCGAAAAAGGTTTCACTTTGGTCCACCCAATCTGGTTTAAATTGAAAAGGAATGGCAATGGTTTCGCTCATTATGAACCGTACTAATTTTCTTATATTACAATTCTGTGCTCAATGGCACAAAATAAATGCCTTTTATTGTTCACACACACACATACAAACAAATTAACCACTAAATTGACTTTCATAATCGTAAATGTAATCCAGCAACTGTTCGTGATACTTTTGCCAGTCGCGGCGGGGTTCCTCGCATCGGCGCACATTCAAAAAAAAGTCATACGAATAATCATTGTCCTTCAAGTCGTCGACAAGCGTTAAGGTTTTAATGAAGTTGACGCCAATTTTGCGCAGGTACCACAGCACCACGCGGGGCGATTTCGGCAGACGGTCGTTGCTCGGCTCAACGTCCAAATAGAATGGCTTCTCGACAAACACCATCTTGGAGCGATTGTCCACCATGACTCGTCCGCCCGCGCCGTTCGTCAAGCGTTGCCCGCCGCAAATCACTATGTCAAAATAGCCGTTCAATTTAGACTCGTTCATCGAGTGCGTCACGTGCTCGCGATTGCCGTACGACCACAGCACCAGAACACAACCTTTACTCTTTAAGTCGTCGAGGCTCTCGTAGACGTAATCGTCCCGAATCTGCACGCGCTGCTCGTCGGTGATGAGTGTGTTGTCGAGATCGAAGACGATTACGTGCGGTATTTCCCACACAAACGTGTCGTAGTGTATCTGATAGACCTCCAGGTGGCTTTGGACGTACCATTCTTTAAGAAAACCATACATTGGTATTTTTTCATTAATAACGTACACGTGTCCTAGTGCGGACGTTTTGTACACGAGCTTCAAGTTAGACCGGATGTCGGTCATGCTATCGGAACACTTTACAATCTGCACCATATAGTCACGAGTGTCGATTCGCTGCTTTACGTCGAACGCAAACACCACAAACTCGAACATATTCAAATGCCGAAAGCTAATGCAAAACAAGTCCGCGCTGCTGGCAAGCACAAGAATGTGGCGTCGCAGGAGGACGTCGCGTCGCTGCAGCATAGTCCACGACATGACTGCTACGATTTGTTTCTAATATTTAAAGAGTTTAGACAACGAGAGGCATACAAGGAGCTTATTGATTTCCTTGTCACAAACTATGCGAGCAACGTCAAGAATAAAACCTTCAATTTCGTCCATACGGGACACTTGTTTCACTCGCTCTACGCTTATATACCGGCTGTAAGTAATGTGGAGCGCGAACGCAAACAAATTCGCCTCTCCGAAGACTGCGTGCACAAACTATTCGTCAACACCATAAACGACTTCAAACTATACTCGGAAATCTTTGACCACATGCGCCGCGAAAAGCTGCCGGAGAAGTGTCCGTGCGAGCTGCTCGTGCGGCGACTCAACCAGATCAAAGATTATGTCAACGTCATAAAGAGTAAAAAATTTGATAGTAAGCCGCCTAAACTAAAAAAGGAGACTATCGACGGCATTCTGTTCAAGTATTCGATCAATTGGAAAAATTTGTTGCTAAAAAAAAAGGTTGCCGAAGCAAACTGTAAAAACTTCCGGAAAAAACGCAAAATAAAGAAAAGAAACATTCTCACTGACGATATCATTTATTTGGACAAAACACGATACACCATTGGTTTGCCGCCCGTGAACGGTCTGTCTTTGAAGGCGTGCGCGCACAAATTTGTCACGATCGAGAAGCAGATGCGCGCTGGTGACGAAGCCGTCTCATTCATCAAGTACTGCCAAAAGTGTAACCGGATCGGTGACGAAGACAGATTTTAGTAATTGCGGCTTCGGTAGCCGTATGGATTGCCGCCGCCGCCAGATCGACGTCTAGAGTTGCGTGGCCTGCCAGGACGCCTATTATATCCTCCGCTGGAACGTCTGCGGCTTCTACTTCGTCGACGACCACCACTGCTGCTCCTGCGTCTATAGCCTCCGCTGCTCCTGCGTCTGTAGCCTCCGCCTGAACGCCTGCGACTAGATCTGCGCCTTCCACCGCTGCTGCTTCGGCGACGACCAGTACTCGAGCGCCGATACATTATTATCTTTGTTGTTTATAATAAACGCGCGTAAAGACAACCTATATGCACACTCAACTTTTTATATTTATACCTTATAAATTGCATTTCAATATTTTTTGCGTTTAGCGGGGCCCGACGACGACGACGACGACGAACTCCCACCCAAATATATGTTGAGAGAATCGGTCTTGTCGTGACGGTTCACTACCAATCCACACTTTGCGTCGTACTCGCGCAAGTTGTCCATGACTTTGAAAATATTATTATAATCGTTCACTTCGAACTTACAATTTGCAACTGCATAATTCTCCATTGTCGTGTAAAAGATTGAATTGGCAGCGTTGTAGAACATGCGGTGCAAGCTAAAGTCGTCCACGATCTTGAGCAGGTCGTTGATAAAATGTTCGTCGTCGCAGTACGGTATCTTGGTGCCCTCGCCGGCGTTCAGATACTGTTGCGGCTCGAGCTTGCTGATCTCCTGGCCGCGCTCCAGTATCAAATCCTCAATGGTGCAACGCTTATCGCTGGCCAGCGGCGCGCTCGGTAGCAGCATGACACGAGCAAATCTACTGATTGGATAGTTCATGACTTTGTTGAAGGTGCTCTTTAGGATTTTAACGCTTCCGAAATCGATGAGCGAGGTGGGTAAATCGAGCAAATTTTTGATCAAGTCCACAATGTGATGCATCTGATCGGCCGTGTAGTTGGGCACGCAGTCGTACTCTTCGGTCATAGACATTTCGAGCAACGCATAGAGCGGCTTGTACTTGGGCGACTTAGCCAGATACACCATGCACGACACCACATCCGACACCTTGAACTCCGACGACGAAGTGTTGCTCAGCGTGTAGTGTTTCAGAAGCTTTTGACAGTTTTTCCTAAACGTCGTCATGTTCACGCTATCGGCGGTAGACACGTTCGCCGCTCTCCGCGCGCCGCCAAAAAGGTTTAGAATGTTTCTAGGCGGCGGCGCCGCCGGTGCTGCTGTTACTGCCGTCTCCGCCGAAGCGCCCAAGGTTCTGTCTTGCGCCGCGCTCGCCAAGGCGGCATTGTTCTCGTTCTGAGCGGTGCGTGCCATTTGCGCAACCGTCACCAAAAATTGCTGAAACTCGCTCAGCGACAAATTGACCTGGGCATCGGGATCGGCGAGCAAAGGAAAAAATTTTGGCCAAATGGCCATGTTCATTTCACTGTCAATTTTATTTTTAATCCTTTCAATCTCCAAAAAAAGCATTACAGAACTCATTTTGACCAGTTGTTGTTACTCACTTATTGATTGACAACCGGTATTTTGTTGTCGTAAATGTCCGACATTAACTTAAGTACGTTAATCGTATTCACCGTACCGAGGCGTAGTGATTCGTCCTCGTCGATGAAGTCGAGTATAGTTTTGGCAATGGCCGAATGACGTCCGATGACGCCCATCGCGATTCGTTTCTGGGCGTCGTTGTCGTTCAGTATTAGATCGGCGACGGTATTCGTTTCGTTTAAACTTTGCAGCAATTGACCGCCATCGTCGGCATCGCTGCCATCGTCGTCGTCGTCGTCGCTGCGAGGCGGCCTATTGGGACGTCGTCGTCGTCTAGTCGACATTCTCCTCTAGCAGCACACTCAGTTCTTCGTCGAGATTGTACTTCAATACCATGTGTCTTATATAACTCTCGGACACAATGTACTGCTCCATTGTTTCTTTAAACAAATCGGCCTTTATGTGAGCCAGCTTTACTATGAAATTCTCAAATTTCTCATTGGAATATTTGTTCAGGATGAATCGACACACGTTCCTTAGCTCGAGTTCAGCAGCGCTTCGTGTCTTGTTAGGCGCCGCTTCGAGATACTGCCGCAGATAGAATCCCGTAAACACGACAGACGCCATTTTGTTAATTTTCACGGGCTTGATTTTAGTTTTGCGTGCCAGCTCCACAATGAAAACTTTGAAGGGCATAAACAGTTTAGAGTCGCACGAACTATTGCTGCGCAGCATACACAGCAAGCGCTCGAGCTCCTCGTCGCGCAACGCCACCGTCACGCGACGACACTCTTTAATTATGGGCATGCAGGCTTTGTGATCGACAAAATTAGTAGTGGCCTTGTCGCACAAGAGATTGTAGAAGAATTGTGCAAACGAATTTGTAATGAGATCGTCGGCGTTAAACATGCCGCCCTCGGGAAATTCAGTCTTGAGCAGCACATACAGGAACAGCGGCAAGCCGAACATTGGTCGCAAGAAAATGTCCCAGCCGTCCTGTATGCCTGAATCGAACACGCTGATGCTGTGCGACAAGTAATTTATTTTGCACGACATACAGGCTAGTGAATTTACCGAACAGCTGTTACATTGCGCACCAATAGCGAACACCTCGGGCGCCGGCGTGGGTTTATAGAATTTCTGCAGGTACTGCATGATGGTTCGAAATTTCGGCACCTGGCTCATGAATTCGTCTTTCAAGAACACCGAGAATATTTTTTTAACGTCATTGTTGCTCTGTTTACTTTCAAAGTTGGTTTTGACAAACTCTACACATTTGTTGAATTCATTAAAAAAAGTCAGTCCCTTGATGTTTACACTGTCGCTGTGATTGTAGTATTTGGAGTATAAGAATGCCAGAGAATCAATTTCGTCTGCAGTGAGGCGAACTTGAAAATTGACATTTTGAAACGTGCTAAACTTATTGAATCGCAACGTGTACTCGACCAAATTCATTGTGCTACACATTTCGTTTCGCTACTTATATAAAACAGCAACAACACACAGCCATGGACACGACTGCGGACACTATCGCGAAAAACAGTTTTGACATTAAACTCGGCTATGCGCAGCGGCTGGCCGACTATTTGATGCGCCTGCGTCCCCAGGACAAGCGTAAAATAAAAAATTTGATGGGTCGGGCGGATCCAGCGCAGCACACGTCGCTCGGCATCAACAAATTTGCGCTCGACAATATCGTTCAAGAAATGCACTCGATGCTGACAGACGCCGACGTCCAACCGTCAACATCATCGCGTACACCACCAACGCTACCCACGACGCTGCCCGCGCCTCTGTCCGACATGTGGTCGATGTCGAGCGTAATGAACGATGACGATGAAGAACAAAACAAAAGTAATAACGGCGACAACGACAACGATGACGACAGTAGTAACGGCAGCAGCAGCGACGACGAAAATGAAAATAATGTCGAAAACACTGAGCGCGACGTTAACGTAATAAAAACTCTTCTCGCGTCTCTGCTAGAGTCTAATAGTCTACAATCGTTGACGAGACAATCGTTGTTGGAGTTTTCGGACCTGATCTCGAACACGAGTCTCGTCTACGAAGATTATTTCAAAGACGGCATCGAAGTAGACAGCGTCGACTGCGATCTACACGACGCTCTGCAGAAATTTGTAAAGATTTTCGAAAAATACGGACCTGTTCGCTGTGTCGTGACCGATGTCGAGTATTACGCTGAACGCGTACGCGCCGATCGTCGACTAATCGAATCATTGCCGCCGAGTGTGCGCGCCGCCGTTGTCACCATCCTAGATCTCGTCGAGCGCAAATCATCGTATACGGTAGAAATAAACATAAATCCCGTTGAGTTCAACGCCGTCAAAGACAATACAATTCGCGCACTGCTCAATCGCTACTCGGAACACATACCGATTCAGTTCACGCAAAGTGAGGCTCCCGTCCCCGTTCCCAGTGTGGCCTCTATAACCGGTATCGGCGACGTCGGTCCTCCCCATAGCAGTGGCGGCGGTGAAGACATGAGTACCGACGAGGAGGATCGAGCAATGACACAAACGATGCGACGCAAACGCAAAATACGCACGTCGGCGCAAAGCTTGGATAAAGCGCCGGCAGCGAAACGTATTGCGTCTGGCGTGTCTGACGACGATGCGTTCATCGACAATGTGAGGCAGATGTACCAAGCCAACGTGATAGTTCCCAAACTCATAATGCAAATTGTTAAAGTGATGCCGTCGGACGTGGCGTCGTCGCTGTTAACGTGTCCCACTAACGGATTGGGCGACGCGAAACTCAGCGTCAACAACTACCACACCACCATAGCGCTAATCAACAAAATGAACCTTAGCGTAATCACTGAAAACGTGTACTTTTACAAGCTACTCGAACCGCTCTCACATTACGGCAGCAGCGAGGCGCTCACCACCAAAGTGCTGTGGTTTATCGCGCGCGCCGCCAACTACTTTACGAACAACGCGCGCAACTACAATAACCTGCGCGACGGTCTGCGCTCGCTGACCGACGACGTCGACCGCGTCGCTTTGTTCATGATAAGATACAACTTTCTGTGGTTCTACCGTCAGTTCCTAACACAATTGCTGTCCTCGCCCACGACTTCGTATCAGAGCCAGAAAATCATTAACGTGCTCCGTGTTTACGCGAGCGTCGTGCAGAAAGAGTACAACAAGCTGCCCTACGACTTCAACCAGAGCCGGGTCTATGTCGGCCCCGTCGACAACGTAATCAAGCTGATGGTGGTGTCGCTGTCCGACATACTGGCATGATTGTATATGTAGTGCTGATGGTTGTGGTGTTTGTAACGTGCGTTTTCATTTTGATAACACTAAGACTAAATAAATTTCAGTTGCAAGAGCTCTTGTATTATCAATACAATTATATACCCGAGTCATTGTTGAGCGTGGTGAAGGTGCATCGACTAAAAAATTATGACCTGCCCGTTTAATATAGCGGTCCACATCAGCGACCGATACTTTGCCTTTCCCTACAATCGAGTGCGACCGCAAAAGGACGTGGGCGGCGCGTACGTTCGCAACCTAGTTGTGTACGTGCCCACCGAGGAAGACGTCAAGTTCGTCGACAAATCCTACTTTACAGAATTCAGCTCGGTACTGGTGCATCGGCACGAATGGTCCGACCGTGTCGAGAGCCGCGCGCCCACCAAGAACGGAGCCGCCACAATCGTCTACTGGAATCCCATCTTCCCGATCACGGAGATCGGCGTCGGCGAGACGTGCGTTTTTAGCGTACTGCTAACCGATAGTCTGTTCTACTGCAAGACAATGGTGGTCGACTCGAATACGCCCATGTGTCCCATCCAAATCTTAACCAAAACGTTGCGCGACTACATTCCGATCGCGGGCGAAACGCCCCTCGACAAGTTCAACGTCATGACGGACGACACCAAAAACAATTTTCTCATTTGTTTTTTGCGCGAGACACCCAAGAGAGTGCGGCAGCTAAACGTAAAACGTATACTCACCATTTTTGAGTACCGCAAGACGCCGGCGCGTTTCGCTTTCGAAATGTCCGACGCGGACGTCCAGGACATTTATGTCGAGCTCAAGAATGAGCTGGTGCGACGGCTGATCAAAGGCGACACTAGCGTGCATTGTCCCTACCTAAACGTTCCCAATTTGCAGTACATCAAACGAGCCCAGCAACTGTTGCTCGTGCCCGATTCGTCGCAGACTATCGTCAATTTTATCAACATGTTTCAAGTGCTCGTGCTGCCGTATCAGATCGTGCCCGACATCGTCATCAAACTTAATAGCTTGGATCGCGAACGCAAGGTGCGGCTCTACTGTAAAAACGACAGTTACGCCATCACCTCGTTCGGGCCCGTGCCCAACAACATGGTCGAAGATAATCCAGTTGCGTTCGATTACTCGGACGTTAACACACCCTATCATTTAAACACTATGCGCGATAAGCTGTACGAGTCGACGCGCATCGATAACCTTATCGTGTCGGCGGCCCGCTACAATTACTTTTTTTAAGCAAGATGCGACGAAACAATCGCTTCTTCGAGATAGGCACCGCTTCGTCGGTACTGAATCAGGACCAGCTCGAGCAGATAGTGTCGCGCAATAGAACGTTTCTACGCGATTTTCTGCTGGTAATATGCTGTGTGGTTGTGTTCGTAATTGTAATAGTGTTCATATTGCTCATTATCAACATTAACAGAACCATGGAGTTGGCGGCCGCCGCGGAAACTGCTGCGAGAATAAGCCGTCAACAGACATTTTTGGCGAATCTGGACTTGCGCACGCGCAGCCCCACCAGAGTCATCGATCTGAATCGTCCCCTCGCCGCCGACGCCGCCGCCGCAACAACCACCACTACAAGCGCCGCACCTAAAACGTAAACCTAAACTGATTACCGTGCGCGTTCTCCAGCAGAAATCTATCGTCGACGCGCTTGACATTCGCGGGCACATAAAGATTGTCCACCGTCATCGATAACAACGATAATGTCGGTGAGATTTTGGCAAATGTTAAGTTGTGCATGCGGCGCGACACGCTCGTGGCATCGTTTATTGTAATTTCGCGCGTTTCGTCGTCCCTCAACACGACGACAGGAAAGTCGACCACACAGCGGATACTGTTCGAATTGGTCGATACGACGAAGGCATCGGTGCCGGTGATTCGCTCGCAAGTCGTGTTGTCCCGATGCGCAACCTCACCCGCCAGCAGACTGAAACACGTTACGCCGGCGCCGGCGTTAACTAGATCGGCGCTGATTATTTGTTCGGCGGTCTGCAGATTGAGCTCGTCGAACGAGCGCACGTCGAAATTGGACAGACTGTTGTTGTTAACGATATTATGGTGCTTGGCGGCGACACCGTTGGCGTAAATTAAGTTCGAGGGCGCCATCCATTTGGGCTCGAAAGTAGTGTCGCGAGTCAGCACCACGCAACGGGCATTGTTCGAAATCGTGCGCAAACTCTTAATTTTGAAGTACAACTGGAACATGCCGTGACGGTGGTAGAGAGTGTAGCTGTGAAATTCAAGATTCAACTCTTCAAAACGAACGTGCATGACCATGACGCCGGCGTTGGCGGTGGCGCAGATTGCGGTGTAAGCCACGCTCGGATGAAAACTGCTCGTGCTAGGACCCGTAGTGGGCACGTTGACGACGCCGTTCAAGTTGGTGGTGAGCAGGATGCCCGATTCGAGTCCCAAGGAGCGCTGAGTCGCAATGCGACCCGCGTTCGCCCAAATCTTTCGAGTCATCGTCCATAGGGGAGCGTGAAGGCTGTTGTTGGGGTCGGCCTCGTAGTAGGCAATGTCGGGCGCCTGGCCCACGACCGAGCCAAAATAGAATGCGTTCCGCACCGTAAGAATTTTGCCAAAGTCAGCGCTCACCACACCATTCGGGTAGTCCATAATGTGTGCGAGTACGGCCGAGTGACTAGAGCCGGTGCGCGACAACAAAGCGGGATGCACTAAACCGCGATTGCTGCTGATTAGCGCGAGCGAGCGATGCACGTTCTCGAGATTTACCGTGTCCTCGCCGAACAAGAAGTTGTAATAACTGAACGTAAAGTAACTGTTTACGAGATAGCCGTAGGCGCGCACATCGGTGTGATCGAAATACGGGTAGTCGTAGTGGATGCCGTTGCCGATGGCGACAAGCGGAAATCGTATAAGATCAAGCACGTACTGCACCTCAATTTCGCTGGCGATGTCTGTAAACGAGTACCCGCGCAGCAGCTGGCCGTAGGCGTACGGCAGGCACATGCGCATCGCGTTGCCGGCGGTGCGTCGCCATCCCATCGAGAGTGTGGGCAATGGCAAATAGTAGTAAAGCAGCGATTCGGTGAGATCGACGAGATCGTCGTAAAAGCCGCGCAGCACGATGCAAGTGTGCTGAAAACACTCGGGCATCGTGATGCTGAAGTGGTACCAGTCGGTTCGGTCGCCCCAAGGCGCTTGGTGCGTCGGCGCCGGTATCGGCAGGCGCTCGTAGATGGCAAACATGGCGTCGTATAATCGGTACGCCAGTTCCTCGTCGAGGTAGAGCACATCGTCGGCGTCACGGAAGCGAACACCGTAGCCGATGAGCGTGTGCAGGAGCGTGCCAAAGTGAGCGGCGCTCGACCAGGGCGTCAAGCCTACAAAAATATTTTCGTCGTTGCTAAACTGACGTGTCGGATTCAACACCTTTTCGGCCTTTTGTAAAAACTTCAAGTGTAGCGTGTCGAGATAGTGCTTTTCAAAGAGATCACAATAATTGACGGCTTGTTCGTCGTACGATTCGTAAACGCGTTGATCATCCTGTTCGTAGTCGTATTGTTGGCCATTCAACCATACAATGTACTGAGGTTTCGTCTCCAAATCAACGACCAATATGTTTGTTTGCCATATCAGGATCAATACAAACGCTACGAATGCTGCCACCATAAATATATACAACCACATTGCTGCAGAAACAATCGTAATGGCGTCTTAAACTATAATATGTTTAAATACAATAATTGTTGTTGCATTCAATACTAAATAAAACCAATAAAACCATTTACAATGTATTTATTACTTTTACGACGACCTCAACACATTGATATTCTCAAAATACTTCCATATGAACACGTCCATGTAGCTTACGTAGCGGCCTCTCGTAAAGTGCCACGGCTTCACGTCTCCGTAATAGTTAATAACGTAGGGGTCGTGGCCCTTGCGAAGCCTATAATACGAACCGGCATTCCACACGTACAGCACTGACAAATGAGTGACAGAGACACCCAAGTGTATGAGCGCCTGCAGCAGCACCTGCTCGTCGAAGCCGTTGTGATAGTAGCACTTCATCAGATACTTGTTCTGTGGATGTAGCAAATTCACAATCGTATGGTATAGCGTGAGATTGGGCTCGAGCAGCACGGTGCCAGCTTTGCAGAGAATTTTATTGTAGCGCATGTACGCGGCCATTGTTTCGGGCCGAATCGTGTCTCCGTACTGCAGGCGGTCATAGTAACCATAATTGTCGTCAGTGAAACAAATGCCGGGCGCCTTCAGCTGGAATAGATGATCAATGTTCTTTACAACGAGATGGTCCGCGTCCAGATACACCAGTTTCTCGTATTGATGCAATTTCAAGCATTGCCACTTGGTAAACGCCTTGTCGATCCAATGGCCGTACATTTGATTCTGCCTCTTGGTCAGCATTGGCGGACACTGAAAGCTGAGATAGTCGACGTCGAGAACGCTCGTATAGAGTTCGGCGAGTTTGTCGCGCGCCCGCGCACTCACGTCGCGCGTAACCATACATACGAGGTGATGGCGTGTGCCGCTTGCCAAAAGACTTTTGGCCAAAACCATTGCGCCCTCGACGTACTCGTCGCCGAGCATTACCAGCGTTACGTACGCAAACATTTTCTTTACACCTTAACACCTCTCGACGAGATACATTAGACATTAGATTCTTATCAACACAATTTTGCCCAAGTAAAACAAGTAGTTTTATCTTTAAAATTTATTAATATAGGTATACACAGTAAAATTAAAATTTATTATATAGGTATACACAGTAAAATCAATCGTCGTCCTTTTCGCATTGTCGTCGAAATCAATCCGTCTCGTCGGTATCCGTGTCGTCGGAATCCGTGCAATTATACTCTTCATCTCCGTAGATGAATTCGAAATATATTTGTTCGCACCACTCGGATTTTTTGCCGATGTGAACTAAAGGCCAGTTGCACGGATCGATTTCGGCCGGGAAGTAATTTTTATACTTTAGGTTTAATTCATTAAACATGTCCGACAAATCTTCAGAGAATTGGGCAGCGTTAATAAAGTGCATGTCTGCATCAGGATATTCATAGTTCAAGTCGCAATCATAAAATACGTACACCATAATTTTAAAGTTTAGCAGAATCATCTTGAATACACGAAACCACTCTTCGTTTGATAGCTCGACGTCGTCGCTCACATATCCGTACATCACCTGGCTAAGAATCGCCTTGTCGATACCGTAATATTTTTCCATGGGCAAATCTTCAAATATGTTCTTGTATCTACTTGTGTTTCCCTCCTCCATTTTCTCGATGGCGTACGATAATATTTCTAGATATTGCTTGATAACGGGGAGATATTCCTTTTGCTCGTCGTACTCCATCAAAGAGTTGATGGCCTTTGTATAGTTTTGAAAATAAAAAAATGGATGTCTCATTTTGGCTACACAATTGCAAACTTCGACCAGGATTCAAACTTTAACTAACGAACACTGTACTACCACTACTATTATAATTTTACATCGGTTTATATAGTGGCCAGCTATCTAATCAGCACTGATATTAAATACAATCAACATCGATAAAATTAACATCAATCTTTATTATCAAGTAATTTACAATTAATCATTATCATGTTCATTCATCTACCGGTAGAGCCAAATCCGTTGATGTCACGTTCCGTGCTAGATAACTCGTCGCACTCCTTCAGCGGCAGAGTATGGTAGTTGCGCACGATGAATTGCGCTATCCTGTCGCCGCGCCGAAACTGTCGACTCTTCTTGCCGTGATTAAAGAGTAGCACGCGGAGAGTGCCGCGGTAATCATTGTCAATAACGCCGGCCGCGGCGACGATCTGGTACTTGACCGCGTTGCCCGACCGACTCTTGATCTGCGCGTACATGTTTGGCGGAAGCTCAATCGCAACGCCTGTATCGACGACGACGAAATCGCGCGCCTTCACTATAAAGTCATTGGGTGTGCACAAATCGTAACCGGCCGCTCCCGCGGTGGCTTGACGGGGCGCAAACGCAGTTGCGCTTTTTTTATATTTCAGCACGTGTCCACCCATTGCAATATTTCGATTACAAATAACAATAATCGCTCAAATTACGCACCGGCTAAACCGAAATTTGCTTTCGTCCAAAATCCTCGACGAAATCCAACTTGAAGCACTAAACAAAATGTTCAACACATTATCTTTGCTTTCGTCCAAAATCCTCGACGAAATCCAACTTGAAGCACTAAACAAAATGTTTAACACATTATCTTTGCTTTCGTCCAAAATCCTCGATGAAATCCAACTTGAAGCACTAAACGTTCAACACATTATCTTTGCTTTCGTCCAAAATTTTCGATGAAATCCAATATTAAGCACTAACAGCAAAATATTCAATACTTCATCTCTGATTTCGGCAAGAATTCTCGACGAAATCCAAGATGAAGCACTAAACAATCTTTGCTTTCGGCAAGAATTCTCGACGAAATCCAAGTTAAAACATTAACTCTACAATCTTTGCTTTCGGCAGATTCTCGACGAAATCCAAGTTAAAACATTAAGTCTACAATCTTTGCTTTCGGCAAGAATTCTCGACGAAATCCAAAATGAAGTGCTAACATTTAACAATCTTTGCTTTCGGCAAGAATTTTCGATGAAATCCAAGACGAAGCAATCTTTGCTTTCAACTAAAATTCTTGACGAAATCCAACTTAAAGCACTAAACATAATGTTTAATACTTTATCTTTGCTTTCGTCCAAAATCCTCGACGAAAGCAAACTGTTGACGTGATAATTTGCATTGATCGAACTCAAACAAATAGTTATTGTTTTGAAATATACAAAAACAATAACTGATTAACGCCACTATATATTATGCAAAAAACTTTATGCATCTACAGTAAACACACGACATCTTCACAGTAAACACACACAACATGTCATATCGACTATCATTGGGCGGCGTGGCCTGCACCACTAAGAGCACAATGCTGAACAAATTCAGAAATCATTTGAACATGACCATACATTTGTCCGACTACAAAGAGCTGCACGACAAATACCAATTTGATCATCGCGTCGGTAGTTTGCTGTACGCGTCGCACCGCTTCATGACCGACAGCGAAGTTGCTAACTCATGCCTCTCGCTAAACGTCTACGACCGTCATCCGATGGAAGCGCTAGTGTATGACACCATAAACAAGGGCATTAATCTCGAGGACACGCGCAGAATATTCGAGCAGTGCGTCGAGATGGGATTTACGCGCAACTGGAAATGTATCATAATGCGCGTCAAACCGGGCACGGAAACTCACGTCGTCGGCATGATGCGCAAACGCAACAACGGCATCGATCGCATAGATGACAAGTATGTACGCGACCAGGACGAGCGCTTTGGCGTGTTTGCCAAATGCGTGAATGCCGACGAGTATGTCATCGATTGTTCGGGCAACATCGGCGAACAGCAAAAGGAACTGCAGCAGTACATACTCAATCTAATCTACAAGTGGTCCATTGTCGACGACTCGATGCACGTCTACGAGTTTAGGCTGCCGCTGATCACGGACAAAATCGCCGGTTTCGACTTGGACGGCACGCTCATCGAGACACGCAGCGGCGAAGTGTATTCAAAGACCGCCATCGACTGGAAGTGGAAGTACGACACAATTTACCAGACTTTCGTGGACCTCATCAACGACGGCTACACAATTGTCATCGTCACCAACCAGCTCGGTATTGGCACGGGCAAAGTGAGCGCGCAAGAAATGAGAAAAAAAATTCATTATGTGTGCAACGCGCTGGGGTTGCCGATAGTGGTACTCATGTCGACGAAAATGGACAAATACCGAAAGCCGGCGACGGGCACAATGGAGTACCTCATTCGACGCCAGCCGGGCATAAGTATGAGCGAATCGTTCTTCTGCGGCGACGACGTCAACGGCACACTGCGCAACGACTCAAATTACGCGCGTGCGTGCGGCCTCAAATTTGTCTACGATTTTAATTATTTTAAATAAAAAAAACTTTTTAATAATTATGCACGTTTATTTTTTACTTTACTATCGTCGTTACAATTGAAACAGGGGAGTAGCAATTTTGTATTTTGGCGCGGCAGCAGCCTTACGCTTCTTGTCTTTCATGGCGGCTTCTAACAGCGGCGCGATAACCGTCGCGGGCGGCGCCGCTTCGATCGACTTGGTAGTCACTCGACCGTCCAACTCTAGGGGACTTTTATTATTGTGACTATACAAATCTATTGTTTCAATAAAAATTTTGGTAGCAATCTCTTTAGCGAACGTGATCAGATGGTGCTCATCGCTGTGGGGATTGTCAAAGTTTTCCAGGCACTCGTGGTAGTGCTGTAGCAGGGCGCGTTTCGAGCTGCGCAAGTCCGGATTGATTGTGTCGAGTCGTTTGATGGCCACCTCTAGGAGAGCTTTGTACGATTTAAAGTGTTCCTTTCCCTTGTTAAGACCAAATTTTATGGCTATGAGCAGCACGCGCCTGCTGAAGTCTTTGTAGTCGATGGAGTCGTCAAAGTACTTGGTTTGACTGAACAGTTTCTTAATGTTTTCATAGTTTTTCGGAGTGGGGTTCTTAAAGTACTCGTCGCGCACCGTCTTAAGAATGTGCAAGTTGTTGAGCGGCAGCATGTCGGACGATTCGATGAGCGCGCTGCACCTGTCCGCGATCAGTTGTCGTGCAAAATCGTCAATGTTGATCGACTCCATTCTCTTTGTTAACGCGACGGTCTCGCTCACTTATTATACTAATAGCATATATTAGCGGCGATAGAAATTCATAGGACCGGTCGTGTTAAAGTTGTAGTTGGCCAGCCGGTTGTACAGTTGACTCACCGTGTATGTTGATATCGCTTCTAATGTATCGTTGAGCTCTTTCTGCTGGTCGAAATTGGAGGCGCAATAGTACAACTTACTGTTCTCGTGCATACAGACCAGCAGCTCGATCAAAAATTGAAAGGTGCGATTGTCGTGGCAATTGTATGGGCCGGCGCGGAAGACAAGCGGTTCGACGAAGCGCGCTTGCTCGTACCTTATGCCCGACATTAATTTTGCAATCTCACGATCCAAGTGGCGCAGGTCCGACTGCACGGTGTCTGTGTGGATTTTGTAGTCGCACGACTCGTACATTAGGAAATTGTGCAGCGGCAGCGCTTCGTACGACTCGGCGTCGTAGACGCGTTTCGTGTTGTACGATACGTTAGTGAGCACGTTGTATTGCTTCATATCGTGCGCCACATACGATTCGTTGTCGCCGAGCGTTTTACGAATAAAATGCGGCAACACGTACAGCTCGGGACACTTCATGTACCACAAATCCTCGTGCGAAGCGTTGTCGTCGAAAGCGCGCGCGCCCACCTCGCCGTTCACATACAGAATCGTAAATTCGTTCGAACCTACCGAGTTGCGGTTTTCGTATTTATGGTAGGGCGTGTACTTGTCGACGACCACATTGTCCGGCTCGATGCGCATCGTGTTGTCTGCAATCATTATTGTTTTTGGATCGATCTCATGGTGTCTGATTGTGATGGGCGTATCGAGTATCGTCTGCTTTTTAGACTCTAGCATTTGACAAACACACACCAAATAGTGTAACAAGCATTTGAGTTTCTCAATCATTAACGGCGACTCGCTATTGACGATACCTTCAAAGTTAACGTTTCGATTGTTGTTCTTGATGAGAGCCTGTAGCAGTATGGCCGCGCAGTCGACGCGATTTAAATCGGTGCCGTTGTGCAGCTGGATCTTAAACACGTTCACGGCGAGCAGGCTCTCGAGCTCGGCGCTGTAAAGCAAATTCCGAAACTCGAGCACTCCCACCTGATCGGCCAACCGATTCAAAGTAGTAATAACGTCATAGTCGCGCATCATGTTTGACGCGGCCGCGCGTACGGCTATGGGCGGGTCGTGCAGACGAATCTTGCGGTGCAGCAAGTCGCTCAAATCAATTATGGTACTCTCGTCGCTCTCTAAACTCTCCAAAATTTTCTTGATCGACGCATCGCTATAATTTATGTTTTCAAAATTCATTTTAACATTTCGCAGCGACTGCAAGTATTCCTTCATATTGGTAACAATTTGTCTGTACATAAGCACGCTGCCTGGCTCATCGTCGCTGTGAGCGCCTATCTGACTAATATTATCTAGCACCTGCCGCTGCACCGAAACGTACTGCGCAGCGAGCGTGCCGCCTCCTCCGTCTTCTTCCATAGTTAATACTTATCCTATTGAACGATAAGTTGATAATTATAAAAAAATCATGTCAATACTATAATCATTTTTATTGCTCAATAACATACTTTTTGTTAACCATTTGATTTAAATCACACAACAAATTTATTAGTTCGTCCCACGTCAGGCTGTCGGCGACGAGTTCGTATACGCAATAGTGTCGATACAGGCGACGCGCATACTCAAACAATCGCTCGGGCTGAGCCACCGTCGGCATCAACGCACAAGCGTACTTCAGATGAACGGCGTGTCGTCGTGGATTGAGACTGAGCAGATTGCTGTTGCGCGCATACACGGTTCGAACGACCGCCCAAATTATTGCCTTTACTTCCTCGATGACACTATAGACGACACTACAGTCGAAGGCGAGCAGCAAACGTTCGAGCAGTGTGCGAACGTCCGTAGAGGCTTCGGACAGGTTGTCGATAAACTTCACAAGCACGGCTCTATCTTTGACGTCGGCGTCGTGGCAGAAGCGGGCGGCGCGACAGATCACGTCATGGGAGAACAACATGTCACAGCGTGTCGTAAATCTTCTTGAAGACGTTACTTGCTCGATTCGGAATGCAGACTGGAATGGAGCGGGCCAGAGCCGTTTGGTTAAATAACATTTTTGTGTAGCCATAGGAGCAGGTGCAGTCGGCAGCGGTGAACTGTCTGTTGACGAGATCGATGTCGAGGGTGCCGTTCTCGCAGAGGTATGGTCGCGGTTCACCAAAGTCGTCGACGATGTCGCGGTACGTACTGATGCACAATTGATCGACTACAAACTCGCTGGCCACGTACACTTTGATGAGGCCAAGCGAGATGTCGCACTCGAAATCGTCGGGGCGACCGTTCAGCGAAGCGTCGCGATTAGCGCAAAACCCGTTGTCGCACACCAGCGCCCCGACGGCATTCTGCACAGTACAATTGTCCATGCACTGACGGTCTGTGACGCAGGGCAGACGGGTACTCGTGCAGTCCACGACACCGTTCCGATCAAATACTAGATCCATCACCGAGTTGGGCGCATTTCGATTGACGCTGACGATCTCCGTTATTTCGTTATTGTTGAAAGTTTGTATGGTGCTCATCAAATATAGGCACACTATGAAGAGAACAATCAAAAGCACGGTGGTGCCGTAAACGATAGACGATAATGACGAAAATGGTAACGACGGTTGTAGTGGTGGTGGTGACGACGATGATTGTGGCACGTTGTTCATCGCGGACGACTCGTTGTTCTTAGAATACAATTGTCGAGCTAAATTGTAAAGACGACGTTGATTAGACCGTCGTTGACGGCGACACAATACAAAGCACGCACCGCATCGACACAATCGGTACACTGGGTGGCGTCTCCGATATGAACGAGTAGAGCGTCACACTCGTGACAGCGATACGAGCCGTCGTAGAGCGGCGCTCGGCGAGATGCCAGCTCGTTGAGCGTACTATGCTGGAAACGAACGTCGGCTCTGTGCAGATCGTCGGTGAGCGCGGCCGCGCAGGACACACAATAAGAGACTTCATCTATCAGCACGCTTCGCACCGTGTAGCAGCAAAACATTTCGCCGACATTCAAATCTACACACGCCGTCGTCGTCGTCGAAGTAGTTTGTGCTTGCTTTTCTTGTATCATGTTGACGGCTGTTCGATTTCAACTATCGTCGACAAAATAACACTTGCGCTAATATAAAGACATGAAAGCAATTTGCATTCTTGACGGTGATGTGCACGGTAAGATCGTGTTCGAACAAATCTCTCCCGCTCATTTGCTGCACATCACCGGCTACATCATGAATTTGCCGAGGGGCCTGCACGGATTCCACGTGCACGAATTCGGCGACACCAGCAACGGCTGCACGTCGGCGGGCGAACACTTCAACCCCACCGGCAGCGACCACGGCGCTCCGAACGCGGCGATGCGCCACGTCGGCGACTTGGGCAATGTCGAGGCTAAAGTGTCCAACGCCCTCACCGAAGTGGACAAGATCGACAACGTGATGACGCTTTTCGGCGAAAATAGCGTCGTTGGCCGCAGTCTGGTGGTTCACGCAAAGCGCGACGATCTCGGCCTCACCGACCATCCGCTGAGCAAGACCACGGGCAACTCGGGCGGACGTCTCGGCTGCGGCATCATCGGTATTGTCGCTGACTGACTAATAACTAACATATAAGACAATTTTTCATTGAGCGACATGGCCGACGCGTTTCTCTCCGTTCAATGCTTCGCTCTCGAAGCAATCAAATATGTGACACAAGACGTCGACGAATTCAGCAAATTCGATTTACTCGTTGCCCAAAAAGAGCTGCACCATCTCCTCACCGACAACGACGACCTCGTCCGCTGGATCGTGACAAACTTTAACAACAAAAGCAATGATAACGACGACGTCGACGGCGGCAACGACGTCGATTACTGCCACGTGTTCGACACAAAACAATTTCGAGCATTCATAGATTTTGCCCTCGACGACATTCGCAACTGCGTAAACGATGCGCCGCACGAAATGGATTTCTGCGGTGACATTCACGATGCGCTGGTAAAGTTTTTGAATCATCGCAAGCTCGCTGATAAAGAGGTCGTCGGCGGTGGCGTAATTTAACCCTAAACAAAATTGTGTATATATATATACATATATATATATATATATTTTAAAAGGTGTCTTGTGTCGTTAATCATGCATTCGTATAACAGCCACCTAAACAGAGCGTACAGATCCAATCTCGCCAAACGAATAACACAACGGGAAATCACTAATGATTTCAATAAAATGGATGCCGCGCTTGCGACAAAACGTCTGTATTGCATCATGAGCATTAACAAATCCACAAACAACTTGCGTCAGCTCAGCAACGACCACTACAAATGCCCATATCTGTACGAGGCGGATGCAATCGACTTCAACAAACAATTACGTAGAACGCACGAGCCCGTCAAACGATGCGTCATTTGCACTCGCGCCCTCCACCCGATGTTGGATGTAGAGCGGGCGATGTGCTCATTCTGCTCGGCCGCCACAACGAAATAAAGGCACGCGGCGCGGTCGTGAACTGCAGTTGCTCGCCAACCGGCTACTATGAAGCTAATAACGTTCGTTATGGTCATTTTTAATCGTGCCGCCGACCTCAGTCAGCAACAGATCTACGAGACCTTCCTCAAGCACTTTGACGTAATCGACGCGATCATGTGCAACAACGGAGACTGCCTCGCCGTGTGCATCAGCGCCGCCGACACCCTCGATCGACCCGTGGCGTTTGCCGAGTTTCAGTGTGCCAAGAAGCATTTGATGCAAATAGTCGATCGGCACGAAAACGTCGAAGTGCTCCTCGAACGCATGTACAATATTGTCGAAATGTACAACGACCAATTGCAAAACGACCAATAAAATTTAATTAAACAAAAATTATTTCATTTTATTTCATTCTCACACACACACACACACACACACACACACACGTTACAAGTTTGACACAATAAATTACAGTGTTGAGTACAATATATTTTTGCTGTAAACTGGTCTATTATTTTAATAAATTAAGTCTCTTGGCAAAAATTTACTTTTTGCTACAATATAATGTCGCTGATTTCAAAAAAATGTCAGGACATCAACGTGTCCGCGTTTCTCGACCAATTTTGCGTGTTGTGGGTGAGCGCGGACGACGTACTCCACCTGCTGCGCTTGCCCGCCTCCGTGCTGCAGACTATTCAGCAGCGCCACAAAAAGTGCTGGGTCGACTTTCGATGTCCCACCCACTGCTCTCACGACGCCACTAAGCTCTTTATCGATCTCTACGGCCTCGGCAACCTGTGCAATCGCGTCAATTCGCAGATCGCCGACTACCTCATGACACTCTTCGTCGCCGAGGTCTACGCCGAACAGGGTCGCAACAACCGTTGCGCGTCCCCACCTCGGTGTCGCTCGCCCTCGCCTCGCCGCCGTTCACCCTCGCCTCGACGTCGTTCGCCCTCGCCTCGACGTCGTTCGCCCTCGCCTCGACGTCGCTCATTGAGCCCCCGGCGCCGCCACAGATCGCGCTCCAGGCGTCGCTCCGTGTCGCCGCGCAGAAACTCTCGCTCCCTGTCGCCGCGCAGACGCTCTCGCTCGCCGCGTAGACGTTCTCGCTCGCCGCGCAGACGTTCTCGCTCGCCGCGCAGACGCTCTCGCTCGCCGAGGTGCTGCCCCAAACCCAAATGCTGCTGGCACCACAAACATCACACGGATCTGCTCGAGCGGATTGCGCGCCAAAACGACCAAGTCGTCGTCACCCTCAACCAATTGACCGTCACCAACGCTAACCAACATCTCGAACTATCGAACCTGCTTAACGCCATTCGTCTTCAAAATGTGACTATTGGCGGCCAGATCTCTCAGATACTCGACGCCGTCCAAGGCGACATCGGCGGCGACTTTACGCAACTCTTGTCCGAGATAGATACGCGTCTGTCCGCCCTGTCCGCCAGTCTGCTGACCGCAATAAATCAACTGGCCGAGCAAGTGCGCAACGACCTGAGTGGCATCAATGCCGTGCTCAATAATCTATCGTCGAGCATCACCAACATTAACGCCACCCTCAATAATCTTTTGCAAGCCGTCAACGGCATTAATTTAAACGAGGTCATCGGTGAATTGCAACAAACCATCAATACAATATTAGAACTACTACAAACCATTTTAGGCATTTTACAACCTATAAACAACAGAAAATAAAAAACTATATACAATATAATTAATACTTTTATTGTTAAAAAAAATTATAAACGCACATTTATTATTCATATTCTAATGAATATTCTAAGCCGATGTCGCCAACAGCTCCGCTTTGCAGGAATTCAAAATGTCGTTATAGGAGAGCGACTCGTCAAAGAAGTAATCCAGTTCGGCTGTATCGAAACCCGACTCGAACCATGCGCTCAGCATTTTCTCGTTGGGCACAATGCCCAGGAGATAGACGAGGCACATTTTAAACTTGTGCTTGTTCGATGCGATTTTATTAATCGAGGTGCACAGCGTCAGCGAAACCGTTTTTCGTCTCTTGTTGCGGCCTTTGACGTGTTGACGAAACTTGGCCACCACTTCGTGTTCGCCGTCAAACAGCGCATATTCAGTGAGTCGCTCAAACACATTTTCCAGCGAGCTCATCATTACCTTTTCGGTGGTGATCTTGCTGTTGTGCTTTAGCGCGTGAGTATAGCAGTTGAGGAGTGTCGAGTCCGGTTTAGCCCACCACGCTTCCATCAAATCCAGCAACTCGCTGTCTTTGATGTCGGTGAGCAGGAAAAAAGTCGTCGGCGAACGCATCAAGTGAAACAGGGGACGAATATTGCGCTCTTTTGCTTCGGCCTTCAAGGCGGCATGGCGGGCGCTCATGCCAAACATATTGTACAGAACGTAAAAATCGTAGCGCTTCAGCCATCGCTCGCGATCGTGTTCCATCAGCACGTCGATCAGACTACAAATGTTGAAATCCTTCACTTCTGCGAGATGGCACAAGTACATAAAATCAAAGTCTAACGTGAAGCCGCTTTGCAGCAGACGACAAACGCTTTGCACGTAAGCGTTGCTCCTTTCGACGCCCTCAAACATCACAGGCTGTTTCAGCGGCACCTTCACATAGCCAGGATTAGGGCTCTTGCATGAAACTATGCTTTCAATTTGCGACACATTTGGATCACATTGCAAGATTTGCATCGAGTAATCGGCGAGCAGCAGATCTTTAGTTTTCAACACTGGACACACGGGGTCACATTGCAGGGGTTTGCAAAATAAATAATGTGATTGTTTCTGCTGCTTGCAAAGGTAGGGGCAAACCGACGTTTGAGTGAGCAGCGACTGCAGCAACGGTGCCAATTCGGGAAACAAATGATCTCTACTCATTAAATGCCAATAATGTTTCTTCTGAATGTTACGGTTGTACATGCGAGAGCATTGATTGCACGAGTGTGAATTTAACGCATCTCTACACACTAACACACATCGTCGACTTTTCGCATCTAACATTGCATCTAACACATCGTCGTCAACGCAAAAAAACCAAGCGCCAAAGTCACCATTGGCCGCTTTTACAGAAAGAACCATTTTTTCTCGTTGTTTAAATCTCTCCTTTTCAGCGGTCCATTTTTCGACACCTTCGAGTCTTTCCCTTTCAGAGGGAAAATTTTTAATTTTATCCAATAGACATTCTGCCATTTTCAAAAAGAACTGTCAATCCGTATGCTATTGAATTACTTATATTACTGAATTCAAAATAAATATCTCTTTTATATTTATACGTAATTTTACTGAATTCAAAATAAATATCTCTTTTATATTTATACGTAATTTTATTATTATTAGAAAAAAATACAATATCATACATAATTTTTTTAAAAATCATCCAAAATTACAAATTTGTCTTCGCCCGCACCGAAGCGCTTATACTCTCCGACTCGTTTCTCGAAAAAATTGGTTTTGCCCTCGAGCGAAATGTTGTTCATAAACTCAAACGGATTACGAGCATTAAAATATTTCGGTTGTCCGAGCTGCACCAACAGACGATCCGCCACAAACTCAATATATTCGCACATAGACTGTGCGTTCATGCCCAGCAAGGCGACGGGCAGCGCCGCAGTAAAAAACTCCTTTTCGATGCTCACCGCCTCCCTAAACATGCTCAGGATCGTGTCCGAGTTTAATTTCTCATTCACGCGCGTCTTGTAATAGAGACACGCAAAGTCCGTGTGTAGTCCTTCGTCGCGCGAGATCAACTCGTTACTGAACGTCAGGCCCGGCATTATGCCTTTGGTTTTAATGTAAAAAATGGCGGCAAAACTGCCCGAAAAAAACACGCCTTCGACTATCGCGAATGCCACCATGCGCTCGGCCAGCGTGGCGGTCTCGCTCTCGATCCACTTCATGGCCCACTGGGCCTTTTTGCGAACGCATGGCACGTGCTCGAACGCATTCAGCAACGTGTCGCGCTCGTGCTCGTCTCTAATCAATTGTTCTATGAGCAGACTATACATCTCAGTGTGTACGCACTCGATGAGCACTTGAAGGTTGTAAAAATACTGCGCTTCCAATTCCGGAACTTTTTGCTGCATGTAATCGATGAGGTTAATATTCACGATGCTATCGGCGGCGGCAAAGAACGCCAACACGTGCTTGATAAAGTAACGTTCGTCATCGTTTAATTTAGACTCAAAGTCGTCATAGTCCCTAGACAGATCCACCTCCTCCACCTTCCACATGCAGTCAAGCGCCTGTTTATAAGCGGCCCACAGATCGTCGTGCAGAATCGGCTTCAGAACTTTGCGGGCGACGGACATCGTTGCGAGAGCTGCTGTTTTAGTGTGCTATCGCCACCACTACAACTTGGTTGTGGAATATTGTGAAAAAATTACAGTACTATTTATACACGCGCCATGGCCACCACCACTGTTGATAACGATAATTATCCCGCCGTAGCGTCTTTCGACAAGTACATCAACGACATAAAATTCGCACAAATCTCCTACGACCAATACAAGCAACGATACGTCATCAGCGTGGACATCTTCGACATTGACGAACGCTACATCTTCGACAGCGACAACGATCGTCTCATGAATCTGCTCGTGCCGCAGCAGTTTCAAGTTCGTCTCAACAGATCGTATTACACGCCCGAATCGGTCGAGTATCAGCCCGATGGACATTTGAATCTGCGTGTCCTCTCACCAACGGCGGACATCGAAAGCGTGGCGGTGCACGTCAATATGCGCTACTTTGACAACGGGCGCATACCTTGGACAGTACCGGATAACATCAAGGCCGCTTACAGTGATTAATAAAACAAGTGTTTTTTTAACTACAATAAATTTTTTAATTAACTAGTTGTTTTGTTGTTGAATATTATAACCTAATTTATACAGTTTATTTACAATACTCAAGAATTGCTTCCAACATTTCGAAAAATAATCGGGCTCCCACCGATGATAGGGAAAATTAACTTGATGCGTAATGTGTCTGATGCTGTTGTCGAAACGATGCATAAAATACAATTCGATGAGCGCTCGCGGTCCCAGCGGACCAAGAGCGTACAGCAGCTGCTTGACGTCGCGCACAGTGAACCTCTGCGACGAATCACGAATAATTTCATCGTAACGACGCATCTCAGCAACTGTCGCCGTCGTCGTCGTCGTCGCCGCCGCCTCTAGTAGAGCGCTCACGCGCGCTATCCGGTTGTCGATCTTGTGCCAATGATGGTTGAATACGTTAAACAATAGGCATTCCAACTGATCGGCAATCAAGTACTTTAAGTTCTCAACGTACACGCTGATATCGTAAAGTCGCGCCAAACTGTAGCAGTCGACATAGGGGCCAGGTGTGCGTTTAACGCTCAAATCCAGAAAGTAGACGTCAAAGGGAAAATATTTTAGATTCTGCACCTCGTTGTTTTTGGACTTGTATAGCCACATAGGTGACGAGGCGCTTTTCATATGCACATTAAACGAGTAACGCACCAAAAAATAGTCGTCGTTCACCAGCGAAACGGTACTCTTGAACGGCTGCGCCCTATTCAAACAGAACCGGACGTGGTCCGGCTGCACTTGGATCGCCTCGTTCACATACGACTTGAATATAATCATGCTGTCGCGCGTATAGTTGTTGTACATTAGTCGGTTCATATCCACGGCGGCGAGGATGGCGTCAATCTCATCGTAATACTTCTCACACACTTTCTTTAGACGTTCTTCGAGCGCCTTCAGCGCTACAAACGACCGTAGATTGTCGACAGTCACACGCTCGTCGTCGACGTACACTTCCAAATCGATATCGGTCAAATGTGACGGCTCGTTTATGTGCAGATGAGTCGCCGCCGCAGCGCCTCCCTTGACCACGCACAGTGTGTCTAGCGCAGTGATCGCTTCTGGCAGAACGGTGCGAAGGAACGAGTTTGGAGTGTTGCGCAACACGTATTCGCCCAATTCGTCATTGATGTACTTTTTAGAAATGTAAGGGATGGTTTTGTAGTTGAACAGTCGCTGCAACAGAGATTCCATTATTGCACCTGCGATGATGAGACTGAAGAGTGCGGGGCAAATGCTAAACGCAATCTTAAATATCGGCAATTTGGTAGACACGTCCAAGACCAATGGCCAACACTTGTTTTATGCACTGTGCATTTCGTACGTAAAGATGAGTGTAAACGGTAACAATGCTTTAAATACATTAAAAGGTGCCTTCGATAAGATAATCTACATCGAACGAGCCCTCTTTAATCGACGCAAAGTACTCGATTATGTTCTCGCCTATCTTGCCGACCATAGCGACGGCGATAACTTGCAATGCGCCATTAACACCCAATGCCTCGACTACCTAATGTCAAAATACATTGATTGAACGCCGTCGTCGTCGCCGCTGTCGCCGAACTTGCATCGGAGTTGATTCGTTTAAAAATTTAAAATTGATACAACATCATTTGTCGTCGACGTCAGTAGTTTCATTTTTGAAAACATTGTACAGTTTAATTAAACAATTTCATCGACACCAATACTACTTTCGCCGACGATGTTACAATTCGTAAGCGTTAAAAATTATTATTGTAATAACGATTTAGCACATTGTTTCAACGACAAACGTTACATTTTCGTTGAAATGATTATTATAAAAAAATTAACAAAACTTTAACATGCACTTTCGACGATATGTTACGTGATTTCGGTGAAAAGACTAAATTAAAAAATCTTAAAACTTTTTGTCAAAAATATAGATGTACACTTTCGACGACAACTATAGAGTTTTCGACGAAAAGTAATTAGAGAATAACATTAAAAAATTTTAAAACTTTTTGTCAAAAATATAGATGTACACTTTCGACGACAACTATAGGGTTTTCGACGAAAGTGTACATCTATATTTTTGTCAAAAGCATAGATGTACACTTTCGATGACAACTATAGGAGTTTCGACGAAAACATATCGTAATAATTTTCTAAACAAAATTATAACATAGCGTTTAGACAACAACTATAGTGTTTTCGACGAAAAGTGAATATTAATAAATTTGCGAGATAAATTGGATGTCATTTTCATCGTAAGCCACCTATTCATGCTGATTGTAGAGTATGTGTTCATCTTGGATTTCATCGAGAATTTTTGCCGAAAGCAAAGATTGTTAAATGTTAGTGCTTCATCTTGGATTTCGTCGAAAATTTTGAACGAAAGCAAAGATTATGTTAGTGGTTCATCTTGGATTTCATCGAGAATTTTAGCGGAAAGTAAAGATTGTATACTTGGTGTTTCATCTTGGATTTCGTCGAGAATTTTAGACGAAAGCAAAGATTGTATACTTGGTGTTTCATCTTGGATTTCGTCGAGGATTTTAGACGAAAGCAAAGATTGTATACTTGGTGTTTCATCTTGGATTTCGTCGAGAATTTTGGACGAAAGCAAAGATTGTATACTTGGTGTTTCATCTTGGATTTCGTCGAGGATTTTGGACGAAAGCTAAGATTGTAATCAAATTGTAATCATTATATAAGTACATCGCATCATGGTGAAACGTGAATTAACCGCAACTCAGCAAAAGCTGTATAATAAATATTCTTACATTAATTATGTGAATGGATTGACATCTACGATGGTTCGCTTGCCGATCGACGAAATTATGCTTGTCGAAAAGGCTACCCGCGAACAATCCAATAATCCGTTATGGAATATGCTGCGGCTGGACAGACAGACGGCATCGGGTTCTGCGAGCGCGGCACGATCGGTACCCCAGTCGGCGGCGATGTCGTACGGTCTGTGCGAGGAAAAAGTGGTTAAGGCCGATCGGTTTCTTGTCAACCAAATTCGCGAACTCATCGAGAAGACCTTAGAGTGTCGCATACTAGTCGAGGTTTTGGAATGCGGTATGTTTTTGTCGTCGTTGGGTCTGTATTCGGCGTCGCCGGATGCCTATTTCGTCGCCGAGACACACGACGATCGGCAAGTGTTGATACCTGTTGAGATTAAATGTCCACATACTTATAGAGACATAAATGTCGATGAGATTCGTAAAAGTCTCGGCGATCGTAACGCGCGTTACCGTATCAAACACACTGCCCTGTCTGTGAATAAGCGCGGAAGCTATTTGTTCGCCGTCGAGCAGACGGACGCTCATTATCGTCAAATGCAACGGCAAATGTACGTGCTGAACGCGCCGCTCTGCGTGTATGTGGTGAAGTTTGCAAATTCGTATGTAGTGTGTGCCGTGCGTCGAGACAACACTTTTTTTCTGAAGGAGCAGCAAGCCGAACGTAAGCTATTCGAGATGTTTGTGCGCAAAAACCAGACGCGCAAGCGTTACAAAGTACAGGATCAAAGAATGAAATCTATAACAGACAACATCGCCAACATTACACTCGATCAGGCGCAAGCTTTCGCCGCGACCGGATTGTATTACGATTTCGGTGTGTTGCAGTGTGTTCACTGCAGCAAGCAGTTCGACGCAGATGCGCCAATTCGACGGATTCTCGAAAGACACGACTACTGCGGCGACACCTCAATCCGACAAATGTCTGCACTTTATAATTGCGACTTTATTAATCATAGAAAACGAGTAGAGTCGCTTTCGGCGCATCGCGTCAACGTTAAGTTTGCCGACCAGGGTGTCTACCACGACGGCAGTGGTCTAAAGACGTTCTGCTGCGGTGTGGAGACTGAACGGGAAGTGAAAACGGTTAAACACAACGATAGTTGTAGATATAATTTAATGTTGACATCACGATAAAAAAAAGTGTTACATATTGAAATAAAGTTAAGAACTACAATAAAATTTTTTATATTACAACGAAGAACATTTCATTTTAATAAAACTAACCATGTACAAGACAATGTATACTACGAACAATAGCACCATAAAACCAATGCACATTTTCGACATTTCTTGCTGATCATCCCACTGCAGGCACCTGTAAATATCTCGGCCGGTGTAGTAGCGATATGTGGCGGAAAAGGCTGCATACGAGAGCGTGTACAGCAGCGGTTGATAGACATGATGCAGCCTGAGCGGTATAGCGTTCAGCGTCACCTCCATGATGACGAGTAAAGAGTTTATAGAATGCACCACATGATTAATGCTCGACTTTGTGCTGCTAACATAGGTGAATGTTATGATGGCGTATACGATCGACGAGAGAATGTTGGCGGGACACGCCACATTATACAACACGCGATGTAATATCACATATGAAGGTATATGATAACGGTTGTTGCGTTCCAGTCCGTCGACAAGTAGCGACGTCGTCGATGCGCTCATAAACATACACATCAGCAGCAATAGCGACCAATGCGAGTAGTATAGCATGAAATCGCTAAGGTTCGAAGCGTTGTAGAGCGCCGCCACGATGAGGATGGCAGTGATGAGGACCGATGCGAGACGCGATATCAGCATTAACTTGATGGAGGCACTCCTCAATAGCACAAAATGACAAGCGGCAAACTTGTCGACTCGGCACTTGTTCCAGTTGTCGCCAAAATCATTTTCGTTGAGGACTAATTCGAATTGTTCCATATTGTTGTCGTCGTCTTTCAATATGATTTATTTAAAATTTGAAGGGAACAAGCGTGCGCGGCGAGGTATGTGCTTTCACTGGCAGCAAAACCAATTAACTCAATCGACTTACGCAATTACGGCACTTTTATAGATTAAATGTGTAATTCTAAAATTGAACGGTACGTAAATTATTAAGTGACTAATGTGATAATAAAACCGCAAGTGGTGCGCACGAACACTAACCGCAACTCTGTGCGCACAAACCTCTGATTACGTCGACAGAGTGTCCTTGGAGAACCGTATAAAAGGCGGCAACGGTCCGTTGGGATTACGAGTCGACGTAAAAACGTTAACAGCTCAACATGTCTACAATGATTTCGACGGTGCTCTTGCTGCTGCTGCTGTCGGCGGCGGCCATGGTCCGTGCATTGCCGTTGACTGGTGAAGAAGGGGCGGCATTGTTGCCTCTAAAAGAGGGCTCTCAAAAACACGTTCATTTGTTCATGAACCATTGGTTTTTGCAAATGAACGGCGACGGTAGCATAAACGGCACGGGCACGCACGAGTCGAACCAGACTCTGTGGCACCGCATCGCTTTAGCTGAAGGCAAAATAATGTTGCGCTCGTCCCAGTACTGCAATTATCTGTGTATCAACGAGTGTGGCTATGAGTATTCGTCGATGGTGCCGAACAGCGAGTGCGTGTGGTCGGAAGTGTTCGACGTCAATCATTATCGCTTCGTCTACAAAAAGTTTGGCAATCGCACCGCCTATTTATCGCTGAACGTAGCGGGCAAGCTTAAGCGCGTCGTGTTGTTGAAGAAGGAAACGTTGGGCTCGTCCGTGGAACAATGTCACGTGATGGTGAAGGAATACGCGGGCACGACGTTCAACAAGACTTGCAAACCAGTCTCGACAAATAAATTGACATATGTTCCGGCGAAGACTTGCAAGAATCCCCCGCGACCATCCTCCAAAAAGAACATGAAAGGCAAACGTGATGCGGACGACGCCAACGACGATGAAAAACAAGACACCATCACCACTGACGTCGTCAAGAATGTTACGGTCGATGATCCGTTTGTGAACAATACCTTTCACAGTAAAGTTGGTGCGGCGTCGTTGATTGTTAACAAGATGGGCGGCATTCCGTTGCACGAGATTACCAACGAGCTGCCTGGATTGAACAACGAGGTGCTATCCATGGAGACAATGGTCGATACTGCTGCCAACAACACGGTGGAGAGTGCGATTCCGAAAAATTTCTATTATCGCGACGAAGAGTCTACAATAAGCATTCGCACATTCAACGATTCTACGTCGGCGAAAAAGGCAACGGAGTCGCTCGGCAAAGTAATTGAAGAATTGTTGAAGAGTGGCGGCAATAACGATACTAGCAAAATGGTTTTTCCCATTATTGTGTCAAAACACACAGTATCATATAAATTTTGCTTGGGAGACGTGTGAATTATATGCAGTTTGTGAATTATAATTACTTTAATTTTAATGTAATGTAACAATATTGGTGTCTAATAAAACATACTTTTTTAACACAATTCTGTCGTTTAACTGTTGTAGTTGTCTCCTCCGTTGAACACACTCCAATATCTTGGCGTCGCACAGTTGAAGTATAGTTGCGTTTAATCGTTTTGATTTAATTATAGTCAAAAAATGTATGGCCAAGTTGAGGCAAGATATTGCTTTTTTGTAGCATTGTAAACGTTCAAACTGCATGGCCAGCTCTAGCGCTTCGGTGACGTTGTTCATGATAGAGTAATGTCATCTAAATAAAAATTTTGTATTATTGTTTCAAGAGAGGGTTTTAGTTGATTGAATAGTTGGCGAATGTTTCTAATATTTGGGGCAGAAGGCCGTAGTAGCCCACGGTGTCGAGCGTGGTGTCGTATCCGAAAACAATGTTTATAGTGGTGTAATCCCGTGAATCTCTGTTGAGTGCAAAAAGCACGTTGCAGCGCAAGACGAGCGGATATTCGCCTAAGCGGTACCTACTGACGGGATGGTAAATTTTGATCCAATTGCCTTCGCGACTTAAAAAACACCAATAGTTGGTGAAGAATTCGGCCGATCCGACGGCAGAACTGTTATGTCGTCTTATACATAAATTGTAGTTTCTAGTGATGCAACGTCCCTCGGGGCCGGGATAGAAACAGGGACCTTGGGTTCGCGCACTAAGTATGTTGAATGTTGTGAATAAATTGACATTTGTGGCCGATGGTACTTGACCCGTGCTAGTTCCACGATAATCCGGGCTGAAGGCAGTAGAGAATTTCATGAGATTCATACTGGCGGCGTGTGGATTGTTGGGATGGGGTCCGGTGAAGTTGAATAACATGCGCCGGTAGCGCGGCGAGCTGAGCTGATGCATATACACCGACGCCACGATATCTTCGTCCGACGTCGCAGTGCTTCTGTGTCCAAAGTAAAACTCGTAATTGCCACTGTGTCCCCAGAAAAACTTGTAATCTAAGCGTGGCACTTGACCGATGCTGACGTTAAAGGGTTTGATGCAGGCGTTGACTACCCGACGCGTCGAGGGTTTGAGCATATTGGGTTGATCGTTGTACACAGAGAACAAGTTATCCTCGATGGGACAATTGCAAAAGTATAGTTTTTCGTCGTCGTCGATCTCGAGCGCTATCAGTGAGCCGCTTGTTCGTTCGCCGCTGATCGGGTCTACCGAGCACGGGTCGATGACGCAAATGTCGCGCGCGATCGTGATGTTCAAATACTCGGGATTGAGGGCGGGATGATCGATGGGAATGTAGCCTTTTTCGCACGGCGCCTGCGGAAAAAAGTCGGGGTTTCGGATCACGTCTCTGATGCGTCTCGACCTGCAGAAGGGCGTTTGGGTGTGATCGTCAAAGTCGGCCACAAATCCCACTTCGCACGAGCACCGCATCGGGGTTTCGAACATGCTGACGATTTGGCCGTGCGGCTGACAACCCACCGGCACATCGCAATCGCCATACAGACCCAACTGAGATACGAGACCGGGCATTAGGCAGCTGCACAGAAGCGAGTAGCCCACCTCGCTCTCGGCGAGAATCCAAATGCCGGTGTGGGGATTGCAGGAGCGCGCTCGTTCGCGGTCCAGCGCCAGACAATAGGATTCGCCGGCCTCGATGGTGAATTGGTTTTCTTGTTGGGTTTCAGTGTCGGTGATAGTGATGATGGTTTTGTCGTCAAAGTACTGGCAATTGGCGAGTCCCTCGCGACAAACGTCGCAATCGAGATGCGTGGTGCAGGGCGTGAGCTGTTTGTGGCATTGGTGCTCGTTGCCCTCTATAACGATTTCGGTAGGCGGTTCGATGAGGGGCACATCGGTGTTGTTGAAACGAATCAATTGGTTCACGAGGTCTCGTTGGACGAATCGTAGGAGGGTGATATTATTGTAGAGTACGAGAACGACAAAAATCAGCAGCACAATCGTCAAGATAGTATACATATTCGCGGCGGGAAGTGACTTAGAACTTAGACGGGTGGTCGCGGTCGCACCGAGGGGAACTCGAGTCGGCTGCGAATGTCCATGTAGAGACGCCAGGTGGGCTCGTTGAGGCCGTTGTCCGAAATAGGAAATGAGCCCGGCACGCTGAAAAGGTGGGCGTTGTCGGTGTTGGATCTGAATATATTTTCGGGGCACCAGAGCATGTTGCGATGATACTGCTCGACATCCATGTCCATGTTCATACACTCAACTCTGTATTGCAACGAGAGAGTGCGTTCATCGAAGGTGTCGACTACGGCGGCGCACATTGAGGTGCGATCGTTGGGATCCAGGTGGCGCACGCGCGTTACGTTAAAGTCGCCGCATTCGCACTCGCCCGTCTCAAAGTTGGGTCGCACATCCGTATGGATGAAGTTGACGTTCGTGCACACGTTCGGCAAGCACTCGATCGGATTGAGGGGATTCACGAACATGCGATTGTTGCGGCTGTCGAGCGCGTTGCAGCGCATCTCAAAGCGCCTACCGCTGCCGTCGGGCATCTCCTCGTCCCAGTGGCTGCGGAAGGTGTTGCGTGACACGTCCACCTCGACGCCGAGCAAGCGATCGAAGAGGACGTTACGATTAGCCTGGCCGGGCGCTATGTGCAGTGTGTGCTGTCTGCCCGCGACCTGATTCATGTTCTGGGGCCCGCTGAAATAGCGCGGATCCTCGGCGATGCACGTCCACTGATTGAGGCTGTGCACTATAACGCTGGTTTCACGGTTGCAATTGCGCGGCACGCTGCTCGTCGTGCAATAGCCGCCCGATATCAGAAGCTGGCCGTTGATTACGAATTTATCGTATTCGCCGACGAAAAAGTAAGCAGCGGCCGGATTGTCGCAAAGCGTGGCGCAGTCGTAGTTGGGCGCATTGCCGGGTCCCACGTAAATGGGCACCGACAAGCACTTAGTCTCGCCCTCGTTGATGGTGCCGAGGTTGGTGTTGAAATTGATGTGCGGCAGCGCGCTAAGCGGTACGAATCGTCTGCGCTGCAGAACGTTTTGCATGTAATCTATACGCTCGTCGACGGTGTCGTTGTATTGTGTCTGTGACTTTTTAATCTCGGCGTGTGCGTCATAGATTGGTTTGTATAATAAAAACAAAAAAATCACTACGCACACAATTAGTAACATATACATGGCGCTGTCGCTTAGTTGTATGGCGCGCGCGGCAATAACGCTCATTGCCGGCGTCGCGCTGGCTGCGATCGGTTTGACGGGCATCGTGTCCCCGAACTACGCGCTTCTGATCGATTACGCCAACGGCTCGCCCGTATTCAATTGTAGCGGCTTTGTGTTCATGTACGGCGTTGATCTAGTGCTGATGAGCGTGGGCGGCGCGCTGATGGCATTAAAAACGAGCACCGCTCAATTTTACGCGCAATATCTGTTAGTGGTGCTGACGATACTGTCGACTTCGGCGAGCATCACGGTGATCGTGTTTATCTGCACCTACAATTGGGTGGTCGAGTACGGGCACATTGCAGCATTGGATGTGTACGTGCGCACTCACGACACCGGAGTCGCCTGCTGGAGTGGAATTGTGCGCCTCGATTACAATAGCGTTCAGCGCTCCCCGGGCAACAATTGTTTCTATATTAATGAATACGCGTACTGCGCATTGTGTCGCCACGAGTATTATCGCGACGAGCCGACGTTCATCAAATCGCACCGGTTCGAAATAATTTTTATCCTCTTGGCCCTGCTTCTGCTGAACGTATGGACGTTGAGAAAATTATACTTGACAAAGGAGCACGACCACGACGACGACGACGATTTCCAACAGAATTCGACGACAACATTTTCAACTTTAACGTCGTCGTCGTCCGACCAGCATTACGCTGTACCAAAAAATAACAAGCCCTTGTCGTACTGGTACAATCCCGACGAGACGCTGCTGCTGCCGCCGCCACCACCGAATTGGATGTTTGAAAGCAAATAGCATAATGCACATTGGCGTATACACCGTGGCGTTGACGAGCGTCGATAGCCATGATGCCGTTTATATCGATGTCCTGTTGAGGAATCATTTTTGTCCCGTGTTTGCAGTGCACGGCATCGTCGACACTCTGGCCGTCTGCGAGGACAGCGTGTATGTCGACAATAACATCACGACCTTTAAGTATTACGAGAATTTTTTGCAATCGCCTCTTAGCGCTGGTGTGGCCGCCACGATTCAAGAGCACGGCGATCTCGATCAAAAGGTTGCAATGGTCGAGAAGATTGTGCGAGTAATGCGCGATAGTGGAGGCGTTATCGTGTTGTCTCACTACTACTAATTGTTTGTTTTTATTACGATTATTATAATAATGAATTGTTATATTTAGTTATATCAATAATTTGACCTCTAGGTCAATTACAACGTTAATTATATGTGCTGATAAAAAGGTTAATTTAAAAGGTCAATTACTGTACTAATTTTATGTGATGATAAAAAATAAAGACGTTTATAATAATTTTATTGTTGTTTAATTACATGGTTAACTTTTCCATTATACACAAGTGTTTGATTAGATTACACTTTAACAGAACTAACTCTTCGAGCAGCTTGTAGCTCTCGGTTTTGCGATAAACGTTGCGTTTATGTATAAATTGCTGTAGGATCTTGATGAATTTTTTGTTGTTCTTCTCGAACACACTTTGCAAAAGTTGAGGCTTGGCGGCAATGTTGCATTTTTTCGCTAGAAAATCTTTGTTTTCAACGAGGAGCATAGCCTCAATTTCGTCGTTCTTAAAATCAAGTTCGTCGAGGTTATTGATGAAATCTTTACGTCGCCTGTCGGTGTGATTGTGGCGCAACGAGTACAGCTGTTCCTCGAGACCGTACTGCTCGGCCACCATAACGATTAAATCGTTTTTAATGTCGTCATCAATTTTACCCTTTTTCAGCGCTGCTAGCACTTTGTTCTCGTACTGGCTACGCAAATTCATTTCTTTCAACGACAACAACTCAATTCTGCTGTCTTGCATTTTGTCCCTTTTTCTATCTCTCTCCACACTAGCACCTGTAGCAACTGACAAAACACAACTGACACTATACTTATTCAACGTCGTCGTCGTCGTCTCCACAACAAGTATTAGTGCTTTTTGCACTTACTCCATATCCAGCAGCGCAGCCACGAAAACAGCTCCCACGAAAACAGCTCCTTAAAAAGCAGTGACCAATTGGAAATAATGGACAAGACACCACTACCACCACCATCATTCCGTGTACGAAATATGCCCAGTTCTATTTTTTCATCGTCAGATTCTTCGATGTTATCATTATCGTTATCATCGTCGTCGTTTTCGCTGTCGCTCTCATCGGACTCTTCGGTGTCATCATCATTATTTCCGCTGTCGTTGCTGTCGTTGTCGTTGCCGTTTTGCGAATAGTAGTGCGAGTCGTATAGGGTATATCCGTCACAATCGTTGGTGTCGTGAAATTTTTTCATAATGATTATGTCCTTAGTGATGTCGAGAAGAAGACGCTCGCGATCTCGAAACGCGAGACGCTTAAATTTGCGCTTTTTTACGACATTAGCGACAAAATCGTAAAAATCCGATATGGCCACGACATAATTTTCAACAATTGGTTCATTTTCTCTGCCTAATTTAATAATTAACCGCCGCACGTCCATATTTCGTGAGCACAATACTTATACTTAAATTATGAGAGAATCACGGTACTCGCAAGAGTATCGATTCGCCGTAATAGTTTAGCGCGTCGGCGACACTTGCGGTCGTCATTGTCGACGACGTCGACTTTGGTTTCAATGAAACGTGCAGACTTTAGGCAATGTTTTTGTCGTGTAAGGCCTCGATATTAGAAACAAATTTATCGACGCACATATTGAACAATTTTTACTTAACCATCGACGCGATAACCCTTAGGGTCAACTATAAAACGCACGCACGAAAACCAGTTTTATGTATTAAAGTGCAACAATCATGCGCAGTGACACGTTGGCGGTGTTTATATTCGTGCTTGCCGTCAGCAGCACTGCGAGCAGCAGCAGTCTCACACGATACGATCAGATGCAATTAGCAGTGCTGAGACAGAAATGTGTCGGCAATAAATTCAAAGAGAGCGGCGACGGCAGCGACTGCGACGCTGCGGCAATAGTTAAAATTTTTGGCGAACAACACTTTAATTTCCGCGACGTGTTAGAATTGCGTCGGTTCGCAGCATGGATCGAGTTGGTGGAGAGCGTGCAGTACTATGCGCCTCAGGCGACGACTCTAAACAAAGTCGCTGCGCACCTCGGTGCGTTCGCGCGCATCGACGGCGGCGTAACGCGAGTAATGCAAGTGGCTGCAGACGCGTTGTACTATAGCGTCGCCAATTTTTACGCGAACCACCATAACGTAACGGAATTCAAGCAAACGTGGATATCGTTTCAAAATTTTTTCAACAACTACATCATTTGGGCACCATCGCGCTATCGCACCTTGCTGGCTATGTACAGTCGTTTGCGAGATTCGCGCCTACGCCACTCTCAACAACTGGTCACCGAGCTGGATGAGGCGTGCGCCCGCCTAATCAAAATAACTCTGGAGTATCCGTTGTCCGTGCTGCTGGTGTCGCAGGAGCATGTTCGTCAAGAAGCATACATATATTATGTATCAAAGCTGCCGAAGAGCGAGCGGAAACGTTTCGACGGATTGTACGTGGCGTTCGAGACACAACAATTTCCGCAGAGAACAGTGTTGCATAGCGGCCCCGTCAATATCACGGTGCACCACGACATACGCAACCTGGACACGCTCAATAGAATGCAGGAGGAATGCGATTTTGTGTATGGTAATTTTCTGGCGCTGTGGCGACGCTTGAACGTGTCGTTTGTGCACACGGTCTCGCACGTGGATGTGTACGTGTACAATAACCGCAGCGAATACAAGCGCACCGGTCTCTTGAAATCTAGCTCTGTCGACAACGGAGGATCAGCCACGTTTCACCCGAATCCGCATCGCCGACAACGAATTCACTCGAGCGTGTACTTTGAAGAAGGCGGGGACGACAAGATTCCGCACGCCTTTGGCCACGAAATGTTTCACTGCTTGCTCTACTCGACGAATCGCAGGGTGCTAAACAATATACCGAACGCGCACTGGTTCAACGAGGGCGCCGCCAACCGTTTCGGCTATCGCAAGTGCTTTTGGCGCGACAATTTCAATCTGCGCATCTATGAGAACAGGACGATCCGCGAGATTGTGCGCGCGGGCTACGGCAGCGACATACTCTATCCGATGGGCAGCGCGCTAGTTTCGTTTCTGTATGAAAAACGACCGGATGTGTTGAAAAAAGCCGTCCTCAGCTACAACTACACGATTGTCGCCGACGAGCGTCTAGAACAGGAGTTTAGTGTGTTTAAGAAAAACAAGCTGGCCGAATGTGCTTATGTGCGGCAGCGGCAGCATCAGCAATCACAAACCGTGCCGAATGCCGTACAAGTGCAGTATTTAAAAATGGTATCATCGATCGAGACGTTTCGAGAGTGTCGCAATAACTACATGTTGGTTCAGTTCAACGATTGTGCGTTTGTTCTGACACCGTCGCGCCTATACCTCGAAAACCGTTTTCGAGGGGTCGTAAATGTCCAGAAAACGATGCGTTACAACTACAACGAAGTCACACAGTTTGATTTCAATTTCCTCCAGAAAGGACTGATCAAATTGGGCGTTCGACATTTACTCAAGGACAGCGCCGACCCAATCGGTATCGCTGACAAGTATTTCAGTGTAGACGATATCTATTCGTATGCGGCGAACGTTTCGTGCGGCGGCGGCGACGCGATCGTTTCTATGCTAATGGCGCTGCCGATGCGTGCTTCGACGTTGCTGTCGGAGACAAAAAGCGCGAACGACGCTAAAAACTTTGTGAGACGATTGGAAGAGATTGCTTTGAGTTGCCAGGTGTATACGTCCCCGCCGGTTAATGTGACGGGTCGACTGCGCACCTACGTCGAACATTTACAAAGCTTGACCGACGAGCACATTGCTCTCGTGAATTTGATCAAGCCCCTCGACGTGCAGGGCAATACAATAGTTCACTTGGCGGCGGTGCTTAACAAATCGCTGTTTTTACGTTTATGGCGACGCTACCGGAATCTTACGGAAGAGCTTCAAAACTACAACAATCGCACGCCCCGATGGCTGTTTGACAACACGTTAAACTATATTCAACGCTTTAAACATCCTCCCAGCCGCTATTGTATGAGTATAGTCAAAGGTAATTTTTCACTTGAAACTCTTAAAATTTATGAGAACACTACTGCTCATCCAGAACTCCTCATTAACGTCAGCACTCCAGGCAATAAATTGTCACCGAATAACAACAACAACAACAACAACAACAACAACAACAACAACAACAACAACAAAACCTCTTTCGGCGTTCAAGAAGTTATCGATGAGCAGCAAAATGAAAAGAACACAACAATGACGACAACAATTTTGGAAAAGAATACTTCAAATAATATGTTAAAATATAATTTATTATCTGGTACAATAGTAGTAGTGATAGTAGTAGTAGTAGTGATACCCGTTAACACATTAATAACTATAAAAATTGTTAAACATCAGTATAAAACTAAAAAGCAAACCTTAGAAGAATTCAACAAACATAAATTTTATAACAATGAAGGTACAACTCCACTGTTTAATTAATATTAATAAAAAAATGTAGTTGTATATTATTTAATAAATATAGATTAAAAATAATTTATTTGTATATTTTCCTATAATTTTTTTAATATAGTGCTACTAGTAATAGTAAACGTCAGGTTTACTGTGAGCAAATGTGTACCCGTTTTGCAAGACACTGGCGCCCAACGCGTGTTATTCAACGATTTCGTCCTGTACGGCAAAACCGTATTCTCTTCGTTCCGCTCGCTGATTTTCAAACGTTTCATCAATAAATCGAGCTCATAATAATCATCGTCCTTGCAATTATTGGCAAGAGTATCAGATCTATCGTAATTATCATTAGTAGGAGTTGAGATGATAGCCTCATTAATAAATATACGTAATACAATAGGAGATTCCATGGCGCGCGCCATTTCTCGCACACGCAGTCCGTGATTGTCGCGCAACTCCTTGAGATTGCCAACAACAAAACTCGTCGTACGGCACTCGTCCTCCGAATCGATGAATCCGTCAAACATGAGCGGTAGTCGTCTATCGCGCACGTTGACAACACACATTCGTTTAGTGCCGCATTGAAACACGCCCTGGATATACTTATTGCCCGATGCCAACGTCACTCTGATTCGACACGATGATTGTAGATTATAGTTGAAAGTGACCACTTTTCGGCGCTCGTCGCACTGCACAGAGACATGAGGGGACTCAAAATTGTCATCGTCGACAAACACTTTGACGTGGTCCGTGCGAAATGTATACATTATTGAGGAAGATTTATTCGAACATGAGACGAATGTCCTCCTCGAACGCCTCGGCTTCGTCGTTGCTTTGAAATTGAATGCTGTTCTTGGTGAGCACAACTGTATCATTGGACTTGGAACGCGCCACGGTGATAACCAGAGCCCGTTCGACGGCAGTCGATTTCGAAATGCGGCACAGAACCACGCGCCACTGATTGTTGTCGCGCAAAGCCTCGTTTAGTTGGGCAAACTCTTCGAAAAATTGAACACAATTCTTATTTCTCACAATGAATAAATAGGCTGGCGGCGTATTGTCATCCTGCAGCTGGGCAATTTTTTGGCATTTGCGCTGTAGCGCCGTCTCCAGCTCGCTCACTTTAATCTTATACTTTTGCTCGTAATAATTGTGCATGCACTTTACAATCCTGCCCATTCGCGCGTTCGACTGTTGAAGTATTGAAATTGCGCGCGATACCTTTTTCAAATCACAAATTGGTACTTGACGAAATTTGTTCTGAGCTTCGATCTGTTCTATGGTGCGCACCAGGCGTTTATTCCTAATAGTAGACATTGTGCTGTTGTTGAGTGCGGCGCCGAAACACTTTGCGTACTGACCGACTCTGCTTCGACATCGACCATTTATATGGCCAAACTTGCGCAGTGGGCGTCTGCGCGTGACTGTGCCAAAAACAACTACTCATTGCAGGGTTTAATCAATATTTATTGCGTTCTAAATACATTCTAGCTCACACATACACTGTTCGCGTTACACACGAGTATGAATGGGCGTGTATTACATTATATTAATTCTCAGTAATTGACGCAAATGATTCATTACAGTGAACGTAACAAGTGGAACAAATATATATGACATGATGTAATCGCTATAATTAACGTTGGCCGCCTTTGTCTTTAACATTGTGCCGCCGCCGCCGCCGCCACTGCTCGTATTTATCACATGCTCCGTGTACCATGTGGCCTTGTGTATGGGCGAGATGGCTTGATGACGTATGAAGCGGCGTAACTCGTTTAATCGCTTGCGGAATGTGGGATTTTGAACTGCATCTGTGATGGCATCGGTCAGTTGATGACTGTCCACGTGCACGGTGTCGACGACGCGACCGATGCCCAGTTCGATGTACTTATTGGTGTTAAAAGCTTGATCGCCCATCATTGGCATACCGACGAGGGGAACGAGCGCGTCGATGGCCTCGTCCGTGCTTTGCACACCGCCCTGCGTGACAAAGGCGCGCACATTTTTGTGGTGCAGCAAATTATATTGGTCGAACCACGACTGGATGAATACGTTCGACGGTAGATTTGTCAACGATCCATCGTACTTCCACAGTATCGTGTACGGCAACGCGCGAAAGGTGCGCAATAGCATCTCGATGAATTCCGTTTCCATTTCTTCGGTGCTTATGCCCGAACCGAAGCTAACGTAGACGGCGCCCTCGGTCGCATTGTCCAACACTTCTCGCACCATCCCGAAGAGGGGCTGCGGCCGCTTGTCGACTAGATGTATTGCGCCCAAATATTGAACGCTCGGCGGCACCGGTCGATTGTTGTCGAAGACAGCGTGCGTGTTGACGAACAGCAGTTGTACCCGGTTTCGTAATTCTTGAATTGTAGGCGTGTCGGCGCCAAACTGTAGCTTCAACAGTCGGTTCTGTTCGTCCGCCAGCTTGCTAAACTCGTTTTGGAGCCGCAGCTCGACGTAAATCTCGTTGATCATGTCCCAGACATTGAGCCCGCTAAACTTGTCGCGCCACAGATTCGGATAGTACACCGGATGCCTGCTGACGGCGCCCATCGTCTCAAAGTTTTCGGCGACAGCGTAGCCCGACGATATCTGAATGATGGGTATGTCGCCGAACAGATGCGAGAACACGAGCGTATAATCGATGAACGCCTCCGTAATGAGTACGTCGAATTTTAAGTGTTTTCTCTTGTCGATGAAACTTTTTACGGCGGGCAAGTCGAATTGATCGCTGATCATGCGCACCAGGGACACGTAATTGTGTGCGGTAACGGTGCCGCTGTCAGCGACGAGCCCGCGTTTTCGGAATACACCCGCATGTTTCATGAGCCTTTTGAAGTATTCTTGCGAGAGCGAAGCGTCAATTTCTGTAATGTTACGTCTCAAATCTTGATTGTCGTACTCGTTATTGTTGTTGTCTTCGTCGAATAGCGGCAGCTCGTCGGTGTAGCTGATGCGGTTCGTTGATTTGATGACGACAACTTCGTGGCCGCGTTCGACGAGCGCTCTGATGTATACCTTGAAAACGCTATGGTGCGAGTAGGCGGGCGTCGGGAACACGGCCAAAATGCGTGCGGGCGCAGCCCTACCCAAGAATGAGGCCGCCAACAAAAGAATGAGGACAACGCGGCCGTTCATTGTGCCCGACTACTCCAAAGACAATGAATGGCTGACCTAAAAAACTTTATATACGAATCCCTGAACGGAAGTCTATTTTATTCGTTGTGAATAAATTATGAAAAAAAATAGCACACGCTAAAGTAAGGACTCTACACACCAGTAAGGACTACTACACACCATGCATACGAATGTAAATCTAGTCAAACTGACCGACGGTCAGACCATTAACGTGTCGCCCATCACGGAGCGCATTTATCTTGGTGGGATCGTGTACGACGGAGAGTGTTTAAAGCGTTTCGTCGAGGAGTATGACATTGGCGCGATCGTTAGTGTATGGGACGATGATATGTTGAGGGTACAACAACTAGGTATAGCTCCCTCCGACTACTTGTACATATACGCGCACGACGATCAAATCACGAATATCATGCAGCACTTTGAGACAGTTTACAATTTCATTCGGCAGAAGGTCGACGACGAGCACAAAAATGTGTACGTGCACTGCCATGCGGGTTTGTCGCGCAGCGCATCGGTGCTCATATATTATTTCATGAAGCACTACGGAATCGGTGTGTCGGAGGCGTATCGCATTGTGAACTCAAAGCGGCGCATAAGGCCGAACGATTCGTTTTTACGCCAGCTACAAATGGCCGAGTCGTCGATAGAGTTTTAGCGCGGCGGATGTTTCAGGGGGTAATCGTCGAACTGTACGTCGGCACAATTGTAGAATCCCTCGCCGACGACGTCATTGCGTTGCCAGCGAACAAACAGCACAAACTTTTGCGTGCGAAACGGCACTCGTACCGGAATCGTGTAAAGCTGGTCGCTGACGCACGCGTCGTCGTCGCCGTCGTTTTTGACGAGTTGCGAGCCGTCGCCGCCGATCAACTCCAAATCGCTCCACGAGAGCTCCCGAGAATAATTGTACTCGGGCCGCGAGACGTACACCTCGAAATAGCTGGGCTCGTGCACGGCAGTAGGACAGAAATGAATCACCAGCTGGTGGCCGCTCTGATATTTTTGTTTGGCGTCATGGTAGAGCGTGTCGGCTCGCCAAAGGGTCGTGGACTCGTCGATGCCCGACTTGTCGCCGAACGCCTCGAGACGGTCGTCGGCGCCGGCAGCGCATAGATTCCGCGGCACGACATTTGTTTTGATGTGTTCAATGTCGTGGTAGTTGGGACCGCCGAGCGCGGCGTATTCGTAATACTGCTGAAACATGTATTGGGCCGCGTTGGCGGCGACGCCTCTTGACTCGCCTTGAGAGCGATACTTGGCGTATACGGTCTTGAAGGCGAGGCGGCACGCATCGTCGGGTATGTCATCGCCGTTGTCGGGCCACCAGAAGTGACCGTCGCGAAAACATTTATATTGGCGAGCCGCTGGCTGCGACAAGTAGCCGTGCGCCGCGGCCGCACATATCATATACAACAATACCAATAGACCGTGCATTTTAATAGCTTACTTTAAGAGGTGCCCACACCACTAAATTATGAACAGTAATTGGTGCTTGTACATTGTGCGAGCTATTTCGCAGCAGTCCTCAAAGAAATACATTCTATACATCGGCATCACAAAAGATCCACATCGACGCTTCCGTCAGCACTGTCGCGGAACAGGAGCGAAGTGTTTGCGAGGTCGCGCGACGCAGGAGCTGGTGTACGTTTCGCCGTCGATTTATACTCATCGACGCGTCGCTCGCGCCGAATACAAATTAAAACGCAAACCCAAAAAATTCAAGGATTGGATCGTCGCAACGAAACCGCACAATATCGTCGAAATGCTCAACATTTGATAATTAAATAAAAAAATTTAGAATGTGTTTAAATGAATAATAAATTTGAGAGTTGTTTTAGAGTTCAAGTTTTTCGTTTACATGTTTTCGTAACGATAATGTGTTTTCATCGTCGTACAGATAGTTTGCTTGTTTCGCCCCTAATCCCTTGTTGATGGCGTTGAGAAGGTCTCCGTTGTCGGCGTCAATTTCCCAACTGAAAACGCCCGCCAATTCATGATCGAGCACATATTTAGTTTTGTCGGCGACAGATTTAGGATTGTCGTAAGTGATTAGGTTGCCGTTATCGTGGTTATACACGTACGCGCCTTTGGCCACTTCGTCGTAATAATAATTGTACTGGGTAAGGTTGTGAACAATTTGTCGGTAATCAACGACGCCCGCCTCCCAAGTGCCGGCCACGGGCCCGGTGGCGACGCCCAAGAATGGGTTTTTGTCATCACTCGTCACTCCGGTCCAACCGCGGCCATACATGGCGACGCCGATGGCTATTTTGCCGGCAGGAACGTTTTGATCGAGAAGCGACTCGACGGCACGATCGGCGCAGTATGGTTCGTCAGGACGCCACGCGGGCGCGAAGAGTGCCGCCTGATGGCCCAAATCGGTGTTGCTCCACGCGCCTTTAAAATCGTATGTCATCAAGAAAATTGTGTCGAGGTACTTTTGCGCTTCGGAGTAATCGACCACGGCGATCTTGTCGTTGCCCGCGCTGATGGCCGATGTCAGCGGATAGTAGCGATCGGTGCGAGCGCCGAGCGCGTCCAGTCGATTGCGCAGCTCCTGCAGGAGGGCGGTGTATGTGGCGCGGTCGCGCTCGGCGTTGCCGACGTGAGGATTGGCCCCTTTGCCGCCCGGAAACTCCCAGTCAATGTCGACGCCGTCGAAAAACTTCCAAGTCAAGAGAAAGTCCTCGACGGAATCGATGAACGTTTGACGCACGGTCGCGTCATGCATGTGAAAGAATGGATCTGACAAGGTCCAGCCGCCGATCGACGCCAGCACCTTCAAGTGTGGATTAGCTAATTTCAGGCCCATTAATTGTCCAAAGTTGCCTTTGTACGGCTCGTTCCAAGTGGAGACGCCTTTCTGCGGTTTCTGGATGGCGGCCCAGGGGTCGTGAATGGTTACCTTAAAATCGTCGCGCCCGGCGCACGAGCGCTGCAGCGCCTCAAAACTACCGGGAACTGTTTTGAGAGCGTCGTTTATGCCCTCGCCGCCGCATATCGGCACGAAAGCGTATAGCAAGTGCGACAAATTGGGCGCGGGCACTTTGTCGACGGAAAACTGCCGCTGATACACGCCCCACTCGACGAAGTAAGCCGCTACAATTTTATCGGGATGTTTCTCGAAACGCTTGTTATTTTCGAGAAAGTCGTATACTAGCGGGGCAAGATGCGAACCGTCGGTGTCGGCAACAATCACTTTAACCGCGCTGCTCGTCGAACAACCGTCGACGTTGCACAGCTTCACCGTCATGTCGAACGTGCCGCCCTCGCTGACGGACACCACTGCCTTCTTGACGGCGGCGTCGCCCATGTACACTTGTTTGTCGTTTAACAAAACGTAAGCAACGTCGCCATGATCGCCCGACCATACGTTCCACGACACCGGCACATTGACGCTCGGCGAGACGGTCACGAGGTTCTCGTACGACGTGGCTTCATGGTTGACTTTAACTAAAGCATAATTACGATCAGCCCAATCGATACTGGGCACGCCGGGCACTAACGCCGCCGCCGAAGTCAACAGCGTCACGAACAGCGTCACAATATAGGGCATTATATAATTAAACCTTATTAACATATCGAATTACATTTCATCGAGAATTTTTGTGAACAAAAAAGCAAAGATCGATATCGCGCACGCAATGTCATGTGATAATCTTTGTGATATCTTATCGGAATATTAATATAAAAAAAAGATGCACGATAGAATCACTATTATTTTTTCGTAAACTGTGCACATCCAGGTGTTGTTATTAGCATTATTTAAAATGACTTCTAGAATCGTGTATCAGACGCCAGACTTTGACGCGGCCGCAAAACTGATTCTGTTCAGCCAGCATCTGCTACAAGAAGAAGACGCGATTAAGACTAAAGCGGTTTTGATCGATTTAGCGTCCAAAGGGTACCATTTGTGTGTGGTGGCGGATCGCACCGTTATTATGAAAAAAAAATTCGACCTCACGACACACTATCGTGAACGAATGAAGAAGACGCTCATGCAGCTGGGTTGTCCTGTTAAATTTGCACATTTGGAACAATTCGACGGAATGCGTTTCGCCATTGACACTGACGACTTTGACCGCATCGATTACGACGGACCAAAGGAAACGATTTTATTGGGCAATCAAAAAAAGAGAACCGCACCTAAATATGTGCGCAATGATTTTATACGAGACTATTATCGACGTTTGTTATATTAATTATTTACTATGGGTTTGTTAACTAATTTTAGGTTTTGTAATAAATAAAGAAATACAGTGAAATTTATTGTTTTTTTATTCATACATTATTATTTACAACCGACAAAAATTCGTTTAGTTTAGTTTTAAAATCTTTCTGTGACAGCTCCATGGACCCGCATAGCAAGCCAAAGATTTTGCCAAAGATCTTGGCGGGCGACACAGGGTTGACCTCGTTGTATGGCGACACGGCCTTGTAACATAACGCGGCCGCTTCGGTGAAGTTCGACTCGTTTACCGGCCAGGGTACTGCGTTATAAATAAATTGCGGAGTTAGATATAAAAGGGCGTTAGTTTCGCCCAGCTCGTTCAAATCGTAATCCTTTTTCAATTTGTATTTTAATCCGTTACAACGTACAATGTAGCCCTCGATGAGTTTGTCGTCGTGTTCCGGAAACAGCAATGAACGAAATGTAATGTCTCTCACAAAATCCTCGTACAGAAACGTCTCGTAGGGAATGGTGTCGAAACCGGCATCATTGCCGAGCAAATTTTGCGCCAACTCGAAATCGACGTCTTCCTCATGGCCGTCGTCGTAACATTTGATATCGTAGGCATAGTACTTGAGCCGTTCTCGTTGGGCGACATACGAGATTTCGTTAAGTGGCTTGGTGCGTTCGGCGTCGAGCCATCCCACTAACTCGCCGTACACCACAAACGACTTGAAGCCATTGGCCCGTTGCAAGCGGCGCACACACGTCTCTAAGTGGTCGCGAATAGAATGGTATCCCATGAAATCGTTGCGCACGCGATATGTGTTGCGCGAGCCGTAGGAGATGGAGCCCTCGTCGACGATAATGCGGAAATTACAACCGTCCAGCTTCTCTTGAACATGCACCTCCTTGTGCCAGAGCGCTCCGCAAACCGAACGCGACAGCTGTTGAATCGACGGGTAGATGAGCTTCGTGATGTGGCGTTCGAGCGGCATCACTGGTGCGCCATTTTCGTTCAGCATGTACATTAGAATAGCTTTGCGCACATCGAATCGTTCCGGCAGAGGTGGAATTTTGTCCAGACGTGTCATTAGTGTCTCTTGCCATCGCTGCATGTACTGCAACTCTTCGCTGCTACTGCTGGCGCTTGTTTTACGTTTCTGCATTAACGACTCGTACAATGCCAGCCGCTCCTTGTTATTGTACAGCAACTCGGGTAGACGTCTGTGCTCGGGTAATTTGCGTACGCGCAACCAACGATCCACAAACGCCAAATGAAACATCATCGCCAATAAATTTTTGGGATTGTCGGGCGATTTTTTCGAGTCTTTTTTAGACGACGACGACGACGACGACGAAGGAATTCTGTAAGAGCGGCACATTGTCTTGACGATGTTAGGCATACGCATGTCGGTGAGTGCACGAATAAACGCAAACAGCTCCGTGTTCGGCTGACCATACTTGTCGATGATGTCTTCTTGGCTAGCAAAAATGCCCAAATAGTAATAGGTGGCTTTGTAGATTCCCATTAGAGCGTTATATAGATCGACGTGAGTGCAGTCGCTGCCATCCTCGGTTTTTGTGTGTCGATTCACCAAGTGATTGCGGTTGTCTAGATAGAGCAAAAAATCGGACTCGTCGCACTTGGTAATGATCACGTAATCATAGTCACTGTCCTCAATGTTGTAGCCCTTGGCGCGGCTTCCGATGTCAAACTTGATGTACACCATGATGGGTAGAAAATATCTGTCAATGTTCTGCGATCAACTGTGAAGCGCTATTGTCAGCGCCGTCTTTTATACCAATAAACAAGACTTTTATCTAATGATTCATCATTTTTTATTATTTCAAAGACTCAAACAATTACATTTTGTTGCACAATATTTACTCAGATATATGTATTTGGTTTTTAATTATCCTGTAGTAAGTATTAATTGTTTATTGAATATTATAATGAACAAATCACTACTACTTTTGCTATTCGTCAGTGCGGTATTAACGCGTGAAAACGATGCGACACACACGTCTACCCTTAAGCCCACGTTATACAATATCAACAGCGCACCGCTCTACTTTGAGAAATTCATGTCACAATACAACAAGCATTACAAGAACGAAGACGAAAAAAAGTATCGGTATAACATATTTCGGCACAACATCGAGTCGATCAACCAGAAAAACAGCCGCAACGACTCTGCCGTCTATAAGATTAATCGTTTCGCCGACATGACGAAAAACGAAGTGGTGATTAGACACACGGGGCTCGCCTCCGGTGGTGAGTTGGGATTAAATTTTTGCGAAACCATAGTGGTGGACGGTCCCGGTCAACGTCAGCGACCGACCACTTTCGATTGGCGCAATCTCAACAAAGTCACGTCTGTCAAAGATCAAGGCATGTGCGGGGCCTGTTGGGCTTTTGCCGGTCTGGGTGCCCTCGAGAGTCAGTACGCGATCAAGTACGATCGCCTAATTGATTTGTCGGAGCAGCAACTGGTCGATTGCGACAAGGTCGACATGGGTTGCGACGGCGGTCTCATACATACGGCATACGAGGAAATTATGCGCATGGGAGGCGTTGAACAGGATTTTGACTATCCGTACCGCGCTCAGCGCCAGCCGTGTGCCCTCAAACCGCACAAATTTGCGGCCGGCGTGCGAAGTTGTTACCGCTATATGCTTTTAAACGAGGAGCGTCTCGAGGACTTGCTGCGACACGTGGGGCCCATTGCCATCGCCGTGGATGCCGTCGATCTCACCGACTACTACGGTGGCATCGTAAGTTTTTGCGAAAATAATGGTCTCAATCATGCCGTGCTTTTGGTGGGTTACGGCGTCGAAAATAACGTTCCGTATTGGATCTTGAAGAATTCGTGGGGTAGCGATTACGGTGAGAACGGTTACGTGCGAGTTCGGCGCGGCGTCAATTCTTGCGGCATGATTAACGAGCTGGCGTCGAGCGCTCAAGTGGCCTGAGCAGTTTCGATGTGGTTATTCAATGTATGGTGGTAACGTGATCTTTTGTTTTACGGAGCGCCCGTCGACACGAGATCGCACAATTTTTGTTTTTAGCGTAAAAATTCAAAAGGTTAATAATTGTTTAATATCCTGTTGATTCATATAACTTTGTCAGCAGCCTGCCTAATTTTAACACAAAAATAACGCTAATAGACCTGACCATATTTATTTGCTCAGCATTTGGAGTTTAACATTTGTGACAGCACTACAACAGACGCCATGCTACGAAAACATCAAACGACAATTGCGTACACGCCGGCTCAGATCGAGCTGATGTGGAACAGTGTCGCGTACCGCGACTGTCGACATTTTGCCTTTTTCGATGAAACACGATGGCATCATCCCAACGTTTACTTCAACGACGTCGACGAGTTTGCTTCGTTCATCGGACGCAATCGCATCAGCGACGTGCACGTTAAGCCACTCGAAAACGACGGCGGACGCGAATGGGTGATCGACGTGGATATTGAGGCGTGCGACGATGCCGATCTCGACTTGAAGATTCGCGTGGCGACTGCCTGTTTTAAAGATTTCTTCGGCGAGAACGTGTCACGCATCATGCACACCGGCAACCGAGGTATTCATGTGTGGTTGCGCATAGATCGGTTCGCGATGCGCGCTTCCAAGCAAATGCGCGAGCGTTATTATAAGGTGTTTGTGTCGCCCGTCGAACTAACTTTTGAGACGGCTTTGCCCGAAGGGTGTTTTGCCGCGTCGTTTGTTAAAGCTGTGCGTGAACTCGGATCGAGCTGCGACCACAAACCGCTATTGAGCTGGTGGCCGGTGGTAGATAAGCACGTGTTCTGTAATAATAGTCAAATTCGTGTTCCGTTCAGCTACAACTATAAAGGCAAGAAATTCTCCACGCTGCTTCATTAGAATGTTTGAGTTTTTAGTAAACCTATTCGGCGGCGGCGACGGCGGAGAAGAAAAAGGAGAGGATGTCGATGTCGTAAACAAAAGAAGTGAACCAACATCATGTGGATTCTCCTATATGTTCAAAAAGAAACGCATCCGATTCGACGATCAGTTTTCGTTTACGATACACTATTTGTTCAATGACGAAATTTGGTTGGCAGCTAACGCCTTCGCTGCCGGTGTGGGTTTTTCGAATCCTGCGGATGCGGTGCGGCAGTATGTCGAGACTAAATATAAATGCCCTCTCAATCAGTTGATGTTCGGTGAAAATAACAATAACGACACTCAAGATAGCAGTGTGGTATGTTTGAACAAACACGGAGTGCTGCAACTGCTTGATCACATTAATTTTGACAACAAAGCGGAATTTATTGCGTGGCTCATCGAAAATGTGTATGTCGAACTTGAAAACAAATTTCTACCGTCGCCCATCGAAGATAAGCTAAATAAAATGCTGACGGCTGTCGACGAAATTAAACAACACAACGACGAACTAGCACGCACCAACGAAAACTTCAAGTCGCAAGTGATCGAACGTTTCGAATTATTCGACCGACGAATATCGCAGCTCGGCGACAAGATAGCTAAGTTCGAGAATGTCGACGAACTGTACAAGCGTTTACGCGAGCATCACCGCACCACGACGGCACCAACCCATCTTCGTCATCCGTCGTTTTTCTCAGACGGCGTCGTCGGCGACGACAATAATGATATTATCGGCGAAACTGGTGTGATCTCTAATGGAGACTTGAGTCGGTACGAAACGGTTCGATTTCCGCGCGACACGTCCAAACATCCGCGATTATCGGTGTTTGTTAAACCCTCGGAGAGCGGCACTCAGCTGGCGTTTGTGGCGAGTCAACAGCGGAGGCACGGCGCGCTCAAACGCAAGTACAACGACATGGAGATGATTTACGACAGCGTTCATCCTAATCCGCAATTAGCGATGCAATGCATCAATGAAGAGCTTGACATGAAAAATTTTGACTATCGAAAACAATCGAGGCGCACGTTACACATAAATTGTTCCGTCGACACTGCTAAATCGCTTATTCACGAAAACTTGTAATAAACATCAATAATAAACATCAATAGCATATTATTTTTTTATATACATTATATCAATAACTCTACAATCTTTGCTTTCGAAAAGAATTCTCGTCGAAAGCAAACTTCATTTTAGCTAAAAGTATATACGTAACTGTATTCATTTTTCTGTACTCAGAAATATTTGTATATGGTAAATGACAATGTTTGCTTTCGTCGAAAATTCTTGTCAAAAGCTAACCCGATGTTTGCTTTCGTCGAGAATCTTTGTCGAAAGCAAACATGAATTAATGTAAATGTGCCGATGTTGGCTTTCGCCAAGGATTCTCGACGAAAGCAAACATGAGCGTTATTCGATTAAGATTATTATCTGATAAAGTTTAGTATAAATAGGGACTATTTTTATATTAATCGTACAGTCTCAATAGTACATACAAAATGGCTTCTTCATCTGAATTGCCGTCGTCGTCGCCCAGTAAAGAATATTACGACATGAGTAATCAAAAATTGTGTTTTGTGTTGAGCAACACGAAATATTTATCGAAAAAAGACGAAGAGTTGATCGAGAAAACGTGGATTGACATGGATTATTTGGTGCACATATATCGAGAATTGAAGCAAGAAGAAATTCTACGCAAACTAGAAGAGTTTGCTACTTCTAGCGAAAAAATTTCTATTGTAACGATGTTTGTGCTGACGCACGATGTGCGCAAAGATTGCGTTTACGTTGGTGGTGAGCTTTGTAAAATAACAAAAATTTTTGAAGCTCTTAACGCGCTTGAGTCGGTGCCGAAGATAATGTATATTCAGAATAATCGAAGGTACATTAACGTCTTGGAGAACATGATCACTGAAGCGCTTACTGCTCTTACAACGACTTCCGTAAAAACGGCAATTATTTTTAACGACACCGTCTGCGATGAGCATTATAAATGTGATCTTAAACTGCCTGAAGCGTCGCAGGACATTTTCATAATGCATTCGGACGAGGTGGCCGACGAAGATGTTCGAGAACATGGATCGCCCATGATCAACGAGCTGTGCAAACAGATTAAACCAAATTTGGATTTTGACGAATACATCCAGCGTGTCCGAGAAGCCGTCGCAAACTATCCATTTTAACGAATGCATCCAACGTGTTCGTCGCAAACTAAGAAAATTGTATTGTGTTATCATCAATAAAATAAAAGTATAATTTGTAATTTAATTTTTATGTTTTATTCAAAGATCAACTACATAGTTTTACAATAATACATAAAGTATAATATTACCATACAATTATGAGTATTTAATCTTGTCCAAATCAGACTTGCTCAGAATATCCTTCACTAATAGAAAATCTTTAAAATGAGGCATGTGATGTTGTGCGTAAAAGAAGGCATTCACGAGGTCGTTGACGAGCGCTACAAACGTGTTTTGTACGCAACAAGCGTAATGAAGAGTGAAGGCATTCGTGAAAAAAAGGTTATGCCAAGCACACATACACTTGACTTTATCAAAGGTAGCGCTTTCGCGGCATTTCATCTCGCTTGTGCTCAGCGGGTAGCGTTGCAGCATTTCGATGAGTTTGAGCACTTTAGGATAGCGCATCAGGTTAACCGTGAATCGCTGTTGTTCCGACTGGTCGGGAAAGAGGACGTATGTGCTGTCCGCAGAGAAATTGTTAGTTAGAATCCGGTCCAAATTTCGAGGATATTTGACGTAGGCTCGGCCGACAAGCTCTTTGCTCATGTCAAACCACTCGTTGAGGTCGCAGTGCTGCACAAATAGCTCGTACATGGTGTCGAAAAGTAGAGCACGATCGCTGCCGTCTTCAATATGCTTCAGTGCGATGCGCAGTCCGAGCGGTGAGCCTTCAGCGGCGAGCTGGCAATGCATGTTGAACGCGTCAAAGTGTTTGAGGGCACGGTATTGCTCGCTTTCGTCGAGATGCGAAAGGGTGTCTGCCAAGGATTTTGAACGCAAACTGTCCAAACACATTTTTCTCTCCTCGTCGAACACTCTTTCAAAGGGGCTGCTGCTGCTGCTGCTCATCGTGTGTAGTGTTCCCGTCGGCTTTTCAAATTGTTGTGATCAATCGCAACCTAGCGGCACGTTTTTATACCGTTCGCTTTATCGGTAGGATATGTGTACTAATAATAAATTATGAAACAAGTAAATATTTTTTTATAATTTTTTATTTTTATAGACAATTTGTTTGTACAATTTTACAAAAATAATCAAAACTTTGTTTATACTATTTTACAAAAATAATCAACACGGTTCACATCGTAATCGGCCGGCAGCTCGACGTAGCGTTGATATGTGCACGGATCCTCCAGTTCTTCAGTGTTGTAATAGTCTTCGCACGCTTCTATGTCCCTCACGACTTGACCGCCCCACGGCTTGATAAATCGCTGCGAAAACACCTCCTCCCCAAACTCGCGTCTAATACAAGCGTCTATCAGTTTCAAAGATCGAGCCGCATCGCTCAACGAAATGTCTTCGAGTTTGTGACGCTTATCCCAGTTGAGATAACAGTCGACTAAATCTAACCATAGCTCGGGTTCGCGTTCGCTCCACTGGCGGCATAATTCATAGTGCAGTTCCCCGTCCAGTTCGGATTTGCGAACAGCCAACATATTTTCAACTCCAACACCGTTAGAATACTCGGTAGTAATAGTGGTTTTGTACCAGCCCACAGGCAATTCGACGCAGATGATTTGCATGATGGCTGATTGTTTCGTTGATGAAATTTGTTTTAATAGTACAAACTGTGTGTCTTCAGGCGATGAACTATTGTTCGGCCTTTCAATTACAGCATTTATATACTGCTCAAGTACTCTCTAATCTTAAGATAATGCATTATTATCAGATAAAGCAGCCACAACAGCACAATTGCAAGGACAAAAATTTTATTTAAACAAAGTAATATTTTAGAAATTACATATTGGATTCGAACCTCGACACGAGCCCGGTTTAAAGCAGAGTCGATCTTTATTCTTTATGTTAACACAATTGGGCGGTTTGTATAGAGTATTATTTTTGAAAAGAATCCTCTCGAACTCTTGAACACATTTGTCTTCATACCCGTACAGCAGACTCATGGCTTCGAGCAGACACAATTTAGCACATTTTGTGCACGTGACAACATTGGCGATGTACGTGTTGAATATGAATCGTTTGCGAAATCGTTTACCGCGCGGCATCACTTCAAAGTCGGCCAGAAACCTCTGCATGCAATCGGGCAATTTAAGTTTACTGCGAAGCATTTGTGCAACCTCGCTTTTTACTCTCACACTCTTGAAACATACGTTTTTTAGACTTTTGTACGACGACAGCGACCCGCCGCTTTTTCTTTTTTCGCCGCCGCTGCCGTCGTCATTGTTGCTTTTATTTTTGAGTAAGTAATAAAGCCTCAATCCATTGATTCTGACACGTAAACCATTGTCGACGAACTGTGTGAGAGAAGTGAATTGTAGAGGCACGTCGTCGAGCGACACGATGTAATCAGCGTCCTTGTTGATGGTTTCTATATTAGTATTTAATGGGGTCCACGACAGTAACGGTGGTGCCGACATTTTTGGCGTTGTCGTTATTGTTGCGATTGGTTGTGGTCGTGGTAATGATGTTACTGCTGCTGTTGTTGTTGAAATAGCGCGACGACGAAGGATAATATATGGTATTGTCGATCGAGGAGGTAGGCCTGATGCGATCGCACAAACTGCGATCTGAAACAGACTGCTGGCACATTTCATAAACCTGCGATTTTAAAGTTCGTAAATCTTTGCGCATAGTGTCATGTTGCCTCATTATGTTATCGTACTGGTATCCGCTGATGGCGCTGCTGCTGCCGCCGCCGCGATAAGAATAGCGAGGGGAGGACGAGTAATACATAGTGCGATACGGGTGGATTGACTTCAAAAAACGAAAACATCTTATCGAACGCGTTGTACAATAAGATGCTTGTGCGAAATGTACGACAACACCAATAATAACTCGAGCGGCAGTGCCAACAGTGACGCCCACGTCGTCAATGCGGGCCAACAATTTCAATACAACGACAAAGTGCTCGAAGTAGTAATAATCGAGAACGGCGATGACGATCGAGACGGCTACGTCGAACTCACAGCTGCAGCTCAACTCGTCGCACCTATCGTGAATATACGGGGATTCAATCCCGCCGTGATGTGGGCCAACGTGCACAATTCGCAGCGTCTCACGCGCAACAACAAAAACTACGTGCACGCTTTTGCGTTCGGACGTTATCTATCCTCATACAAGCTATCATCTTCGCCGAGAGCCGAATTAATTGTACTCAAGCAGCTCATTTGTGATTTACTGATGGGCGCGCAAAGTCAAGTCGTCGATCCGCTCGTCGACATAAAAGCACAATTGTGCAACCTGCAAGAGTGTATATCGTCGTCGTCGTCGTCGGGAATTATGTACCCGTCGTCATCGTCGTCGTCGTCATCAGTGGCGCCATACGAAAGCAGCCATCACAATGAAATGCTGCGCGATGTAATACGCAGCGAACAGGCTTCGCTTTACGCCAACATAAGCGCAGCCCTAGAGACCATAAAAAGTATGCAAGCAGATGTGACAAATAAAATTGCCTTCAGCAACGACACCATGCTCGACGGTTTCAAGTCCATTAAAGACATGATGTCTCGCAATAAAAAATAAGAGATCAATGGTGAAACTATCACACAATGAATTACTCCGCCGTCGCGCTAGTGCTGCTCGCTGCCTACCTGTGGCACGCAAACAGCCTGCACAACGAATTCAATGTCATAAAAAAATTGTTAGTGGTTATTTTTGAGAGTGTACAAGCACGTTTCGACACCATCACCATGAACCTCGCTGAATATCACGAGTCCGTGCTGACGAGTCTTTCAAAACTACACAATATGACTAAATACTCCGTTGATCTGGTGTTGGTGAATAGTAAAAAAATTGATGTTATCAACAACAAAATCGATATCTTGATTAAAACCCACCAATAACTTTTTTTAATCTCGACGGATCACTATATAAAGTGGCTGCGAAACGGTCTCGATCTCAGTAACGCCTTTTCGTCGATCTTGTCGACAATGACAATTCCTAGTCTGTATAGATTGTGTGCGGAATGTCTCGCCGTCGTAGTGTTAACTCAAAAGCAACGCCGACTAAAGAATGAGCTGGAGCAATGTTTGAAATTTTTCGACTTGCCCGACCTTTTGATCAATTACATTAGCACAAATAAAATTTATAAAGTCACAAATTTTTCAAACATTCCCAACTGCTTGGATTGTGCTCGTGTACAGCGAACTCGACCCGACTCGGAAGATAAATGTAAACTCGACGTAATCATTGAAAACAACGAAATCTACGTGTGTACTCTACCAAATTTGGGTCAAAGGATGATGCGGCTCGACATCGAGAACGGAACCTATGAGCTGCAAGATTTTAACGAAGGCTACATTTTGCATAGTGGCGACGACAGTGTGAAGTTCCAAGATTTGGCTCATGTATTCTCATCAAAAAGTCGTCATTATGGTTTGAGTGCTGATTTTGATGAGGAGGCGTGTGACGACTACGTCAACGACTGGCAAGCCACCCTCTACGACGATTACTTAGGACGGTGCGAGATTACCAATTTTTTTTATTCCGCTCGCCCTACCTACGACACGTGTAGGCTAATGCTGAAACAAGGCGTGCTCGTGTTCGATTGCATACCAGTTTTGTTTTATTTGAATCGTCGCGTCTACGCTTTTGAATTGCCATACATTAGTCTGGTATGTCGTACCAAAGTGAGCGGCATAGGTAATGTGCATGTGTGTTTTTACGTGTATCATTCAAAGTACGGCCGCATAGGCCTTGCAGTACAACAGCGCAATTTTCTCGCTGGCCATGTACAGGTTAATGTGCTGTGGTCGGAGACGTATACTGCGTTGGGAAATTTTAAAGTCTTCGACATTGATTTCTATAGTAGTTCTGCTCCCTATTTGTGTAAATTTAATCCTTGCAGATGTGTATATAATTTTGTGTACAACAAGCGTCAGTCTACTTAAATAAAAGAAACAATTAATTATTCACAATTATTTATTAATTTTTATCCACCACCACCACAACCAAAAAAGAGTACAATTTAACATGATATATTTATATTATGTATACTAAAATTATACAGTAACATTATAAAAATACATATAGTTTACAAGCTAATATTTCAGACTCTGCATCTCAATGTTATCGTCATCATCGTCATCATCGTTGATTACAATACGTTTTTTATTGCCGCGTTTTCTAGGCAACGTACTCTGATAATACATGTCTCTGTCGTCGCGACGCACAACTGTCGGATCACCGCCGCCTCTACGGCAACAACTGAACAGAGCAGAAATTGACCCACTGCAACAACTGCGGTAAACTTTAACTACGGCCAGCGTCAACAGAGCCAGTATTACCCAAATCACAATGGTTTTAATGTAATGAAACTCAATGCCGATACTCGAAAACCAATCAGACAAACCGGAAAAGATGCTGCTGTTGTCATCCATAATTTCAGAGCCGGAATATCTAGTGTTGTTGTTCATGCGCCGGCGCAAGTCGTATAAACGGTTAGTTAACTCGTGCAGATTGGTGTGTTCGAGATCGTTATTGGTTTTCATAGTGTCAAGTTCGACATTTTGGATATCTTTCAGTGCCACACTAAAATTATACAAAGTATCAATGGGCACTTCAATTACAGTATTCAAATTGTTATACAGTTCGTGAACGCTAAGTCTAGATTTTTTGGTCGTTAATTTACAAGTGTCGTGGCCGGTGGCATGAATGATGCCAACGCCCGCCTTCAAAACTATTGGTTTAATATTAAAACCACTAGGGATGGTAGGTGAGGGCATGCATTGAAAGTTTAAGTCTACATTTTCCTGTAACACATACAACCAATTGTTGTAGTCGGAAGTAGCATAAAATAACTCGTCCTCAAACCTACCTACCCTGACGTCACAATCTTTATCATAATCGATGTCTTTATGGTTTTTCATAAAGATTCGAATGTCGCACAGTTTAGCCTGATTTACCTCGTATATGATCTGGGGCCGGAAACATAACATGACATTGTCGGCCATGCGACAATTGCTAGTATCGTCCATACGCACATAACTACGGCGGTCAACGGATACGCCCAAATATTTACTGTCGGGCAGTAATATCGCGCACTTGTTCGATTTTTCGCAATAGGGCAAAGGAATGCTATGGAAAATATCAAACACTTCACTGTTAACTAGAGGCACTTCAATAATGAACACCAATTTGCGCGATGGTTTTACAAACACGTGCACGTTGATCACATAGTCTATGAGGACGTGCATCGCCTTCTCCGTGAGAGGTACGGGCCATGAGAGACCCGCAAGATTGCCGCTAACATTTTTCATCTCGTGCAGCAGACGTTCCGGCGTGATCACCATCGAATTTAGATGATTAAGTTTAGCGTTGTCCACAACTCTGTCTAGTTTATCGTAAAGAGTTATAAGATCGCTCAGCTCTTTGCACAATAAAGAATACTCTGAAGATGCGTACTCACATGCCTGCATATTGTAAAGCAATTTCTCATTTTTCTCTTCATGTTCCACATAATTAGTTAACACAATCATTTCGTCAGTCAGTTGTTTTATTTGAGCGTCTAGGCTGTTGGAACTATTGGCCAGTTGGTGCAATTCGTGTGCATCGTCACTGTCCATAATGCCAAACAAATACTTGTACACATGTCCAACAAAGTCCAAGGCTCGCTTTTTACGCTTCGGTGAGTCATCATCATTCTCCTCCAATTGGGCCTTGTCGAGTTTAGCGTTAGAGGGAGAAATAGGCACTTTTTGATCCAACTCATTATGCTGACGCGTTAATTTCGCTATAGTGTTGTCTAAAATGTCTTGAGTTCCCATTAAGATTGTGTCTAAGTGCAGACAACTGCTGTATTTTTTGTCAGGATCATTGATAAGTGACGTCACATAGGACTTTAATCTTTTGACTGACTGGTGAATTTTTCTAAGTCTATAAAAGACTGCGCCATGGTCCATTTCGATGACAAAGTGCCAAATATTCTGTACAAACTGCATTTTATTAATATATTGAAAGTACAAACCAGAAGTCTTCGGCAATTCAGTGACTTGCACAATATCACTTGCGATTTTCGTCGAAGTCATGGGAGGTAGAGTTTCCGCCACAACTATCACACTTAGCACGGCAAACACAAACACTTTGAAGCACACCATTTTACCCGAGTGGTAATGTCTGTACTGTAGTCGAATCAAGACTGATGGTGCTCGTTTCGAGTTCGTCCTTTTATACTAAAACACAATCAGCATTATCGCTTATATCTATAAAATAATATCGATAAATATTCACACGATAAGAAGACAAAGGAAAGGCATGAACAAAGTCCTGTTCCAAATCTAATAATCAAACGGCGATAAGAGAACAAAGAAAAAACCAGAACAATTACTATGTCGCCGTCCGATTTTAGATAACAAACACGATTAAGGCTAATTATGATAAATTTCAGGTCGTACCCTGTCACCGTTTTAAATACAAACACGATTAAGACTAATTATGATAAATTTCAGGTCGTGAACAAAAACAAAACGATTACGATCAAGGCTAATTACGTTGTAACATGCTACGATTAGATAAAACATAAAGGCTAATCCGGCTAGATAGAATCATTTCACAACAACAAACACAATCACTAGAGTGATAACAAGACTGCAATATAATCTAAACTATATTCAATTTATCTTTAAGATAAACCGATAACAAATGGATTAAATGATAAACTGATAAGAAAAAATTTACTGATAAGAAAAATATAGCTGATATGAAAAATTGGAAATATAGAGTTTTTTCCATTTTAAATGTTTACGTATGTGCTATATTAATATTTAGCAGTACAGACTAATTATTGTGTTTACGTATGTGCTATATTAATATTTAGCAGTGCAGACTAAATATTGTGTGTATTTGTGTTTGGGTTGGCGGTTAAAACAAAACATAAAGATTAAATTTAATATAATATTTATTTCAACAAAACATAAAGATTAATACATTTATTTTAACAAAACATAAAGAGTAATACATTTATTTTATTTGCTTAAGTCTACTTGACCTTTTTAATCATAGTTTTATACAGAGCCATATCATAATAAAATATACGCTTAGGTTTCAAAGTCTTAGACTTGACACACTCATCGAAAAAAGTAACCGTCGATAACAGCGGAGAGTTTTTAAAGAACATCGCATCGGTAAAGCCGCATTGGCTGCAATACAGTACAGGGTTATTTTTAGCGTAAATCTTTGAAGCCTTGCAAAATTTACAATAGCGTGTACACTTGATGGGAAAATAGACAACATAATCGAATCGACTGCTGTAGATGCGTTTAGTGACACGATAAAAGTAAGTCAAAGGCTTAGTGTCTTTGTACGTTTCCAAAAACGTCATCATATTGCTGTCGTGCGGATAAAAATCTAACTCAAACGTCATGCCACCGTACGCATCTACACCACTTTTCATCGCACAATCATAATCTGTTTCGGTGAACAAGTCACGACCATAGGTGCACAACTGAATTTTAGTTATCTGCTCGTTATGTTTCTTGTCCTTGACAATGGACTTGACAATTTTATAAAAATTATGGTAACCAGGCACTTCGGTTTCGGTGCGTGACTCGGTATACTCCAAGTTTATTGGAAAAATGTATTTGGTCAAAAAGCCAACTGCACAAAGGCGCTCGACGTCCGCCAAGGACACAGTGGGATACAGTTGCATCACCTCATACTGAGCGTTGAACGCATAATCGTTAGAACAAGTGTTACATACTAATTTAAATTTGTTCCAGCGCACAGCCACGTCGTTGACGTCAGCAGCGCTGTCTACTACACAAAACAAATACTTTGCGCCTTTGCTAAACTTTTTGCGACAATCACCCTGACACACGGCACTATCGATTAAGTCCTGCCCCTTGAGTTCGTTGCACTTCATTTCGACGAGGTCGTTGACCCGTATTATTCCCTGAACATAATCCGTAGCGAAGCGGGACACTGCGCTCAGAAGACGATAATTTTGAGTGCTCAGGAAGCGATTGCGCAAGTCTTTAGGCTTCTCGTCGCTGATGTTAGTGTTCACCTTGGCCGCCACTTTAATAGATACGGACTTCTTCATTTTCGCTGCCTGACAACAAACAAAATAACACACTCAATCTCAATAATACATACTTTAAATTTACACAGTTTATTTTTGTAAAAAAATACAACTAAATAATATTTACTTGTAAAATAATAAAAATACTCACTTTAAAATTTGATGTGTGGTACCGCTGATGGAGTAGTGTTGTCGCTGTTGGCTGCTCGGCGTCAATGTAAGGTAGCTTGTCGAGACCGTCTTTATATACCACCGTTTATCATTTTATCTTATGCGATAATAACATTTACTTATGAATATCTAATCTTTGACGTTTATCTGACCTGAATGGGCAATCGTTGACGTTATCTAACCTGAATGGGCACAGTTGTCAAAGGCACGGCTGTGGGCACAGGTTCAACATTTATAGTCTGTCTATTCCCTAATCTTTTGAAAATAAACCATCCAATTAAAATAATCAAGATAACGGCCCCTATCATCAAGATAGCAGGCATCAAGCTTTCGCTTAAGCTTTTGCTTTTGTTCGACGACTTGGCAATTAGTCCCTCTTCACCGAGCAAACCGTCGAGTCCCAAGTCCGCAATTAAGTCGCCAAAGTCGTACGGCTCTATGCAACTTATCATTTGATCTGTACTCAACTCAGATATGTCCACGTATTGTGGACTATTTTCGTCGGCATTAGGGTCGCTCGCACGGCACACCGACTGCTCGGCTTCGTAATTGAAACCATTGCAAATGTTTCGCAGGGCAGTGCCGTCGGGTAACAAAGGATCAACGTCACACACCGTGACACTTCCGTCTAACTCTGGCATGCGACATGTACGATGCAGCAACAGACATACCTCTACTGTATTGCCTCCATCGATGCCCGTAGTGTGGTAACTACCGCCTGTCTTGTTTATAGCGGCTATTATGTCCTGAATCAAGTTGGCCGCAGAGAATGTAAAATATACTCCAACACCGATCAGTGTCACAACCCCTGCCGTTTTCATAGTCTGTAGAGCATTATCTAACCGGGGATTTTTGGACAGCACATTTTCCACACCGTCGGGAGTGCGTGTGCGAGTGTCTGGAAAGTTGTCTTTGACGGCGTTCCGTTTTAATTGTTTACTGTGCATGTTTGCGTCAGGAACGTTGTCTACACCGCGCAATCTGTTCATGGCCGTGTAATCATTGTTTGTGGGAGTGTTGCCGAATATTCGGCGCATACCTGTGGTGTCATTGTTTCTCATTACACTATTTAGTTGAGATGTAGGAATGAAGTCGTTATTAGGCAAGTTGTAACCAGGTCTGTAGCGGTTGTTGCCTATAGACACTGATACTGGATTTCTAAGCGCATTACGAAAACCGCCAGGAGTGGCCGCAAATACTGTAGTAGCGTCGGACACAAACGTATTTGGATTCAAATAAGTTTTGTTAACATTTCGCAATGGTCTAAAAAAACTTGACATTTTTTTAAAGAATTTTATTTAACAATAACTTACAATTGAGCTTACAATTAAGGGTGATAATCATTAACAAGTGTTTTCAGATGATTATTATTAATAACAATTTTGTCCAGCAAATGCTCGGGCACACATTTATTAATTGATTCTCCAACAGTCTGGATCTTGTCGACGACGGCGGCGTCCTCTTGGCTGTTTACAATTACGACGTCATTGGATGTTGTTGTGGGACGATCATCATACGTCAGTCGTCGACGAACGTTGCGGTTACGTAGCAATGGACTGCGACAACGTTTACGGCCACCACGCTCACCCTCTCGATATTTGTCTGAATAATTATTAGTGATAGTGGTGTATGTGTTAATGTTAATCACATTTATAGGTGGTGTTGTCGTCGTAGTTGAATCTTCTTCCTCGTCGCTGCTGATAACTATTGCGTCATCGTCCATATCCTCCTCGTCGCTGCTAACAACTATTGTTTCTTCATTTTTTTCGTCGCACATAATTACATCTTCGTCGTCAACGTCGTTGATGTTAGGGGTCGCACATCGTGACGGTGCAGGCGAATAAGTCCTGTCGCTGGGCACGTAGTAATCAACGAGATCAGGGGCGTTACCTCGATTGGCGACACGTGGTGCTGCGTCGGTGGTGGTCTGAGGTAAGGCGGCGGCGGCGGCGGCGGCAAACTCTATCCGACGTAACTCCATCCGACGTAAAGCCTCGAATGTAGCAAACTCCAGCTCGCGGCCAAACTCCAGCACAGGTGCGCTGTAGCGGAGAGTTGTTGTGGAGCGGTGACGAAAAACAAACTTTACCATATTGGTAGTGGTGGTGGTGGATGACTGCTGCTGAACACTGGCAAAGTCGAAACTTGACTGAACTCCAAGGAAAATGTTCGTCTTTTATATTGGTAGCCCCACCACATTCGACCGTGCCCTGTTTTCGTTATCAATTTTTTTGGAGTGCAAAAATGTTGATTAGATCGAGGACACCGATATACAGTGGAAAATTTCGAATCGTAGACTATTATACTAGCATAGTCTACACTGTACAATATGCTCTCCATATACTACACTTTAAGGCACATTTTTGCACTGCAAAAAAGTTCACATCCTGTTGCATATGTGGTCACGTAGGCCAGTACAGCCGGTCACGTACACCAGTCTCGGTGATTCAAACCATGTCACGTACGCCAGTATTAGTCACGCGGTTCGAGGCGCGTACGCTAGGGAAGTCACGTAAGCCACAGGGAAATCACGTAGGCCAGCACGTGAGCAGTGCTTTAATCTAATCATTATTATAATCTATAGTGCTTTAGTGTGTATCCTAATATGTATTTTCATTGGTGTGCAGGGTTATAAATAGCTGTACATCGAAGTTGGATTTCAGTCAAGTTTCGACTGCCTCCGAGGATCAACACCAAGGAATTACCTGCTCAAGATGAACAATTCAATGTGGTACCAGAACAATAATGAGGTGAGTTCTTTTTTTTAAAGTCTTTTAAATTTTTTATGTGTTTTTTTTTTCAATTTTAATTTATTTCATGTGTTTTTTTTCTGTGTCGCTATTTTTTATATGTGTGTTTTGTGTCATTTTTGTGCGCGTGTTTGTGTGAAAAACTGTAGTTGATATATACTGATTTCTATTTTGTATGTTGTTATAGGCGCCGACGCCCTACAAACACATACAGTTTTCGCACAATCCCGTGCGCAAAAGTGTCGGTGTGTATCTGCAAATGGTGCCCACCAGCCCCTTCATTCAAGTGGGCGAAGTCAATGAATGCACTAAACAGTGGAAATTTGTCAATGTGACCTTCAAAGATCACTACAAGTACTCGAACCGTTTTACTGAATTATACAATGTTATTATGGAAATGAACGTTAACAAAGATAGTGCCGGATTCAAGAACCTATTGACCTTGCTGACCAAATGCGTAGTGCTCGAACATGTCTTGTTTTGCACACAAAGTTACGTAGATTATTACCATGAAATTAACGCTAAAAACCAAATCTATTCGCTCACCAAAAATTTTCTGATGAGACTTCACACTATAACGCTGCAAGAGGCCCTCATCGACTGTACGCGAATTCACGAACGCATGCAGGCCATGGGCGATGACATGCAAATGATTGATTTTGAGTGCCACATACGCAAATCACTCGACAGCATCAAACAAGTTGTGTTTCCAGCGCTTAATTCGCTATACGCCACTGTCCAGAGTAACGTTGTGAAACAAGTGGAAAAGCTGCAGGACCTGCTAAACTTTTACCAGCTGCAAAACATCATAACCCAATGTCAAAAGTGTAAACGTGGTTACACATATTATCAGCATAAATCGTGCAATCATAGATTGTGTACCAAGTGCGCGTTTCGTAGTTTGCTCAAAGTTAAAAAATGCCTAGTCTGCACTAAAATGTCTATTTTACGTGATAATGAACTAGACAGTGACTTCGAAGAAAACAGTGTGTCTAACAAAAGTGTTTTTAATAGAAATGCATATAACAGTGACGACGACGACGACGAAAACAGCAACAACAGCAAAAACAGCGGTACTAATAATAACAATGAAAAAAACAGTGATGATGAAAAAAACAGTGACGATGAAAAAAACAGTGACGATGAAAAAAACAGTGACGATGAAAAAAACAGTGATGACGACGACAGCGACGACGACGACGGCGGCGGCGAAAACAACAGCGAAAAAAACAATATCAGTACTAATAATAACCATGTTACTGACAGTGACGACGATGACGATGATAAAAATTCTAGCAGCGATGAAGAGGAACAAAATGAATTACCTAAATCGCCCGTTAGCAAAGAAACTAACGATAACAACAAAGACGACGACGACAACGACGATGACGATTGCGAGGAAAGCGAAGAGATTCGAAACATTAAAAAATGCATTGCAGATTCAAAGAGAGAAATTGCCGACGTTGCAAAGATTATTAAGCGCAATATGTCTATCGTTAATACAGCCGCTGCCGCTAGTGTATTATCAGACACGATCAACGACAATGCCAGCGATGTGCCCCACACTACCACAACTGATACTAATAAGACAGCTACAATAATCGACAACAACGACGACGACAACGACGATAGTCAACTGTCAAAAGCTTTGCGTTTGTCTATGGAAACCGAGTCTATTAGTGCACTACTCAAAAGCAATCCGCACTCGTCAAATCTTGATATCGATTTTGAAGTGTTTAATGAATGTATAGGGTCTGCCGCCGCAAGCCCGTCTGCCGTAAACACCATGAACACTATAGATGATCCAGAACCATTACCTTCTGTTAGCGAACAAGAAATAATCGATGCCATTAGAAATATTGTCGATTCACCCGCACACGACATCGAAGCAGCGGGACCACAGGCTGCTGCCAATGAACCTGCGCCTACCTCTGCTGCTGCTGTTGTCGATGTATTATCACCAACCGTTGTCGATGTACCATCACCAACCATTGTCGATGAACCTGTAGTATCACCTATCTTTGCTGCTGTCGATGAACCTGCACTATCACCTACCTCTGCTGCTGCTGTTGAATCTACATCCTCACAATTAAAAGAAACAAAACCCATTGTTAAAATCGAGCCTACTGAACCTAACGAACCTATTGAATATTTTGCGTACGAGTACGATAATGGTGTCACTGAAAAAAATGTTGTGATTAAACTGGAACTCGACGACGACCACAATAAAATAATGTCACCAAAACCTATACAACGTGACAATAAGGCAGATGACGATGATGATGTTGTTATTGTCGATGAAAAAAGTGCTGTTTTTAAGCCAATACGACCAAAACTAAAATTAACACACTATTCTAGCGTATTGTACGACGAGACCGAGGACAATGGACCGCTAAACAAACGCATAAAAATTGAAAAAAATTAATGTAAATTAAACAAAGTTGTACATATGTATTATAAATATTTTTTATTTGTACCAAATTTTTAATGTGATATTACAGTATTAAAAAACTATGTTTAATAATGTCTGAATATTTGTACATTCTATAATTAATGTTGTATTTTAACAGAGATTCAATAAACGATTTAGCTATCGGCGAGACGTTGCTTTTAAACACTAGTTTTTTTTGTTGTCTTTCCTCCAACTTGTCGACGTCAAGTGTCTCGTCGGAATCGTACTTGTAGGGGTGAGTGCCCGTGAGAAGTTCGTGTGTTAGTATTCCCACGGCCCACCAGTCGAAATGATAATTGTAGTCACGTCCTTTTATTTTTTCGGGCGAAAAATAATCGACGGTGCCGTCATAACACGACTTTTGCCCGACGACCTTGCACAGTCCATAATCGGCGATGTAAATTTGTTTGTAGCGATTGTACATGACATTTTCGAGTTTAATGTCATTATGGATGTAATGATGCTTATGCAATGCATATAGACCCTCACACAGTTGCTTCACTATCAGCACCGTTTCTTGTGTCGAAAGACTCCGTTCGCTCTTGAGCAAATCAAATAAATCACCGCCTTTGATGAAATCCATAATAAGTACGTGACTCTTCAATGTCGTCACGCTATAATATAAATTGATAAAGTAACGATTATCTTTCATTAGCGCGTGTATCATCGGCTCGACTTCATTGTAGTGCTTAAGTTTAATTTGCTTTTTCAAAAATAATTTTTGCGTCGGTTCGTGTTTCCACACGGACACTTGGCCGTACTTGCCGTTGATCAGCTTGTGCTCGCGCTCCGGAATTATTTCCGAATAAAAATCGTTGATTTCTTGAAGTGCACTGTCCATATCGTACAGGTCCGCTCTCTTCGTTATGGCCACACAAAGTGTGCTCGAGTTTTTGCAAAATCCCAAGAATAATATTTGTGACCTCCTCGGCAAGCTCACCAGACCCGTTTCCACCGAACTCTACGACGCAGTATGTTATCGCGACAACGCCGATGTTGACGAGGACGACGACGACGACGAAACGGTGACGCTTAATTCGCGCACTCTACACGAGTTTTTGCAGTTGAGTTGGGCAATTTACAATAACAAAGTTGCGGTGCGCGTCGACGTCGACCAAACGATAAAGACTTTATCGTCGTCGACAACAATGACCTCTGCGACACTGACCACTAAAATATCTCAGCTCGAGAATATGGTGCGGCGCGTCAATGATTCGAGCCATTTCAAGTTTAAACTACAAAATATATTAGAGCGCATCGTCAACGAAAATAACATTGGCAATCTTGCGGCTCTTTTTAAAACATTTTTGGACCTATACAAATTGTACCAGAACGAGGAAAGTAGCCTCAACGAACTTTTTGAGGAAATTGTTACGCTCGATCAAAAAAATATAATAACACCTAAAACGATAACAATTACACCCGTGCCCACGCCGAAACCGCTCGACATGGACGCTGAACCATCGCTGTCACCACCGACGCCGGAACAACCATCGTCGACGTTTGCGCCACCATCACCGCCATTGTCGACGTTTGCGCCACCACCACCACCGCCGCCACCACCGCCGCCGCCAGCATTAATTTCGACGCCAAACGTGCCCGTTCCGCCGCCGATGGGTGAAATTTCGGGACCACCACCTCCGCCGCCACCTCCACCGCCTGGCGCGCCAATACCACCGCCGCCTCCGCCTCCGCCCGCCGCTCCGTCGTCGACGAAAGCAGCCGCTACGGCTCCACCACCGATGGATTTACAAACGGAATTACGTGAAGCGCTCAAGCGTAGGAGTCTGAGTCCAGTGAAGGAGCGCGTCCTCGTGGAAGTTGCCCCGAAATTACCGCCGGCGGCGCCGCAACCGCTCGATTTGTTTTCAGAGTTGCGCAATGTGTTGAAACGTAAAAGCGCCGACAAAGACGGAAGCGGCGGCGCGCGTGCTAGCACTCTGCGTCCGAAACGCACGACGCCGAAACCCCAGGGGCCACCGATGAAACGATCGGAATCTATGACAAATGTTGAGGGACCATCGGCGACGATGACACGAGCAGATTCGACCATGAGTATACTACAGCGCCGCATCGCCATGGAGCCGTCGTCTAGCAGCGCGGGTGAAATTATGGAGGAGGACAACGACTGGCTGGCGACGACGGACCGTGTCGTAGCGTTAAGAGCGGAGTACAAAGATTTGGAAAAAAAAATTAAAGAAAAACTCCCATTCGAGCTGCCCGATACGATGACATCGCTCCTCACTGCCGTTGCTTTGATCATCGACCAAAAACAGATTACCGTCGATGAAGCTGATACTATTGAATCATATCTAAATAAACTAAAAATAATGATTGATCAAATGTTAACCCTGTAATTGGAAGAATAAAAATAATGATTGATCAAATGTTAACCCTGTAATTGGAAGAATATTGATTAAATTTTATCATCTAAACGAATTTATTGTAATACTTACCTCATACATACTTACTTGTTTTAATAGGCATTTTTATTTGTTTTAATAGGCCGGTCCGTTGTATAGGGGCGCGTCTGGCGCAAACTCCTTGATCTTGAAAATGAGCGACAGCTCGAGCAGGATTTCTTCTTCCTCAGCAGAGTCTGTACCGATATACACGATGGGCTTGTAGAAGTTTTCCCATATGACGCGGTTGATAAACTCTTCAAAGGAGTTGGAATACTCAGAGTGCAGATTCATTACGGGGCAGCCACCGCCCTTCTTGGCGAGACTAATGCGGTACTCGTTGTTGCCACCGACGTACACAGGTTCGACGATGCGGATCACCTCGTGGGGCACGTAATCGGGATCGCAGCGCAGAGCGTGTTGAGCTAAAAATCTGTAACAACGGTTAGGTTTGGTGGGTCTCATGTTGACAACTAGAAAAACGTCCATGATCTCCTGGTCATTAACAATTGGAAAGCTGTCCTCCATGAAACGGGTCCAAGTTTCCCTGAGAAACTCTTTGCCGCTCCAGTTAACAACCAACTTCATGGTGTCGGGTTTTACATCACGAATCTCTCTGAAGAGGGTCAGTTTCTGATTCTTACCGGGCCCAAAAAATGGATCCTCGGCGACCAGATACTTGTCTAGGGGATCGAATGTTTTCTCTTCTAGTTCATGTTTAATTAAATGCTCCTTACGTTTGGCGTTTTTGATGACGGAGCCGAGGTTCTTGTAGAACTTGTTGTCATACACGTACGTGCGACCCAGATGCGGGTTGTAGCTGTAGCGAGTATACAT